AAGATTTCCCCAATCCACCACCAACCAACTTGGATTTTCTCAAAGAAGTTCATAGGACGATTGTAGAGTTTCATTCTTCATCCTCATCAAATAAAGCATCCCAATCAGGATGAGGCATACCAGCAAGTACCATTTCACCACATTCAGGGCAGTGAAACATACCAATAGGAGCATCTTTGTAGATGTCTGCTGTTGGGTCAAAAGTGCATTTAGTCATAATAAGTGTTAGTGTTTCCGTAGTTTAGATAATACCAGAACAACTTTCTCATTCTTTCTTCATTAGGATATCCATCAAGATGGTTCCACATATGATTTCTCCAAGAATACACACAATATTCAAAGAGATGGATTGAAGTATAGATGTTCCACTTCTTCCAGGTGTCAGTCATTCTTCTATCCTTTCATAATCAGCAAAACCATCTGGATTTAGATGTCCTACTGTGAGTTTGATACTTGTTCCAGTAAGTTCGTGTTGAAGAACAACTCTATGAGAATACTGCTCTATTACAACATAAACATCATTAGAGTTCTTATGTTTCCATTTAGAACCTATTGGTATTTCAGTCATTCTTCATCCTCACCGTAAGCACGCCATTCAAGATAATCAAGTTGATCTTTAATTTCTTTAAGTTCCCCATCCAAACAAGCAATAAGTTTTACGATGTGGCAGTATTGTTTATAATGTTCCGAATTATTGAATTCGTCTTCAGCATCTTCTATTGTAAGGTAAATGTGCTGATTGGTCTTATGTAAATCAGCATAGACCTTACCATCCTGCCTCTTCAACATAATCACATAGAATTCAGTCATTCTTCATCCCACCCATCAAAGTATTCTGTGAAAAAGTTGAAACTCAAACCAACATCACCAACCTGGAAATCTGCTCCAAACAGAGAAGAGGAAGTGAAAAATGAGAGTAGGATGTGTAATCCACCATTACTATGGACTAAACTACTGGGAGTTTCATAATTCACCCAAAGAAATGTGCGATTTTTGAAGATACCAAACTGCCAGGTGTGGGAGGTTTCTTCATCATACCAAGATTTCTTATCGTATTGGAAAATTTTCATCGGTTCATCCACTCTCTCAAATCAACAATGTCGTACCAGTCATAAAATTTAGAAATTTCATTCCATTTTTCTATTGCTTCTGATTCATATTCATAGCAACCAACCCAATCACCAGTTCCACGGGAAGGATAATACTGGTATCCAGCAATTAGCAAATAATGTTTCATCGGTCAAAGTATCCAGAAGGTTTGTATTCACATACATAAAGTGTTTTTAGTTGAACATCAAAGGGGTCAATATTGGGATAGTATTTTTTAATGTAATCCTTACATTCTTCACGGGTATCAAAGGCACAAAGGATTTTTCCTTCATACCATGCTGATTCAAGTGCGTCAATCATTCTTCATCCTCCACAAAGTTTAAGTGCTGGAACTTTTTCATAACCTTTATGAATATCGTAAGGAGTTGCCTCTTCGTGTTTTCCATAAAACCAAGAAGTGTTATAATTCAAATAAATTTCCATTTCTTCAAAATAAGTAACATCATCTACTCCACCTTCATACCCACGAACAACTACTCTCAAATCTTGTGGATACTCTTTGAGTTCTTCAATCAATTCAGCAATAGTCATTCTTCATCATCCAAAGTAAATTTCATTTCTTCAACCCAACTATGGGATAGGATTGCTTCGGCAAGAGCAGCAGCACCAAGAGAATGAGAACCATCCACTTCACGAATAATTTCTGCCAGTCGGATAATGTGTCCTACTTTTGGTGGTAGTTTGTTAGTCATAAATTTTGGGTTGTTGGGGATCTTTTCTCCATTCTCTAATGAAGCACAAGAAAGGTTCTGTCTTGTGGTCCATCTGTGCCATCCAGTGAATGCCATCTACATCAACAGCATCCAGGTAATGAATGCGGGTCTTGGGGTCAATCACACGGATGACTGATACAAACTTTACTGGTGTCATACTCTCTCCATTTTAGCAAGTGGTTCATTGCCCCATTTCATCGGGGGATCATAATTCACACCAATCATTTCAGGCCATTTCCTTTCAGAACCTTCACTTTCAATGATATTCTGCTCTACAGCACGTTCCCATGAGAGTTTGTGCCGAATCACACAATGAAGATCATAAAGAATCCCATTGCTCTCTGGAAGATTCTGATTGCCAATGCCAAGTGAAGAGGCATATCCATCAATGTTGTTGATCATGTGCTTGGATAGCAGTGCTCCGATGATTTGAAGATCATTACGAAGTTCTTCATAGTCAACAGGTTTCTTAAGAGGTAGATTGTCTTCAATCTCCCTCCACTGTCCCAGTTGAACCCGTTGAAGCAAGTCAGTTGCCTCTTGAAGTGCCCATGCCTGCTTTTCAGTGATCGTGAGAGTGTAGGTTTTGGTCATTGCTCCTTTGCGGATGAGATCATTGTAGCATCAAAAAGGCACTCCGCAGAGTGCCTGGTGGACAGTTCCCGAGTTGTATCAGGAAGTATATTCGACAGTCAGTTCGGGAGTCGATTCCTCAGCATTCACGTTGAAATCGGCATCGAACTTGTCATAGGTCTGCAGGAAGATCTGCTTGGTCTCATCATCGAATCGGTTGATGCACGCCTTCAGTGCTTTTTCCTTGTTACCAAAGATGCTATAGGCACGGATGATGTGAACCAGACGACGGGTGCTGATAATCTCATCCACACCACCATCGAAGAAGGTTTTACGGATGTTATCTGCCCAGTCAACGAGTCGTTTGCAGAAGTCACGGTCTTCCACCCCAAGGTCCAGGGCAGTGCCTTCAAGGATCTTCTGCTCCACAGAGGGGGCAGGATAGGACTGCTCCATGGTCACAGGGAACCGTTCCAGGAATGCCTCGTTGAGCACGTTGGTGCCGATGAAACGACCATCATCAGAACCCTTACCTTTGGTGTTAGCAGTGGCAATCACGTTGAAACCAGGAGCAGGTTTCACATAACGACCAATCTTCTTCAGGAAGACACCTTTACCTTCAAGAATGGACTGTAGGCACAGGATTTTGTTGCTGGCAAGGTCAATTTCATCAAGAAGCAGGATTGCTCCTCGCTCCAGTGCTTCAATGACGGGACCGTTGTGCCAAGCAGTATCCCCATTGAGAAGGCGGAAACCCCCGATAAGATCATCTTCATCAGTTTCAATAGTAATGTTGACACGAATCAGTTCACGTTTCAGTTGAGCACATGCTTGCTCGACACTGAAGGTCTTGCCGTTACCAGAGAGACCAGTGATGAACACAGGATAGAAGATCTCCGACTTGACAATCTTCTTGAGATCGGCAAAGTTACCGAAAGGAACAAAGGAATCATCCTTGTCAGGAATCATGCACTGCCTGTCTTCAGCAGGAATCACAGAAGGAGATTGATAGGCATGTTCGATCTCTTGAACACGTTGCATAGTCATCTCCAGGTTCCAACGACCGCGGGTGGTCTTGTACTCTTCAAGACGACGGGTGATGGTGGGATAGGAGACATCGTTCATAGCACAGTAGGCACGGACATCAGCAGCAGTGATCTCAGTGCCGTAGGTGGTCTTGAGATCTTCGATGATTTGGTCTTGAGTCATGGCAATCATGTGGGTGGTTGTTTGAACTGAAGTAAGTATAGGGCAAAGGTGGGGTGGGCAAGGTCCGCAGTGGACACTTGCCCAACTGTCCATCAGGCAATCAGTTGGACAAATTCGTTGAGGATCTTCTTGTTCATCTTCTTGGATGTCAAGGTCTTCTTCATTGCATTACGAATCTGAATCTTGGTTGCATTCTCCTCAAGTTGCGAAAGATAATCAGTTTGATTATCCATACCTGCCATTGCAATACCAAAGTATTTACTGTAAGGAGAATCGGAAATGGAGAATGACTTCTCTTTCTTCCAATCAGTCATGAGTTTGGTCTTTTCACCAAAATTCACATAGTAATCCATGAACTTTCCAGCATCAAATCCGTTCTCAAGAATACGAATACCAATGAAATTGACATTCACAAACTCATCCTGGAGAGCTTCCAGAAGAGTATCTTGAGCAAGATAGGCATTGTTCCTGATCTTGTAAACTTTTCCAGTGGCACGATTACGAACATAGTGCTGATTGTCACTATAGAAAATACTCCTCACGCCCCAATAACCAAACTTGCTATTGGTATCTGGATCAATCCAATCTTTTTTAATGTGAACGGAATACTGAAGGGGATTACCTTCACCATCAGTCAGAAGAATACAATGAACCTTTTGAACATTGTTCTTCTTCTGGAACTGGGGAAGAATTTCTTTCAGACACATCATAGTTTCATTCAAAGGAGTTCCAGACAGATGCATAGAAGAAGGAATACCATAACAAGTCCAGTGATCGAAATTGTATGCAACCCTCCAGATGTTAAGCATTTGCTTCTCAAGTTCACGCGATGATGTCTTACTGGAGAAGAAATTCATCAAACTGAAGGTGGGATCCAACCTCATCTGGTAATTTTTGTTTTCTGGTTCCATGGAAGAAGCAGTTTCAGACCAGTTGTTGGTGAAAGCATAAACATCAAAAGGAATACCACACTTCTTGCAGAAAGAGATGAGATTGTAAAGTTGCTTCAGAGTTTGAAGCATCACTTTACTCATCGAACCAGACCAATCCAAAATGAACACCAAACCATGGTTCTTACCATCAGGAATGGTTGTTACTTTCTTGAACAGATCCTCATTGTACTTGTAGGTATGCAGTTTGGTGCAGTCAAGAATACCAGTGCGAGCAGTTGTGGCACGGGCATAAGAATCTGCTGCCTTGCGGCATTCAAACTCTTTCACCAGATAGTTGACTTCCTTCACAGATTCTGTCTTGTATTTTTGATACTCAGAATCTGGAGCATTGAATGGAGTAGGATAAAGATAACTTGTAGAAGGTTCTTGTGCTTTGAAGTGAGATTCAATCAACTTGTGAACATCCTTGGTATCCACTACATGATTCTTCAGATTGACATTCGGAAACTCAAGATACACTGCATCCTTTGCGCTCTTATTGATAAGATCACGAAGATTATTCTTAAGCATATCATCAGTGCGAACCTTGGGCTCTTCATCAACTGGTTGCTTTGGATCGTTTCCAGCACCTTTCACATTCTCACCAGAAGTGGAAGGTTGATCGGAATCTGCAGAAGGATGTGCCTGGGATTCTTCAGATTCTTGCGATTCTTCAGATTTACCTTCATCCTTTGGTTGCTGTTGACCAGCATCACTGGGAGGTTGTTCTTCCAGAGAACCACCACCACTACCTTGTTCAGTGTAGTCCGCCTGAATGGATATATCCAGAGGAGTAGGGTTTTTCTGTTTGCAATAATCATAGAGTGCCTGTGCAGCATTCAGAGCATCATCAAAAGATTCTGCTTTATCAATCATATCAATGATGACATCTTCTTCGGGAGTGAAGGAAATATCAACAAAGTTGCCGATCTTGAAGTGCAGGTTGGCACGATCTGCAAGATTCATCTTGGAAATATCTTCATTCTCAAGGCAGAAGAAATCATCATCCTGCATTTGCTGGTATCCTTTGAAGAAGGTCTTTGGAAGACCACCATAACGACGTTTCATCAGTTTCTCAATGCGAGCATCTTCAGTCACATTCACAAACTGAGGAGGAATCTTATGGGTTTCCGTCCAGTCGATGTTAGGAGTGTAGAGAGCATGACCAACTTCGTGTGCAACCAGAAGGTCGAACACTTCATCAGTTGCTTTTCCCCACATGGGAAGAGTCAGGACACGGGTTTGAACGTTAAATTGTGCGGTGTCACATTGCTTGTGCTCCACGATCAGGTTCTCTGTGGCAAGCACACGGGCAATTCCACCTTTGACTTCGTAGTTGACAGACATGGGTGCGGTTTGTTTGAACTGAATCCAATATACGAAAAAACCTCCCGTTTCGGGGAGGTCATGTGCCGCTTTTTGAAGTGGCTCAGTCGGGCCTTTGCTTGTCGCAGTGCCTGTGGTTTAAGTTTCCGTTTCTGCTCCTTGCGGGAGTGGTGTTGCCAATTCGGGACTTTCATTGTTTTGATCTTGTAGTTGATCATAGTATTCAGAGTTTTATCGCACCACAAGGTATCTTGTGACACTTCTGAATCTGGCATATTTATATATCACATTCATAGTTGTATCTTGTAGTATCCTTCAGAAAAACTTTAAGTGTTTTTCCATTATCTTGAAGAGAAAAACTAACATCTTCAACATTCCAATTGGAATAGGATCTTCCAAACCGATCAATGACTTCAAATCTGGTAACTTTATTGTAGTTTTCCATTTAACTTTCAATCTCTTTAGACAACATCAATAGTGAATCTAATCCATCATTCATCGCAATGTCTGCAATTTTTTTTACGAATGAAGAAAGAATAAGTTTTTGAGCCCTTTCACGATCTTCATCAGTTTTTATTTGATTTGAAGCAGCATTACACTGACCACAAAACCACTCATACAAATCGTTTGTCATATCCATATTTTTCAAAGTCTGCTCCATATAATTCATTTATCATTTCAAAATCTTTTGGTTTTAATTGATCAACTTGTGGATAATCTTCAGGTCTTGCACCATGTTTCTGCAATTTTCCAGATGGTGATTCAATTCCCAAAATTGATGCAATGTCATCAATTGCATCATCATACTCTTCAAATTTATAAACTTTATCAATTCCAGCAGCAAAAATATTTTGATATATTGAATTTGGAATTAGGTTATTCCATTCATCATGATAATCATTAATATGAGCACCTCCAACACAATGAACATTAATATATTCATTATAATTAAATCTCAGATAACTTTCATCTGGTGTTTCTCTATTTGGTCCAAAATGTCTATTTTGATAGGAATCTGCAATGATAATCTGTGACATTATATGCTCATATGGATTTCTCACAAAAGCAAATTTAAAGTAATCATTGAAATATTCAGGATATGCCCTATCTCTAGCATAACCAGTCGTAATATGCTTTGTATTATGACGAATATTCCATTGATCTTCTCCCTGTAACCATCTTTCTATGGTTGTTCCACCCGTTCTTTGAACGTGAATAAAAATACATTTATAATGATGACAGATCATATGATGCCTCCGAGGATTAAGTCAATGTATGGATTTATGCTATTTTCATTTGTGTGAGTTGCTGGCTCAATAGCGTTGACATATTTATAAACATAAGACCTACCCCTGTCTATCCAAGGTAGAGTAAACACGTCAGCAAAGTTATCGACTACCATTTGAAATGCATCATCAATACGATCTCTGCCAAGAACATAAAAAATAGCAACCGATTGAGCATAAAACTCCATCAGTTTCTCATCGTCTCCATGCTTAAATCCAGCAATATAAATGTCTCTGGTTTCGTCCAAAATATCATGGATAGTCGGATCAAATCCGATTGTCTCCCCATTTTTCAACGTAATTTGCTTGTTTTTAATAGCACTCATAGACAGTTTCATGCATTCGCGTGTCTGTTCCAATGTTAGATTGGTAACTCCATCTCTGTAGGCATATTGAATGCATCCATTAGTGCATTCAATTGCACGAATCAGGGCAGCATGTTGTTTGCCAGTCTCAGATTGCCTTCTCCAAATTGACTCCCACTTGGCAACATATGCTTTAAACATGTCATTCTTGGAGTAATCTGCCATGTATGGCACTTGTGCCAATTTTTCAAAGTTTATCATCTTTAATTCCCGCTTTGTATCCTTCTTCAAATGCTGCTTTTATCCAAGTGATTATCGTAGAAACATCCTTCGTATCTGCAGCATAATACAAGTCATCGATCAATCTTTCCGACCTAAATGAATAACCTTCAAGTTCATAGAACCATTCATCAAATTGTTCTTGCATGTAATATCTATTCATTGTGATTGAAACCCTCCGACTATTTTCAAGATATTGGTATTATTATATACGGTGATAGTTCCAGCAACTCCAACTGCAGCACCAACAAAAAATGTAATGATCAACAATTGACTCATAATAAACATCTTAATCATGCAAATCCCCCTTTACTGGACTTTGACTTCTTTTTAGGAATATCAATCACTTCAATGTAATCAACATACCTTTTATCATAATCCATCCATGCCTTTCTGGCAAGATCATACTCCTCATACTTCACTTGCTTCCCATTCGTATAATGAAGTATATAATGATGCCTATCATAAGGAGCATCAGATGTTACGGTAAAGAACTGAGTCATACTTCCTCAAAATAACGGAATGCATCACGAAAAACTTCATCATCATCACTTGAATCTAAGCACAACCATCCAGCACATAAGGATTCTGAAACACATTCCCATGCACGAACTGCATCCTGATGGGAGATGTCATATCCTCGATCGGCAAACACTTTGACAATGCGATCAATGTCATTAGTGTATTCGTGATGATGATTGTATGGATCCCTAAACTTTAGTTTTTTCATTTTGATTTACCATGAAGAGGACAGTCGCCATTGACCCATTTACGATCATCTGGCATTTCTGCGTTATCCATTACTGGACATTTACATCCTTTTTTTACTGCCTCTTTAGATCCAGGAATCAAACCATTCCATGTCATCATGTTGTCACCTGGAACCCAAAATCCATCTGCTGTCATTTCATAACCTTCAGCAACCATTTCACCATAAGTTAATGCTTTACTATGGTCATCACTCCAAAATTTGCCCCATGCATCTTCACATTCTTTAGATTTATCGTCTTTATCACATGTAAGTGGTTTATTTGCCCATTCCAACTCACGGGTGGTCATTTCTTTGCATGATTCCTTATCTTCTGCAGCATCGCACATCGCATTAATCTCTTCATCAGTATAACGAAGTGCTTCCATATCACTATGTCCCCAAGGTGGCATACAATCTTCGTTTTGCTTCTTTTGCATGTTACGTCGGAGATCCCAATATCGTTTTTCCCAATTTTCTGCAAGTTCTTCATATACTTTGATTCTTGCGTCGATATGTTCTTCCATGACAAGATCAAACTCATGTGCAAGTTTTTTCATGTCATCTTCGTTGTTCATTTCATTAAACGCAAGATTACAGGCACCTTTCATGATGCCATACTCATTGTGTCCAATGGAACGAAGGAAATTACTGAAGAACCTGAACAATTGCATTGTACTCAGATCTTCTGCAGGAATCTCCATAGTGATATGCTCTTCTGGAAGAATATCATCACCATAGTAAGTTCCAGTATATTCAAATTTACTATCGTATTTGAGTGTAAGTTTTGCGCCGTGAGTCATGATGAGTCCTCAAGTGATAATAATAGAATAACACCCCCGACTCAAGGAGTCAAGGGGTATAAGGGATGCTTATCAGTCAACCAACATACATTCAATGCATGATTTTAGTTCTTGCATATCTTCTTTGCTCAATCCATCCAATGTAATTACATGATTGTCATCAAATGCAATGTTAATTCCATAAATTCCAGTGATTTCATCAAAATATCCAGAAGTTTGAACTGTCATGATTGTTTAGGTCTCCAATTTGATGGTGGTTTATAATCTTTGGTGGGTCTATAAAGATTTGGCCAAGTATCACGAATGATATCTGCGGTTTTATATGGGGTATGGGTACTGATCACTTTTTTCTATTTTGTGTATTTGAAAGTACATTTTATAATATTTGTTTTTTAATAGTTCAATCATTTCAAAATCCTCATGCTCTTCCATCCTCTTAAGAAGATAAGAGCAACCTTCCAATTCACTGAGAAGACGAGATATAGTAATGCTTGTAATTTTTTCTGGAACGTTCCAATCAGGGATCATAAGTTTTGATTTTTTTGAGTTTTTTGCGAATTAATGAAACTGAAATTCTATCATCAGATTGAGATGTTGTCTGTATGGAGGATAACCATGTATCAAATTCATTTAAAATATCATCAGCAATTTCAGATGAAAATAAAAATTTAGATCTTAAAATTTCATAAAAAGATTGGTTTTCTGTTTTTGTGGATTTTTTTCCAGCATCGAAAGCATCACGGAAAAAAGGCCATGCAAAATCAGAATCTGATGGCCAATCACCATAGATTTTCTTCCATTCTTCTTCTGCGAGGGTTTTTCCTGTAAATTTCATGCATTATACCCATCAAATCTTAAAAGAGCACGACGACACTCATATGCAACAAATTGATTAGGAAAAGTTGCTATTTTTTGAAAATTTTCTTTGCGATAGATTGCCCATCGACTGCTTCCAACCACTGCTCGGACGATGTAAGGATTGTCCAAACCAAGAGGATAGGGGTTCATGAGAATTCATGTGTTGATACTTGTAGTATAGTGGATTCGACCATCGGTTGTAGGAGTGTTGTGACACTTCTTTATCTGGCATAACAAGTCAAATAAATTTTTAGTATTTATGACATGTAGAAATGTGGTACGGTGTCAAATTGTTTTATTTCTCTTAATAATTTCTTAGATGCGATTGCTCTTATTGCTCCCTCAAGTCTACTTGAAGTAAGATCAGAATCTTTGATGATATGATAACCCTTTTTAGTAATAACACCAAATATTGTCATGAAGATTTTTCTTTTTAAAAAGTCCTGTCCACCACGAAGCATAAAATAAGAAATCTGACTGTGCTCATAGAATGAATTAAGCATACTATCAGATTGATTTATTTTAGTTCCAATTGATGTTTGTGTAGCCAAATTTATGACAGCCATCTTATATCTTCTCCACAATTCACCTTCAGCAATATTATTTGCTTTTTCATATTCAATAAAAAACAAGTCAAGATTTTTATTTTTATTCACACCAAGATTGAAATTTTTAGATTTAATTTCTCTCAAAGCACTTGAATAAAAACTTTGCAAATTTTTAACTTTCATTTCACCTGTAACATCAGTTTTATATGTTATTCCGTTCATTTCTCCCTTCTTCTTAATAAATCTTGTAAGTTTTCCTTGCTTATTAAACTTTGGTTCTTTGGGAACAATGGGAAAACTAATTTCTCTTTTAGAATTTTGTAATGGTTGATTAACATTTGCTCTTGTGTTTGCAGATCCAGTTAAGGTATAATTTAATGCCTTTTGTCTAATATTAGACAATTCTGCCATTATTCTATTATATTCCGAGTATTTAAATAGGAATGTTTGCAATGTTTCAATTCCTGTTCCCCCAACCCATTGATCAGAATATCCTGGGACACTTTTATCAAATCCACCATTGAAACCTGCTGCTCCGCCACCAGCAGTTTGTGCTTTTGTCCAAGATTTAAGTACAAAATCAACATCGGTTGGATATAATCCCAACTTTTTATAATTAAATCTAAAATTAAAATCCCAAGATGCATTTTTTAAATTTTTACTTCTAATCTCTATTGTATCGTCGATTAGTTGTCGAATATTAGTATTTTTATCAGATAAAAGAGATATAAATTTGGTGTACGGATCAAGTTGTTTTTGCATTTTTTTATTTAAAATATCTTCTTCTGCGCCAACAATCTTAATATTTTTACTTGCACTTATGACACTTGGAAGTTTTAATGACACTCCAAATAAATCGTGAGATTTCCAATACTTAATCAATAACTTATTGTACATATCAAAATTATTGATTAAGTATAAGGTATTTTTATTAATTATCTCATCCTCAAATTCTTTCCGAATATTTTTTTTCGATTGCTTTTTAACAATATAAATGTCAGCACTGGATAAAATGTCTCTTTTAAAAGGTAACTTTAGTGCCAATATAATTTTATCAAGTGCTTTATCTTTAATCGTAATCATAAATGAATCTTTTTGATCCAAGAATTCATACTGCGAAAAGTTTTTTGAGATATTATTTGAAAGATAGAATTTTTTTGCTACATCATATACTATTTTTACGTCTTTAGATCCTTCCTTTTTGCCCCAATTTGCATATAATCTATCAAAATCAAATTTTTCACCCAAATATTGAGTATATTCATTTATTATAGAATTATTTGGCTTTTCATTTGGATCAAAAAGTTTATAAAAAGATTCCATATGAGCATCAGAATCTGATGATCTATATTTTTGAACAGCAAAATGTGCAAATGCCATGCACTGTATAAGTTCTTTGCCTAAATCGTCTTTGGTTTTTTTGCCTTTTGCCATTACTCTTCCTGTAAATCTACTCCAAGTAATTCATTCATCAAAGTTCCTTTTTCGATATAATGTCTATAGACTATATTACCTTTTGATGTTGATTTATCTTGTCTTGCTCTAACCTGAAATAATGATTTTGTATTATCATATCCTTTAATTTTTATTTGAATTTTAGGAAAATCACTATTAGTTAATTGATAATCTGCATAAAATTGCTCATTAACAATATCCCAAGTTGATTTATTATCATCAACCCATTGTTGCAGTTTTTCAAAATTTAAAAGTTTAGTATCTTGTCCAAGGATTAACATTCTCATTTGTGAATTTCCGCCAGTAGCATGTTGTTTAATTCCTTTTACCAAAATGTCTGGATCGACACCGTTTTGATTAATTTCTTGCGCTATTTTTTGATATGCAAGTTGAAATGCTTCTGCAACTTTATGATTGACTATCAAATTATTATATTTTAATTTATCCGATTTAAATTGATGACCAAAAATGCCATTTAAAAAATTGTTAGTTGTATCAAAATCCGATCCAACTGCTTGTCCAAATTGTTTCACAGACTCAGCTTTTACCGAAAGATCCAATTTTATTTTTAAATTTGCATTTGGATCCTGACCTGTGCATCTAACTTCAGTATCTACCTTTCCTCCTTGTTTCCCCTTTCCAGTAACTGTTATTTCATCTATTCTATTATTCTCATAGATCAATGTTGACCATGCTTTAACTTTTGACGTATTTACATATTGAAGTGCCGATTTAACATGTGTTTTATATTTCGTCTCATCTGTTCTTGTAAACAAAGAATCACTTTTTGTAAGAGATAAAGTGACTGTTAACTTATCTTTATCTGGTATATCTTTATTATCGGATGTTGTTTTTAATTTTGATTTTTTATTAAATTCGTTTAAAAAGTCATAATATTGCTCTTGAGTTATATTATCGTTTTTATGTTTAAATCTACATCCTATAGCAACTGTCAAAATACTTTCAACTGTATTTCCCCAATTAGTTTTTGATTCTGTTGGTATTTGAAATATTATTTGTACTGTATTTTTTCTATTATCAGTTATTGTTAAAGTATCACCATTCCATCTTTTTTCTGTTATAGCAAATTTTTTGGATATTAAAAATTCTACAAATTTATCTTTTTTTTCCTTAGTAAGTTCATATCCATATAAATTATCAATTATAAATCTTTTTTTGGTAGGATTGCCAGAAAATCTAAGCATTCCAAATTTTTTCCCATATCCAACTGATGTGAAATGTTCAATTATATTGCTTGATTCTAAGGGAAATCCTTCCATATTATTTTCTTGTTACTTTCCTATAACCACCTGCTTTTGTTTCTTTTGCTCTCAAACCGCCAGGTCTTTCATTTGGTTTCTCATAAGAAGCACGGGGACGACGACGAGCAGCAATGGTATTTTTCCATGCTGAACTATCTCTTGGTTCTTCTTTAGCATCTTGTGCTTTTTTAACAAGATCCATTGTATGTGCTCTTTCACGATAAGAATCTCTTTCAGGATCATTACGAGAATTTCTTCCCAATGCAGGATTACCCAACATCACTCTTGCGCCATGTTGGGCACGTTTTCTATACATTTTTTCATCGGGAGTTTTTCCAGATGGAAGTTTCTCATCTGGAGCATATCTTTTCTCTACCAAAAGCATGAATTCAGAAAATGTAATCATTTTTTCTTTCCTCTGGATTCTTCGTGTCTTTTTCTTCTGAAATCAGTTTGATACTTACCACTTGCAACTTCTGGATGATCACTTTCTAATCTTCTATTTCTATCCCTCAGCACATTAATTCTATCTTGCACATTTTCTTTGTCTCTATCCTTCCAATCAACCTTTGCCTCAGCAATTGTCATAAAATCTTGAAAGGTCAATGACTCTTTTTTAGATCCCCAGTTTTCCCTATTTCTTAAAGCAGCACTAATTTTTTTTGCTCTTGCTTTACTTTCAGGTGTTGGAGTTCTCGCATATGTATATTTTTGTGTGGTATCCTGCCCAGTTGAAAGAAGTCTCTGCTTTTTCTTAGCAACAGACATTGGAGATGCTCCTCTCTTTCTATGACCTTCAGGAGTTCTTCTTCTCAATGCAGGTTCTTCTGCTCCAACACCTCTGGATGGAACAGTAGTTGGTTCTGGAGGTTCCTTTTTCTTTTTCTTTGGTTCTTCAGGAATCGGATCATTTTTTTGTCTTGCATTTCTACGAATTTCTGCAGCTTGTCCAGCAGTAACTCTTTGAGGAATAGGTGCTTGCTGTGAACTTGCACGTCTTCCTCTTCCTCCAGACACATTTTCATTCAGTTCCTGATCACCATACATTTCAAAATAAACTTCCGTTAAGTTTTTCATAGAAATGTCCTCAGTTGGCATAATTGCCAGAATCTTGTGCTTTTTTGCGGAGTGCCTGAATCATTTTGCTATCTCCTGCTTGTCCTGGTTGCTTTTTTAGATTTTCTCTTCTCTTCTTTTCAAACTCATGTCTTTTTGCTGGAGACATTTTTTTCTTTGGAATTGGGAGGCCAGCAATTCCAATTTCGGTCTCATCTTTTTCAAGAATGATATCAATCCATTCTTCACCAGCGTGTTCTGCAATCAGTTCTGCTGCTTCAATACTATCAGCATATCCCTCAACATACAAATACTCAACAACTTCTTCAAAAACAGGCTTACCATTCTTTGTGGGAACAGTGCCCTTTGCTTTCATTCTTGCTTGTGCTGTTTTCTTTGCTGCTGCTTCTCTTTGTCTTTGCAATCTATCAGACACTGCATTATCAATTGCATCATCTTCGTCCCAACGAACTCTGTTACCTGATGCAGTTGTTCTATAAGTTGCTTCCGACATTTCACCTTCCATCTCATAACCCATGTTGAGTTTCTGTCTTTCTGCTGGAGTCAATGCACCTCTCTGTGCTCCTCTTGCTGCCTGCTTTGCTTTATCTGCAGGAGTTTCTGCCTTGTGTGCGTAACCATGCAATCCTGGGTTGGAGGATGTGGTGTTGCGGAAGTCACCTCTCTGCTTTGCAGCAAGTTGTTGCCTTGCCTTAGGATCTACACCACTTTGTCCATAGGTCTGCTTGTCTGCCAGAGCAGTTGCACGATCTGCTGCCTGACCACCACCAGTGTTTTTGGCAATCTTTTGACGAATTGCTGGTTCATCCAGTCCACGTTTTGCCATTGCGGTTGCTTCATCCACTTCTTGTGAAGCATAAACATCTTGATATGCTTGGAACAGCTCAAAAGCATCTTTTCCAGTGATATTAGGCATTTTTCTAATTACTTTTTGATTATTTATAAAAAAAAGAGGGGCATTGCCCCTCAAATCAAAAAAGTTCAACTTTATTTTTTGTCACAAGTTCAAGCATACTGCTTGACTTTTTTGAAAATTTTTCAAAATAATCAACACACTCTTGAATTGATTCTTTCAACTCTTTATAGAATTGATTTGCATCAACATTTTCATCAGAAATGTAATCAAAGACAACATCATCAAGTCGTTCTTTCCTTGCATGATTGTAAGATGTCTTTGCATAGTTATGAGGATAAGTGTCTTTGCTTGGATCAATTTCCTCAGGACCAGTAATCTTAATCACATCATCCTCCATAAAGGAATTGTAAAGAATGTCGTCGTTACACATAATCACTTATTCATCTGTAGTGTGGGAACAGGCATACCACCCTCAGTAGGCACATAGATGGTCACATTACCTTTGTTAGATCCTTCTTCCAGTCCAGTGATATACAGATACTGAAGATACTCACGATTATCTTTCAGCGAATCACCAATGATTTGGTTTGCTTTGGCAACACCAGTAGCACGAATAATCTCAGCATCAGCTAGTTGTTGAGCACTATCTTTCTTTGCTTGTGCTTCCAACACTGCTACCTGACGAGTATATTCTGCTTTCTGAAGTTCTGCCTTACCAGCAAGAGATTGTTGCCACACATTATATTGTGGACCACCGATAAAGATGAGACCACCAACTACCACAACACCAACAGCAATGAGAGCAATGGCAGGGTCAATAAATCCGTTTTGTTGTTTCATAATTTTTTACCTTTAATAAAGTTCAGGGAGTAATCCAATCGTCATAAGATTCAATAACACTCTCATACCCATCATACTCATCAATACGATAGGCACCAGAGACCTCTTGAATAGTAAGGTTAGCATAATCACTATTTGCTTTGGCACCCAGTTCTTCTACAACTTGAACAAGAATAGGATCGTGACGGGAAACATTACGGTCATACCAAGTTTGTTCAGAATGCTTTTTATTGTAAGCAAGACGTTCAGTAAGAGACATAGAATGCCAATTTTTTTGTTCAACACGTTCTTCGGGTGGAACCAACCAAACGGTGAATACATCCAGAGATTTGAATTTAGGGTCTTCCTCAATCCAAACTTCTTTTTCTTGAAGTTCCCAATAACGCTTACATGCTTCACGGGACAGACCGAACCCACCATAGCAGGCATTGTAGACAACTTTAGTCATCGTTTAGATTCAGCAAGAATTTGTTCCAAAAGTTCTTTGTCACGTTTTTTATTGTAAATGCCGATGATAATATCAGCAACACAATAACCGAAGGCAAATGCTGCCATAATAGTAGTAACCATAGTTAATGACCTGAATTACGATAAAGATTATCTTCAAGAATATTCAGTTTTTTCTCCACTTCCTCCCATTTCTTATTGGGACTGTGGATAGCATAGTTGAAGAGGAGGGCTGTTGCCAACCCACCAAGATAAAAGAGCAGAAACGTCATGCTGGGTTTTGAGTAAAACGAACTTCGTTTGGATCCATTTTCTTCAAAACAGACATGAGAAGATTGCTGTTTCCACCGTAAAGATTATAGTAGTTCATTTCCAGAACTTTCTTATCGCATCGTGCAATGTTGAAGAACACCATATAAATGGAGTCATCACTGCGTTTGGGGTTAATGTTGCGAATTGCCTGTGCGAAATAACCGAATCTCAGGTCGTTATCACGCTCAGAGAATCCACCAATCATCAGATAGCATTTTACTGCTGCTTGGAATTCTGCGACTGTCCAAGGCATAACATACTTGCCATCTGCCCTGAAAGTTTTGACGTGAGAAGGGATCTTGTGAACAGTGGGTGTTGCAGTCATGAATGAAGAAGTTGTTCGGTGGTATTATAGGATGATTGGGAGGAGTGTCAACCCCTCCCTCTCAAACGTCAGGAAATAGCAGCAGGGGTGCCACTTGCCCACTGAGCAAGACGAACGACACTTGCCTTGCGAGCAGAACGCAGTTTGCGACCACCATTCAGAATGGACAGGGCAATCAGTTGCTCACGGGCAGTTTGACGATCCACGGTAGGATCGGTGATGGTTTCCAGAACTTGTTGGGAAATTTGCATGGGGGGAAGACCTCCGTTTGTTTACCTAAGTAATATACCATGGGGGAAGGGGGCAGTGCAACCACCCTTGTGCCAGTTTAGAAAGTGTCCTACACCCAGTACAGACCATCAATAATCTGCAGTAGATGCTCACGGATATTCATGCATTCGTGATAGCAGTGCTGTTCATGTGCATAAGATTCCAATTCTTCATCATGCAGAATTCTCTGTCTGAACATTTCGACTGCTCGATTATGCTTATCACTAATTAGTTCACCATCAGGAGCTCGTGACATAATATAAATCCAAATTACTCATCCATTGTAGCAGGATCTTTAGGATTTGTATAGGTCCCAAAGTAATCGATATAAGATAAAAAAGAGTTGATGTTGATCGGTCTATCAAGTGACCGACAACATTCAACCCAAGATTCGTAATCTTCTTGTATATCTGGACCTAACTCTAACTTAACTTCCCTTGCCATGATCTGTTTCGTAATATGCAGAAACTACCATATCATCATAAGCAGTAGGCAGTTTTCCAGATTCCCCTCTACGGGACTGCATACGATTCTTCTTATCTACTGGATATTCATCCAGTTCTGGATCATTCAGAATTTCATCTAACTGTGACTTTTCATTTGTAGTTTGTGGGTGACGCAATGCACCTGGATGGTAGATGTCTTTTCGATGAGTACGACTCATAAATCCTCCTATACACAATTTAATTATAACATGTCCTTATACTTGTTCGCAACATAGTGTACAAAACTATTTTGCAAAGCATGATGCCATTCATCAATATATTTAACGTGAATTCCTTCCATTCCTGGAATTGGCCATTTTCCACCTCTAAGCCAAACTCTTTGAGAACTACCTGTGGTATCATCTTGTTCTGTCATTACCAAAACATTTGATCTATTGAATGTTTTAATTCGATTTGAATAATCAAATGATATAGAATCAAAGTATCTGGCAATTACTCTTTCAATATTAATTAATCGTTGAGTATATTTGAAATCATGCAGTATCTGTGGTGAGCAGACATAGTGCATGATATTTAATGCTTCCTCTGCAAATTTTGATGGGAACTGTTGAAATCTATCAGTAATTCCACCATAGGTTTCACCTTTCGGAACCCAATAATATTCATTATCAAGAATTGGTTGATCAAACAAATAAAAGTAATCAGATCGAGTCAGAATAATACGATCATACTTCCGAATCGTATCCAAATGGTTATTTAAAAGATAATGCCTAAATGCAACTAAGATTGCACCAGAACCAAATCCCTTTGATTTGCCGATTCCAGAAAACCCAATGTTATTTCCTTCATATTCACACCACTCATAAATCTCCCTCCAATTACCTTCAATTTCATTGTCCAAATAATACTGTTCCCAGTTATCATATTTTGGAACTTCCCAAAGATATTTGGCCTTAGAATATAAGGATGAAGTTTTATCTTCCTGCTGCTCAAAACATAATGCAAGATGAGCTTTATATGGTTTAAGAAGATGATCATACATGCTCTTCCAAACCACCTCGTTTCCTCTCGGTGTGCCGATTAAAATAACAAGTGTTTTCATAATTTATTGGCTATGCAGAAGTTATTCGACTTTACTTTAAATTTAAAGTCAGAATCATTTGACTTGAAGATCAAACCCTTTCTTTTTGTCAATGGTGACATTGAAGGACCATTTGCATAATTAACCAGTTCTCTAATGTTTGATGCAACTTCAAACAGAGGCATAGAGTGTTTAAAAATGCCTACATGATCAAATTTACAATACTCTGCAAGGTCGGAAAATATCTGATATCTTTCTTTCGATGTAGAAAAAGCGGACTTTTCAATGTCGTAAATGTCGTGAATGTAGAACTTCCTTTCACCATACACTCGTTCATGATTTGAGTAAATTCCTTCACCAACGATTGTTCCATGAATTGCATACTGATCACGATAGTTAATCATTGGATCAATCAGATTCAGTTGTCTTGCAAACTTCCAGAATGCATTATCTGTTGTTTCAGTAATATCATATTTCTCTGAGCACAAACCAAATCTTCCATTCTTAACATAAACAGTCATTTCAACTCCATCAAGTCTTGGAGTAATTTCAAATGATTCTGAATAATGATCAGTGAATATTGATTCCGCAATATCTTGAGCATATGAATACTCAATTTTTGGAATAAAAGATGGATATGTTCGATAGTCTTTACATTCAAATTCTTCGGGAAGGTCTCTTTCCCAAATACGAACTTCCAAATTGTCGTTATATTTGTCTGCGTCTAAAACAATTCCCTCTGAAATATGTCCACCACGTTTCATGACAGTAAGATATCCACCCTTGACACCCTTATATTTCTGAGCATCAATAATTGGAAGTAATTCATCTGGAACCCAGGAACCAGAAGGAATGAAAGTAACCTTATCGTTGACGTTATAATTGCCCTTTTCAAAAACAACTTGCCATCCTTTATCAATAAAACCAATTACAAAATCGTTATTATCTTCGATTTCTTCGATCTGCGTAATTGTTCCGATTCTAGCTGTATTTTTGCGGTTCATTTTCTTCTATCATTAAAATGCCATCTAAATGATCGATTTCGTGTTGTATCACACGAGCCGTCAATCCACTATACTCTTCAATATGTGGTTTTCCTTTACGATCCCTATATTTGACTTTGACTGTCTTTAATCTTTTTTTATGTATAAAGGTTTGGGGAAGACTCAGACATCCCTCTTCTCCCATTTCCCATTCATTTGGAGCAATTGCAATCTCTGGATTAATCATATGAATAATTTTATTGCCATCTGATATGACAATGATTCTTTTTAAAAGACCAACTTGATTTCCAGAGATTCCAACTCCATTGTGTTGAAGCATCAACTCTTCCATTCTAACACAGATTGTGCGAATGGTATCATCAATCTTATCGACTCTTCTTGCTTTGCGATGAAGAACCTTATCGTCTTCTGATCCTTCGATGATGAGCTTCATGATGCTCACCTCACATATCGACTTCCGTATCTCTTACGACAAATTCAGGTTTACTTTCATGCATCAGATCATATGCTGCCTTAAAACCTTTCCAACGTTCGTAGTTAGAAAGAAGTTCAGTACTTCCATACTGCTCAATGAATGCTTGTGCAGCAGGATCCATTTGATGTTCTGGTTCTTCTTCCAGATACAAATTACTAACTTCTTCAAACAATTCAGCAACATCCGCATTTGAATATTGCTCTTTCATTTCTTCATTCATCATCGAGTAATATTGAAGTGCGTCGTAAAGAATGTTTAATTGCTGTTCGTTTAGACGCAGAGAGATCTTGTAATTGGCCATTGTCATGATGGAATTCCTCATATTATTTAGAGTTTTATTTTTCTTTTGGTCGATTACATATTACATGGCATACATTGCAATACGTAGAATAACCATATTTAAACTTATTCACAGTTTGAAAGTGATCAGTGTTGAGTGGTTTAATTTCACCGCAACACTGACACTTGTATTCAGCGGGGACAGATTTGAATGTTTTTGCACCCCTGAGTTTTGATAACATTTTCCCAAAAAATTGCGTCATCGATTTTTAAAAATGTAGCAGTTTGTTTTGCAAATCCTTTTTTCTTCGGTTGATCATAAACGACATCATACTTCATTTGTCACTCTCCTTAATTAGTTTAATGTTTTTCCATTCTGGACGTTGAACGACAACCTTTACGTTTCGTACTGGTTCTTCAGGAAACTCTCTGATTAGAATTGATAATGAAGAATCACATATGAAAGAAATACGTCCAATCAGATTTTTATACTGAACTAATACTCCCTCTGAAAATTGTGCCATACTAAAAAAACTTCTTTAGAATTCTTTTGTTCACATCATAGAGAGCAAGAAAAACGTATTCTCCTTCATCACCGCATTCTCCATCAAGAATCAAACAGTGATCACGATCTACAACAACATGATAATGTCCTGCAACCATTCGATAATCATGTCTACGGGGACTATCCCACCATGAGATTCTCCCACTGGAATCTACGGGACCATAGATCATCACATTTTTTAACTTAGTATTGATCGAATCATATTCGACCAAATGAAAGTCTTCGTATTCAGGAACTTCAATTCTGGAAGAGAAGTACGCATGAGCACACCGATACTCTTCTCCATTCTTATCACGAAACGCGATTCCATACGGACGAGTTTCCAACCATTCCTTCAAAACTTCAGAATCTACAGAAGAATTTTCAAATTCTTCAACAGTTCTTTCAAGTCCATGATTCAGAACAACTTTGTTTCCTTTCAGGTGACGAATCAGTTTGTTCTGATGATTTGACTGCAATACAATTGCACCCAGTGCTTGCTCTGCTTCTCTCACAAGAGAATAAACTTCCACACTCTCACTCACAAAACACCGACTATCGAACAAATCTCCGAGAAGTATCGGTGTAAGTTCGTGATCACGGCAATAGAGAAGTGCCTGTGAAAGTCTTCCGTAATGGGAATGTACATCCCCAATTAACGCATAATTCCTCACAATTTGTCTACCTCTTCAATAAGTTTTTCTACATCAGATTCGGACAGAAAGCCAATGACCTTCTTCTCAAACCCTGTGATGTGAGTATCATAGCACATTTCCCCGTGCTTGAGCAATGCTGCCTCGTAGAACCCCTCCTCTGCCCCATGAGAGTTCCCCTGAACCTCATCGAAGATTTGGACTACACTGAGTTGATACCCACGCCCACATTGGATTTTTGCGGTCTTTCCGTATGCTCCGTTTACGTTATAGGGACGAAAGGGAATGTCTGAGAATTTCATTGGTTCTTATGTATCTTATGTAATTAGGCGTTTTACGCCACTCTATCAGAGGAAAACTATGCGTTAATCCAATGTATGTTGCCTATCTTGGAGTTTCTCCATATAATAATAAATCGAAGCATCGTTGTAAAATGCATAAAACCTCTGAGGATTTTTTGCTTTCATTTCAATAAGAAGATTCAACCAGTCCCAATCGCAATCAACTCCCCAACCATAATATGCATCATTCATGATTAAAATACTGCGGTAACTCCAACAACTTTTGCTTTGGGATTGCGAGCAAGAGCAGTTTCCCTTGCGTCTTGATAATTTGCTGCTTCTACAATTTCTTCAAATACTTTACCAGCAACGTAAAGTTTAACTTTGCATTTCATGTTGTTCTCCAAATTGAATAACTTTATCAAATCCCTCGTCTTCAGTGGGAGGGACAAAAACGGAGTGCATTTGAATTAGCACTCGTTGTGGAACGACCTTTCCAGTTCTCTTTCTATTGCGTTTCATTGCCTCTTCAAGAGAAATATTGCTGTAGACAGCAACTTTAGTGTAATGCTCTGGAATCTTTTTGAGTTTCTTTTGCCTTACCTTTGGAGTCAGATTGGTCTGGTCCCAAACAATACTCATGTTATTTTGAACGGCAAACTCAAGAAGTTTATTCATTTCTTCAGTTGCTTCTTTGATTGTACGATCAAAGATTTCATTGTAAGTTGTTCCTTCTTTCTTTGCTTTTTCTTCAATGTAGTTATCAGTGGAGAGAAAAGTGTATCCAGTATTGAAAAAATCAGTATAATCCAAACCTTGTTGTATATACGTTGATTTTCCAGATGCTGGAATCCCACACATCATTACAAGATTAGGCATACATGTACTCTCTCCATTCTTCGATATTACTGTAATTCAATGCCAGTGTGACTTTGTTATAAGGTGCCTTGGGAATGCGTTGAAGTTTCATTCCAGTTTGTTCCAGGTATCTATCACCTTTCTTAGTGTTGCAAGTAGAACATGCAACCACAAGGTTTTCCCATGTATCCTTGCCACCTTTAGATTTTGGCAGAACATGATCAATCGTAAGACCCTTTGTGGATCCACAGTATTGGCATTTATGATTGTCTCTACGATAGATCATATCCCGTGAAGGACGAATGTTTCTAAATTGATCGACAGGAATCTTGATGTAATTAACGAGACGAATTACTCTTGCAGAAAGAACTTGTGCCTTTTCCTTCAAGACAAGGACAATTGCACGTTTCCAATTTGTGAGATTGATTGGTTCATAAGATGCATTGAGCACAAGAACCTGACTTCTTGGGGAAATGTGGTAGTGTTGCATTTTACTCTCCTGCGGTTGCGTTAGAATAGTTCCAATCGAGGTTCCCCCACAGCCACCGATTGTCGTTAAGTTTTGCTTGTGAAGTAAGGGATTTGCGAATCATTTCTTTAATGACTTCTATGGTAGGTCGTCCACCTCGGATTGCATACATGATAGGAGCATGGAATGGAAGAATCATCTTCTGAACAAAGTTCACTGCAAATTCTTTTTTATCTGGATACATGGTATTTCCAGCATTGTAAAGATCATTCATGTCCATTGCGGTGTGTTCCACAGAGTCCCAGAATGCTTTCTGGAAGTTCTTTAGTCGTTCAGCATCCTCTTTAGTTAAGAGGGGAATCATATCATCCACAGCATCGTCCAGGACTACCTGAATGACATTTTTTTCCTGGTTGATGGATTCCTTGGACTTGTGACGCAGAATATAATCATCTGCTTTGACCTTGATCATATGACCAGTATCAAACCGAAGAACGATACCCTCGTTGTCTTCCCACTCACGAACCTGTTTCACAAATAGTTCAATGTTCTGGACAGAAAGACCATCCACTGCTTTGACTACAGGAATGCCGTAGTTTTTACCAGTTTCAACAATCAGTGGATAATTGACATAAGTTCCACTTAGAGTGTCCCTAACAGCAGTGAGAATCAATTGATCCTCGGGATAGTCAATCACAATACGATTTTTACGAGAGCACCACTCAAAAATAGGAGTCAACCCACAAGCAATAGAAGAACGAATAAACTCAGTGTATTCAGGTTTATCAGCAATGAATTCTTCTGCCTGCTGAGCAATATCAGTAACTCCAGCTTTGGTTGCAAGAACAAATCCATCAGCAGTTGGAATCGGACGGATCATACTACCATCCAGTTTCTCCAGAACCACATGAGGTTCATACAGATTGATCTTATTCAACTGGGTTTCTTCTTTCTCGCCAGCATTGAAGAACTTATGGTATGGACGGGAAATCAGTTTCCCTTCCTTGTTAAAGATCAAACCACGACATTCCCGACGAATTGAAGATGCATGAGGATCTTCTAAATCCCATGCAAAAGTTTCTTCAAATGCAACAGCATAATTGATAACGGTGTAATCGCCCTTAGCCATCACACGGATTTCATCGTATCCATTGATATCATCAAGGACATCTTCGATGGTTTCAATTTGGGGGAAATCGTAGTTCATTAGTCCTCTTGTTCAAACCTATTATAAAACCCCCTTAACCATTGGTCAAGGGGGCAGTGGTCAGTTTTTGGATTGTCCTTTCCGTATTTTATTTCTTGCAAACTTCAGTAATTTTCCACCAGCCTTTGCACCAGCATTAAACATAGATGCACCTTGTCTAACTGTTTTTTTACTTATTGCCCTTTCTCTTTCTCTTACAGCATCCAAATGTTCTTTATCAGATTCATACTCAGATTTCTGTGCTTGAGATTTTCTTTTTATTTCACTCATTTTTCTTTTCATTCGTGAAGTAAAATTTCCAGAAGATTTAGATTTTTTTAAGGCAGCATCTCTTCTGGCAGATAACTTTTGGGCAGAAGCAGTTGCCCTCTCATATGCTTCTTTATCTTTAGCATAAGATTGAACATCTTCATTAAATTGTTGCCAGGTTTTCATTGCTTTTCTTCTTTTTTTTATTTATTAAAAAAGGGAGGAATAACCTCCCTTTAATTAAATTACTTGAAGAAATGCCCAATGTTTAGTTTTAGTATCAAAGTCAAGAAAAGGATCTTGATCATCAAGAACAAACTCAGAAAACAGAGCACTTGCATCTTCAATTCTATTTTGCTCATGAAGTTCTGTCATTCTCTGGCACCAGAAAGCTTCAAGGTTCAGAATAAGTTGTTCTTGTTCAGTCATAGATCATCCATCCTATTCATAGTTTGATAAAGAAGTTCAATTTCTTCTTGAAGTTCTTTGATTTTATTTTCAAGAACTTCAACTCGTTTTTGTTGAAGTTCTTTTAGTTCAAAAATTTTAGAGTCGTGAGGGGTAAACATCAGGTGGTAAAAGATTCAACAACTTGAGATTCAACTTCTTCAGCAAGAGCAAAAACCCTTGCATTCAAGATTCGATCACGAAGATTTGGATAATAATCAACATTGAACTCTTGATCAGCTTCAACGATCAAATCATAACATTCCTCATCATTTTCTGCAACTACGTTCCAAATTCCACCATATTCGGAAGTTGGGAAAGGACAGAAGTGATCGACAATGTACAGGTTTTTCATCTTTGTTTTTAAACGACTCCTAAAGTTTACTTGGTAGTTGTGGTTTTGTCAAGGGATTGTGCCACTTCAAAAGGTGGCACATTGTCTACATATGACAGAGATTTGACAAACAATGAAGTAAAAAGTTCCATTTTTTCTGGATGAACACTCGCAGGATTATCATTGATTGCATTGCGAAGTGCGTTAAGTTCGTTCCATTCTTGTTCTGTCATGCTCTTTGTTTGAATTGCCTTACTATATTATCAGGAAATCCTGACAAACTTTGATTTTTTAATTATTTTTTTATGTTTATGTTACAAATTGTAACTTATGATCCAAAAGTGAAGAATGACTTGCCACTTGGACCTTCATCATTATCATCTTTCATAGATTTAATTTTCGATTCCATCATATCAAAAAGATTATCAATTGAAATCAAATGATCAATTGCCGCGATCATTTCAGCAATTTGTTTGTTTACGAAAGGTTTTTCATTTCTTGCAGAAAACGCAAGGGCATTCCTAAGATGAGATTCTGCATCCCTCAAACTTTCTTCAACTTGTTTTGACAGAGCCATGTGTTTCTCCTTTTTTATTATTTTATAACGAAAGAACAGATAAGTAAAGTTCGGTTAACCCTCTGTAATGTAAACAACCTTTTCTTTAGGTTTAATAATCTGTTTGCGAACAAATTTTGTAGCAGATTCTAAAGAATGAAATTTAATTTGCCTGGGAGGAAAATCAAAATCAAAAAAATCCATCCACATAAAAAACCTTTGATATTGTGGAATAAAGACTACTTCCCCGTTAAGATCGGCCTTTTCTAAAACTCGGTATCTCATTTGATTACCTTAGATGGTGGATTAGAATAATCAACATCATTCCAGTGCCTAATGACACCAGCAATGATAAAGCAGTTTGTAATCAGATAGGTTGCAAAGATAATAGTTCTAATCAATGCAACTTTATCAGATTCTTTATTACATTTTGATGCTTTTTGCCCTAAAGATTTTGCCCAAAGTCCCCAAAGAGATTTATTCCTCTTCATTGTTTCTGGGTTCTGTTGATTCAATTTTATACTCCTTTTTATTAAGTTTAGCCCTTTCAATGTATTTTTTCATGTGCTCTTCGCACTGAAAGTAACATACCTTTTTATCATCTTTAAGATGCTTTAAAGTATAAGGAAAAACCTCATGAAAAGGTTCGGAGAAAATAATATCTTCTCCTAACTTTTTAATAGGACTAATTACTTTGGTTTTCAGTTTCGTTGCTTTCTTTCGTCGTTGCATGGATTGCTTTAATCAATTTGGAAGCAGCAGGGGTTTCCTCCCACTCCCATATTGTACCATCCTTTTGGGTGTATGTGCGAGTAGTCATAAGTAATTTTAATCAAAGATTTTCTTCTTGTTCAGTTTCAATTATAAGATCAGATTTTGGATAAGAACAGCAGAGCAGTGCAAATCCTTTTTCAATCTGATCGTCATCAAGGAATGTTTGTTCTTCATCATCAATTTCTCCATCTACAATTCTACCAGTACAAGCAGAGCAAGCACCAGCACGACAGGAAGAAGGGAGATCTAAACCTGCATATTCAGCAGCATCAAGAATGTATTGATCGTCAGGACATTGAATGGTTTGTTCAGTTCCATCGGAAAGTTTAAATGTAATGTTATATTCGGTCATAATAGTAAGTAATTAAACTCAATATAATTTATGCATTTAAAGTTTTCCACCTACTTCACCATCATAAGTTTTAGTTTCGTGAAAACTTTCTTGTAATCCTTTAAGGTAAAAATGAGTTGCAGAAATACATATATCCTCAGCAAGAGATGTAATTAATGCTTTATCGTCCTTATCATAAGATACCCAAGTTCCCCATCTTTGCTTCTTAACATAAAAAGCATCATTTATCCATTTTTTTTCTTCGTTATTCATAATCAATCACGTTCATCTAATCTTCCTTTAATGTATCCTATAAACATTCCACACATGAAAGATACAAAGAGAAATAAGATATGTGATGTAAAATCTATTAATTCAAGGATTTCCTGATAATCCATGAAATTTAATCTCTCTGTCTCCAATCTTCTGGTTTATCTTGAGTCCACCAATCTTTCATGTCATCTATACTGTCAAATCCACGTTTGCCGAATCTTTCATGACCCAAACCACCAATATCAAGTTGGTTCAAAAAATCATCCATATCACCTTCTTTCATGTCTGGATTCTCTGCCTTTCTTCTTGCCTGGCGGAGTATGGTAGCAGCAGAACGATTTGCTTTAGCAAGTTTTTCTGCCCAGATCATGTCTTCTAAACTGACTTCTTCATGAAGGGCAATCTTCTGACAAATACCTTCCAGACGGATGCGATATTGTGTAGAGAGCATATGTAATCTCCATATTGGGTTATTTAGCATTAGTTACTTAAATCGTTCTGCCAAATCATTACACTTAGCAAAATCCTGATATGATTGCTCAGATCGTTCATATAGAATATCACAAATCTCTTGAAGAATGGTGTCGTTATCAATACCATCTTCAATGTATGCGTAAAGTGCTTCTCGCAGATACCTCTGACGATTCCATTCAGGAGAATAGGGTTTATACATTTTTAATCCACCTATCATTAGCAAGTGTCCATTGAACAACTTCTTTCAGTCGTTCACAAACTGGTTTTGGTTCCCAACCCATTTCCTTCATTTTAGTTCCGTCAAGAGCATAACGAAGATCATGACCAGGACGGGAAGAATGGAAATCTACAAGTTCATACTTAAGTTCTTTTCCTTGAGCATCTGCAATGAATTGTGCAAGTTGAAGATTATTCAGCTCCTCTGCTCCAACAATGTTGAACTTAGGACACTTTGCACCACCCCAAGTTGTTCCAAAATATTTAATCGACTTTGAAAGAAAGAGAACTGCGTCTGCAACATCTTCGGCATGAATATAATGCCTTGATCCAGGAATAGTTTTTGTATGATCACTGTGAATGGTAATCGTCTCACCATCCCTCACTTTGCGAATACACATGGGAATGTACTTCTCAGGATGCTGCCTTTCACCAAACACGTTCATCGTATGCGTGATGATGACAGGAAGACCATAGGTGTTCTCAAATGCTACGGCAAGTTCCTCACCACCCGCTTTGGATGCACTGTAGGGGTTTGTGGAGTTGTACCGATCATTCTCCTTGTACTTGATGCCATCAGGAGCAGGTCCAAAGATCTCATCTGTGCTGAAGTACAGAAACTGATCAAGATTATCCTGAGTCCTCGCAAAACTGAGGATGTTGCAGGTTCCCACAACGTTGTCCATCACAAATTCCATAGGATACTCAATACTTCTATCGACATGAGATCCTGCAGCAAGGTGGAAGATGTAATCGACTTTGCCAATCTCAGAACAAATCAAAGGATTCAGTTCTGCTTTTAGGTCATGATGTACAATTTTAACTCGCTTTCTAACGTCCTCAGGAAAAGAAAGCATAAGATCGTGCAGACGATTAAGGTTGCCACTATAATCAAGGCGGTCAAGAGTAACAATATCCCAATCAGTATCTCTAAGAATCTTTCCAATAAGATGATGAGCAATGAACCCTGCTCCTCCAGTAATAAGTGCTTTTTTCATTTTTCAATTCTCCAATGACAATTACCTTTTTTTTCAACACAAAATCTGTACTGCTTATTTAGTGATTGCAAATAAAACATAGTTTCAGTTTCATTTTCGACCAAGCATGAATGGAATAAATCCATATCTTCAGAAAACCTGATTTTTGCTTGTTTGGACAATGGAATGACTGAGATGAATTTCTTTCGTGTTGCGTTCATTTTAATATGTCAGGGGATAGTTGTCAATTAAAAACAGTTCCAGATTTTGGAAGAGATCTGTGCTCTGCGATAAATTTTGCAGCAGATTTTGCTGTCCTACAAACCTTTAGTTGTTGCCCATTGTAAATCACCATAAGTTGATTTACAAAAGGAACTGCTGCGTATCCATCGTCAGTAATAAATCCATCTAACATATTTTTATTCCTTATACCCGTCGTTAATTTTGAAGTAGTTCAAATCTTCAGTGTACCTTTTAAGGATGCAGTAGCAAAGATCGTTATAGATGATGGCATTTTTTTCAAGTTGTTCATCACTACTATCAAAGCTATTGGTCATGCATTCGACCATAACCTGATTTGGAATGGTTGCAGTCAAAAGAACCAAAGCAGCAATAATAAAGGAGGATGAGTGATGTCCAATAGAAAGAGTGGGCATCTTAATGATCTCATCAAAAGGTTTAGGATCCATCTTTTGATACTGCTCTTCATTATCGCAGTACCATGAGACAGCTCCCATTCCACAAATCCACACAAGATCCTTGATGAAAGCATCTTGTGTATCGATGTCAAGTTTAAAAATTTCTTCCTTAGGTGGGCATTTGCCATTGAAGATCATTTCAACCATTTCGGATGGGACATCTTCAAAATCTTGATCAATTTGAATCATGTTTGAGAGATCATGCCTTTTCAGAAGGCACTCAATGAAAGAATGAGTAAACTCAGTACACTCATTACTTTCCTGTTTAACCTCAGCAATCCGTTGATTGAGGGCAGAAATGTCAAAGTTTTCAGTCATTTTTGGATAGTAGCAATGCAGGGTTGACCTTCGGTGAATACGGTATCGACTACTGCCTGAAGACGACGAGCAGTTGCAATACCAGTGTTGGAGTAAACAGGGACATGAATGAGACCAAACGACTTAGTGTAGTTGTCAAGATCACCAGCAGCAACCTTACCACTACGAATGTTGGATGCGTCTTCGGGATGAAGACGGATCACACGACCAATCGTTTGACACATCTGGATTACGTCCATCTGACGCATCATAACACATGCTGTCAATCCAGGGCAATTGATGCCTTCAGACAGAATGCTGTAGTGAAGGATAACAAACTTCTTCTCGGGATCATGACCATACTGACTCAGAACGTTGAAGAACTCCTCACGGGTGACTTTCTCATTGTTGATAAAGGCACCATGCTTAGAAGTGATCCACAGCACATCATACCCGTAGGATTGAATCTCAGGCATGAAGTCGGTTTCTGCAAGCATTCGCATCAGAACCTTAGTGTTGGGAGCAGCAACAAGCACTTTCTGCATGTTGTCGCCGTTGATGATGGTGTCAAGCAGAGTCATGCAGTCACGTTCTGCACCGAACTCCTTGTCACGTTCCATGTTGATGTTGACTGCATTAACAACAGGAGGAATGATAGAACCATTCTCAATCAGTTCTGGAGCAGGAACGTTGATGATGACGTTGCCATAGACCTGAGCATTGTTCATGCCAGGTTTGTTCCAGGCAGCACTGTGCTTGGGAGTTGCGGTGAAGAAGTAGGAACGATCTGCCTTGTCACTAAGAATCTCAGTGGAAGTATAAAAGGACTTCTTGACACTATTGTGTGCCTCATCAAAGTAGATGGTATTGATATGGACACCAGAATCAACAACCTTCTGAAGGGAGTTGTAAGTGGTGAAGGTAATGCGATGACCATCAACGGCATGGTGCCAAGCATGGATCATTGCGGTCTTGGTCGTGCTAAAGTGATCGGTTTCACCAGAATGCACATGAATGATGTGGGCATTGTCGATGTGCTCAAGGAACTCAGAGCACAGCTGAGATGCCAGGAGGATGCGTGGAGCAACCACTACGAAGTGCATGGACTCAGAGGAGGTCTTCATCTGCCCAATGGCATTGAAGATCATGGTCAGGGTCTTGCCAGCACCAGTCGGCATGACGAGTTGACCCTTGCTATGCTTGAGCATGGCATCGAGAGCACGTTGTTGGTGCGGTCGGAGTTGAATCATCGGTCTGTCGTGTGTGGTCATATTATAGCATGAAAAGACCCCCCTGGTGGGTTCCAGGAGGGGGGTCAGTGTGCCAGTTTTTAATCCGACTACTTTATTTTTTTCATCTCTTCAGAAATTTTCATATACAAATTAAATTTTGCTTCAAGGAGGCTCTGGAGAGAGTATGACATTGGGCAATTCAACTTAATAGTTGTATATGAATTTTCCAGAAAGATATTATTATTTAAAGTGACTGGATTTATATTTGAAAGATCTAAAAAGTGAATGTGATCTTTCTCAAAATCAGCATAAATTCCATCCCCCTGAGCATAATATCTTGTTCTAGCATATTCATCTTTAACCAAACCAACTCTAAAGTCAAAACAATTAGTTTGATTTAAAATAATAAATTCACATGTACTATTATACTTACATTCTTCAAGAAAAGAGTGTATGGTGGCTTCTCCCGACCCATAAAAATTTTTCATTTTAATTGGAGAGGTATCATCTTTTTGTACTATTCCTCTTTCAAAAAGTTTTCCATTTTTATCATTAGGTTTTCTTACTCTAAAGATATTTTGCTGACTTTTATATTCAATTGGCGATTTAAAAAGTTTATAGTCTCTTCCATTTTCATCAATATGTTGCAAAGGTATTGAACAAAAATGAGAGAATGCTTTTTCTCTCATGGAAGAGACCAACATATTATCAGATCTACTTTTAAATCCTATATCATTATGAATGTCCATACAAAATCCAACAAATGAGTCCCAATCACAATTATTTTGAATTAGATCGGCAATTTCTTCAAGATTCATGGAGTTTGTAGTGGTTGACAGAACTGTAACCGATTATATCTAATTTGTCAATCCTCAATTTGAAAATCTTCTGCCCAGCACTCACCGTATCCATTTTTCTGGTCATCATATGGATAATGTTGCAATCCTTTACGGTTCCATTCCAGATCAATTCCTTCTCTGGGGAAAGACTTAAATGCTCTAGTAGTAACATTTTGACTAACTTGATGGGATTGATTCCATCCTCCGCAATTGTCATGTAAATATTTTTCAGGTTCAAGTAACATGATGTTGATTGTTTCATCAAATTTAGAGCAATATCTTGCTCCAATATAAGTTTCATTTCTAACAAAGAAAGGATAATATTTGTGAAGATTTTCTTTTGATATTTTAATTTTATCAGAAAGACCATTATATTCTAATGGAATATCATACAATTCTTTTACATTACAACTTTTTCCCCAAAAAACATGATCTCTTGGATGAAACAAAAGATTTGGATATATTCCAGCAACAAAAATCTGATCTTCAAATTCTCGATTATTCAACAGGTAATTGTACATATTATGCATACTTTCATCATAATATCTTTGATCGGTTCTCATTTTGGCGCAATACTCAGTTGTAACTAATTCAAGTCCAGCATGAGCACTTGCTATTTGTAAATTTCTATTGTCAGTTCCTGGAATTGGTTTTTCTATTTCAACAATTTTAACTCTATCATGATCAATAGATCCGTCATACTGTCCCTTCCAAGTAGAAAGAATTATATTATTAATAAAATCTAGTTTAAGGTATGAATTTATAATATTTGGAGTCTCTTCATCAAAATGCCCAGCAAGGACAATATCAATTTTTCCAATATCGTTATTTACACTATTGGTTTCTTCATTTTTATTTTTATTGCAGGAAAGATTTTCCAGTATATCTCGATATTGCTCGGTAAAGAAGCACTCAATGTTCTTAAATTTTTCTAGTTCTTTTTCTACTTGAACTTTATATTCTTCTGGAATTTCATAATTATCTTTAATATCCATCAAAATATTATAAGATTCTTCAATTTTACCCCAATCCCAAGCAGCAAGTGCTTGCTCGTACATAATAGCAAATTTCCCAGGAAAATGAACATCCGTTTTAAAATTGGGAATAGAATCAAAACTGGAAAAATTTAAAGCTGTTGATGCGTAAATATAACAATCTTGCCAAAATCCTCTTTTTCTGCAGAAATTACTCAGATGATAATATGCTTCTGGTCTATGTGGTAATAATACCAATGCTTGTTGTAAAATTCCTTTTGCGGTCATATCTCTAGTTCCTTGCCTATCATAACAATAAGCACCATGAATTAAAGATTCATAAGCATAATGATCGTTTTCAAATCTTTCTGCTGCTCTTAAGAAGAAAGAAAGTGCAGCCGCATCTTGACCATGAACTTCATACCAAAGTCCAATTTTAAAATTAAGTTCTGGATTTTCAGTATCAGATGAATATTCAGTCAGCAATTCTTCAATATCCAGAACAATTTGAACATAGTTTTGATTTTTTACATGCACCATTGATTTTTCTCCTAAATTTTCTACTTTTTCAAATGCCCAATCATTTGCTGAAAGTGATTTTACTTGTCTATATCCCATATTATACATCAAACTTTGAATTTTTTCAGCATTCTCATCCAAGTGAAGGTATTCAAATTCTACTTTTTTTATCAAATATTTTTCCCAATTAAAATTAAGTAATATATCCGATTCTAGACCTTCAATGTCCAATAATAACCAATCAATTTCTTTAAGATTGTATCTATCAAATAATTCTTCCAATGTAATACAGGAAATTTCAAAAGTTTCAATATTTCCATCCGTGAGGGAAGATCCAGGCCAATCAATACATTTTTGAATATGTTCTTTTTTGCAAGATGCGATTTCGTAATTTGATTCTTCAGGATGATAATAAAAGGTTAGATGATCATGTTCATGCGATGGACTTTTTATTCCCAAATTTTCTACAAAAATATTATTATATTTTTTATAGCATTCTTTTACAGAATCTATATGTATTTTATTTGCATCTACAAATAGTCCAAATTCTATTTCATTTTCTTTATAATTTAAAGACAAATACTCATATAAATCATCATACCCTCTATTACAACCAATTTGAACTACTTTTAATTTTTTTAAATTATTTTTCCCAAAAATTAAATTTAAATTATTTTTTGAATTATTTTTCCACCAATTTAAATTGTAAGTATAGCTATCGAGATGATTTTCCTTAATACCACTATCTATTTCAGAAAACGTGGTCCCTAATTTAAGATCTTCTAGAAATAAATTGACTGAATATACTTTACCATGTCCCCAGAATAAAACATTTTCTGGCATTGGATACCATCCAGTATCATAAACTTCCAAATTAAATTCATTTTCTGAAACATAATATTGATCAATAATACGTTTTGCGTATTCTTTAGTGAGAATATAAGCAGTTACTGACCAATCGGTTTGCCATCTATTTTCAAATTTTAAATCTCTTTGTTCATCCCTAATACAATAAAGTTGAACGCAGTCAGCATCATCTGGAAGATTTTCAATGAACTCTTTCCAGGTAAAATCCCAATATTTTAAAGATTCCAAACTTAGATCATCTTCACAAAAGAATCCATATTTTTCATCAGATTCATCATACCATTTTTTAATCATTTTGATATGTGAAACTACACATCCTTTAGTCCCACTATCTAAAATATTAACTTGAGATCCAGTAACTATATCATTAGACTGATCAAATCTTTTAGATATTAATGGATTAAATTCAGTTACTCCATTTTTTTTAAATTGTTCTATTAAATTTTTTTGCCTATCTTTACTTTCTTCAAGACTAATAAAATTTACTTTTGGAAAATCTTCAAGTTTTTTTATATTATTTACTTTTTTTGCATGAAAATATCTCTCGGATATTTCTTCCAATTTCCATTCATGAATCCTTTTAATATAAAAATTATCAATTTTACCAATGTCATTTTTATTCAATGACACATGAAGTGTAGACAAGACATAATCAACTTCCCACTCAAGTTGATCTTCTGAGTAAATTTCTTTAAGGTTATTATATATTTCTTCTCTAATGTAAGGTTGATCTACATGTCCTTTAAAATTTTCAACCCTTTTACTATCTGGATGGGGAATATGAATTATAGAATTATCAAAATCAATTTTTACTTTTTTGAGTCCAGATAATTCCAATCTTTTAAATATTTCTTCATCTTCAAACGCATAATAGTTGTGCAATAACTCATTATACCCATTTATTTTATTAAAATTTTCTTTCTTGGTAAAAAGAAGTCCAATCAAATACTTATAAAATGGAGAATATGATTTATCGTATAGGAGCAATCCTTCTCTCCCCAGTAACATGTAATTATAATCTTCTGGAAATTGAGATTCATCAACAGCATGTTCATATTCTCCACAGACAAATTCATTATCTTTAGGGAAATATCTTTCAAAAAAATTATAATATGGATTTATTACATAATCACAATCAACTTTTAAAATATATTCTCCTGTAGCAAAATCAGCCGCAAGATTTAAAGGTTGAGGTTGATTAAAATATTTCTCATCAGAGACTTTAATAATTTTTATTCTCGGATCATGGGAAAGTAAAAAATCAATTGATTCATCAGAATCCCAATCCACAATTATTATTTCTGTTATTTCTTTAAATTTAACCCAAGAATTTAAAGAAACCCGTAAAGCATCAATTCTATTTTTGCAAGAACAAATTAATGATACACTCATAATGTCAAAACTATATTTTCTTTATTTAACCGATTTGAAAAACAATCTTTTGTAGTCGTTGCAAAAATCCGTGCAAATTCCTTTTGAATTTGTAAGATAACCATTACTTTCTTCAGAATGATAAAAATCTGTAATTTCTGGAAGCACAATTATGGATTTATGATATGGTTTTTTGCCTGGATACACCCACCCTATTCCATGACTTGTGATTGTATATTGATCATTTTCATGCCAAAAATAATTAAAAGATGTTTCAGAAAAAAAGTCAAGTGCTTGAACATTTTTACAATGAATCCAAAGATATTTTTTTCTTCGTATTAACCAATCAAAAGTCACATGATGCTGAGGATTATCATGTCCAAGAAAAAGTCCGTTATCTTCTCTAATATCAATTTCCACATCAAATCCAGATTTAATGGCCTCATCAATATAGTCTAAACTATTTTCTCTCAATGGATTTGGTCCATCGAGATTTCCTCTATGTGCGATTATTTTCATTTTTTTGTTAAGGAAATTTTATCGTTTTGTATACCAGGAAGTTTCACACATACTATTTCACAATCTTCTAAAAATTCTGGATCTGCAATTTCAAAAGGGGTTAAAGTAAAAATATCTCCAGCATTTAATTCCACTCCTTGAAGAATCATTCTACCACGAACCAACAAATTTATTTCTGTGACTTTTTCATGGTAATGAATATCCCATTGCTCACCCTTCGGATGAGTTTTATAAGAAACTTCAACTGCATCAGTTTTATACGCACAATCAAAGTTTCCAATAAACCATCCACCAATCATTCTATCAAGTCTATCTAATTTCATAGATTATATTTCTCCCAATCAACACTATCAAATCCAGAGTCAGTAATTAAATTAATTGCTACAGATCTATCGTTGTCTTCATCTTTGAGTTTATCATTGATTAAAACTCTAACTCCACTAGAAACACCCATAATCAAATGATCCCAACATATTCCCAGAGATTTAAGATGATTCTCTGTCATTTCTCTGGCAGATTCTTTTCTAGCAGTTGTTAAAATAATTTTATATCCTTTAGAATCCCATTCATTAAATTTATTATTAACTCCAGGAAGAACTTCTGGATCAATTTGATTTAGATCACTAAATTTATGACAGTGTTTTAACACTGTTCCATCCAAATCACAAAAAATTGTTTTTGGTTTATTTGTATAAAATTCCTTTAACTTTCCAAGATAAATTGAAACATCTTCGGGAGTTCCTAATGGAATATAACTATTTTTGGGAATAAAAAATGGAACAATAGAATAATTTCTTTCAATCAAATAATTATAAGTTTCTGAGATATAACATTCTGGAAGTCCACTTATTCTAAAATGTTTAAGTAAATTTTCAGAAGACTCTACAAAATCTTTTCCTCTTGCCCAATAATGTATTCCAACAAGAGCATTATCACTAATTGGATCTTTTTCCACAATCTTTACAATTTTGCATCCATTAGTATAATTTTCTTTAATTTTAGCAAAACTATTTTTAGGATCTTTTGATTTAAATAATACAACTGCTCCATCTACGGAAAGATTGTCTGAGACTTCTTCCAAAAAAGCATTAGGATCCCAATCCATGAGTTGATCGCAATTCGTAATAATCAACTCTTCTTCATTATCAATTAAATGCTTTGCATAAAGACAAGTTTCACTGCATCCACTTGTAACATTATCAATGCGAATTTCTTCACAATTTGGATCTAATTTTTTAAGAATCTTTGTCAGTTCTTCATTGTATTGAGGATCTTCATAATTTCGGGTAATGAAAATATATCTTCCAGGAATACCAAGAGATTCTACAGAATGTTCAATAAGAGTTTTTCCATTAACTTTAATCAAAGGTTTAGGTGTTTTAATTCCATTTTTAGAAAACCTACTACCAAGTCCCGCCATTGGGATAATGATATTCATAATCAATCCTCAAAAATATAATTTTTAACAAATTCCTTAGATGCTTTTAAAAGATATGATGCATTATCTTGAAATCCAAAAGTAATTAGATAATCTTCTTTATATTCAGTCATTCCAACTGCAAATTCTATTTCCGCATTCAAAAATGAGAATCTTTTAGAAACTTTAACAATGTTCCAATCTTCATCAAAGACAACAAATCTATGTCTGTAAGTTCCATCTTTTCTATAATGAGGACTTTGAGTTAAAAATGTTTCATGTGTTAAACAAAATCTATGCTTTTCATCAAACCTAAGAACTTGAGATCCTCCACGAAGATCAATACATCCAAGATCTTTCCAATGATGTGAGACAACTTTTTCTGTTTTTTTAGATTCTAAATCATATTTTACAATTTCAGTTCCATTAGTCCACTTTAAGAAGTGATATGGCATATCGAGAATTGGCATCCAATTTTTCTCGCAATAAGAATCATCATTTCCAGGGGTAGGAATACGAATTTGATTTATTTCTTTTACATATCCATCACCAATCTCAAGTTCACATAGTTCCATTCTACCAATACCTGTGGTTTCTAAATCTCGTCTAACTCCACAAGTATAAAATTTTCCTTCCCATCTAAAAATACGAACATCTTCTAACCCAACAAAATCCCAAAGTTCTTTATTGGGAAATTTTGTCGTATCAATATGATGGTATTTTTTGATTCTCATGTCCTCATCAAGTTCACACATAATATTCCATGTGCGAAGACGAAGATCATTTTCTGGATGAATATAAACTAAAGGACCCCAATGATGCTCAAACTTTTTTGTTTCTGAATGATATAATGTGTAATTAATATTTCTAAGATTTACCCAAATTTTATCCCCATCCACATAAATTGAAGGGTTCATTAAAGCTGGACCCTTTAAATCTTTAGATGGAATAACAAGAGGATGAATACTTCCTCCATTTTGAATAGCAAGTTTTACCAGATTATTTGGATCTACAGTCATGAATATCTCAAGTCAATTCGATATATTTAGAATCTTATCAGTATAGTCGTTTTTATTTCAAAAAGCAAGCTTGACTTAGGTTCAATTTTTTGTTACAATGTCCTTGTCAAGGATGATAGTTATATTAATAAAGTCTCTAAGATACTTCTCCCCAATTATAAGATTGGTAAGTATAAGGTTGTGGAGTTTGTGATATCCATTCAATTTCATTAACTTCAACATAGGATCTAGTAGCAGCTCCACCTCCAACACCTCCAGCAGTTTGTGCTACCAGCAATTCTACTCCAGAACCTGTTGCAAGACTTGGATTAATTGTACTTGCATTTACTTCAAGTACTGCTGTTACATTAGTTGCTCCAGTGTTTGTTGCCGATGCGGAAATATTTCTTGTTGTTCCATTTTCAAATAAAGTCAATGTTGCTGTTACGTTTTGACCTCCCGTTCCACTATTAGCTGCATTTCTTCTTCTAAAAGAACATCTGAATGTTTGAATTCCAACTAATCCAGGTCTATCGAAAGTTTGTGTTGGAGTTGGAAAGGACACGCGAACTTGAGTTTGTCCACCTCCATTTGCATCGAGATATACTGTATCGGCACTACTTACACCATTATCAATATTACCAACAGTTACAGGTGCTGTATAATTTGCAGAAGCTAAAATTGCATCAGGAAATAAAGTTTGATATGGCATGATTATCTAGATCTAAGTATTAGTGATAATGTGGCATTTACTGCAGATGTTGGAATTGTTGTTACTCTAAATCTTAATAAATCTCCTCTATTAAGTTGAGTTGTCCACCCAGTTAATGCAGTATTTGAAACAGCAATTGCTGAACTCAATGCTTGTCCACCATTGCTTATGTCTGCCCATGATGGTGTTGCTGCAAAAGTTGAACGTTCTACGATAATTGTCATGCTGTCAGATACCCCAGCAATTAATCTTGCTTCAATGATTGTGCAATCATTTGGTATTGAAAGAACAACCGTTGATCCACTTCCAATTGGATTTGAACCTCCATAAAATACAGCATTTACAACTCTTCTATTATCAACCCACTGCATAATTCCAGACGCATCTCTTTGGAGAATGTCATCTTGAATACCATCTGTTGCTGGTAAAGTTACTGTATAATCTGTAGTTGGGTTATTAAATTTAAAAGATGCAAACTGAGTGTTTCCACTATTTGCAAATCTGAAACTTTTATTTCCAGAAAGTGTTACATTGTTTGTTGGATCTAATACAATTTCACCAGATGTTACATTAACGAGATTTAAATCTGCACCCGTTGATCTTATTATTGGCTCGTTTCCTTGATAACCAACAGTTAATGTTACTGCATTAGTTGGATTTGAGATTGAAATGGCATTTGGGTTTCCAGCTAATGCAGTTGTTCTTATTAAAACACCTTCTCCTGTAGTGTTTGTTATAGGACCTACTGCCAATCTAGTGGTTACAGTTGCTATTCCAACAGTCGTCGTTGTTGGGCTTGTTTTATTTCCAACAAAAAGATTTCCAATTAATTCTATCGTATTGGTGTTATCATCAAAAATAAGATTTGTAGACCCTCCATGAAGTCCACCGTTATTATATTGAATTGATCCGTCGGCTCCAGCAACACTATCAAACTCACCAAGAAGATCTGGAGCCCAATGAAGTGTATGCTCACCACTTACTGGATTTGTTAATACTTTTAATACAGAACCTCCAAGTCCAACATGTTGAGGTAAATTATAAACTAAATTATTTACTCCATCTATATTTGAAGATGCTGAATGTTTGATCTGAGAATATAAATCAACACTATCTTTAAAAATTACACCACTTCCTGCGTTAAAATATACACTACTTCCATTTGTAGTAGCTGCAGCACCAGCAAAAACGCCAGAATTGTTGTATTGTAATTGAGTATTACTTCCAGATGCTGGAGTATCTGACCAGGAAAGAGTTCCAGATCCATCAGTTTTTAATACTTGATCTGAATTTCCATCATTTAATGGTAGAGTTAATTGATAAGACGATGCTAATGTATCAGGGCATTTTATATCAACATAAGCACTTCTATCTCCATCTTGTAATCGAATTGTTGCACCTACACCAGATACTCCAGAAATAACTTCTGGATTTTTAAGTATTTGACCTCTTGATAATTCTGCCATTATGCTTGTGCCTCCGTCCAACTAAGAGAGATATCAACAATAGCATTATCTGATGCGCCACCATCTGGGTTGTTTATAACCACTGCAAGAACTTCTGGACCATCTGGATATGTTCTATTTCCACCCAATATGCTATTTTGCAATTCTTTAATTCCAGTAAGGTCAAAAATTTTACTCTCATCAGATCTTAATTGGAATCTAAAAAGAATTTCACCATCTCTTGGAATAAGAGTTTCGGTAGTACTATATTGAACAAAAGATGGTTGATAATAATTATTTGTTCCAATTGTTACTCGATTTGCAGAAATCCAAGATGTATTTTCATATCCTGTAGAATTTAATATTCCAATAACTTCAATTGTTGTTGGTTGAATATTTCCTGTTCCAAGTTTTGAAGATACATATAAATTTCCAAACTTAATAAGAGATCTATTAATTAGTTCCCTTTCTCCAAGATTGCCAATTAAAGTATCGGAAACTGAAGGAGCTGGTCTAAGTACTCCAACTAATACTTGTGCTCCACCAGCAACATCAATTGTATTTCTCGTTAATGAAAATTGAATAGTAGGGTCCCCATCAAATCCTCCATCCATAATTACCGATGACCCCCAGTGAGTAATTGTTGGAGCACAAGTAGTATTGATTAATATTACTGAACTATGTTCTGGATGATTCCATGATTGTAATCTTTTTCCTGCTTCAGCAATTCCACCAGGACCGTAAAATGTTCTTTCTGATCCACTTAAGAAAATACTATAGTTTGTAGAAGTTGTAACTCCAGTTAAAGTATTACCTGATTTTCCAGTGTAACTCATAATCTCATGAATATAATTATCAGATCCACTAATTGTTTGTTTACTGGTGACTTCAACATATTCTGGATATCCAGGAAGTGGAGTTGGGAATTCATTAGCATCCTTCAAATTCAAAGTTGTAGTTGTAAATCCTGTCTGATTAGTTAATTTACTTCTTGCAGTATTATGAGACACTTCATATCTTGCTGGAAGATTTCCAGATCTCATGTATGCTTCTGTATTTTTATTATTATTTGCAATACGATGTGCAATAATCCATTCACCTAATGGACCACGAATAGCATAATCAATATATCCAGCACCATACCAAGAATATTGTATTCCAAACATCTGCATTTTTCTAAATGCGTCTCCATCAGTTTTTAAATTAAAATGAGATGGTCCTTTTCCATTTATAGTATCAAAGTTGAAATCTTCTTGCGGTACTCTTTTATCTTGTATTAAACATATTTTAGAACCTGAGAAAGAAGCTCCTCTATATGGAGGTGAAACATGGCACGTAGTATTACTTGAAATTCCTACAACTTGATATCTCTGTCCTTTAATTTGTAAGGAATCTCCGACTATAAGTTGATCTGCAAATTTAGTGCCAATACCAAATATTTCTGTACTTCCAACATTCATGGATGCAAATCCAGATAATTGGTATGTTGATGACCTTTTAGCAATATAAATTTTTTGACCATCAAATTCCCAATACATTCCATTAAAATCATCAAATATTCCAAGTCTTACTGCAGCTCCTGCCCATGTTGTAATTCCAACTTTTGAATCTACAGTAACTATTGATGTTCCAGCAATACCAGCAGCAGCATCTACTATAATAGCCTTTTCACTGGTAATTCCAGAAACTGTATAATATTTGTTGATTAATGAGGAATCTCCAGAAGCAGTTGTACTAATTCCAATAAGTTTAATTCCTGCTCCAGTTTGTAATCCATGAAAATCTGAAGTTGTTATTTTTATCTGTGTTTTATTATTAATAATTTCCAAATCATCTACATCAAAAGATGGAGCAAGAAGTGCTCCAGTAGAGAAAAGAATTCCCTTTCCTGCTTGATATCTAAAATATCTTTTTGTTTGTCTTTTTGCTTCTAGTCCATGAACGGGCAATAATGATCCAGTTTTTACTCCACCATCAAAAGGTGCATGTTCAAAGAAACTGTCATTTATTGCATAGACTGCTGTATTTGTTGTGTTTGGAACGTCCGTTAGAGTGTTTCCAGAATCATAATTAATTGATCTTCCGTCTACAACTTGACGAACATAAAATCTTCCTTCATGAGTTTGTCTTCCAGCTCTGTTATCTGCAACTAAAATTGGAGAACCTGGAACTAAACCATGAAATCCAGAAAATGTAACGGTAACAATACCAGAAGTTGCTCCAGTTTGATAACTCGTAACTGGCAAAACCCCTCTTTCAAAAATTCCACCCTCTTTTGCTTGAGTATAATTGTTGAGTAAAGAAGATCCAACAGAGATTACTCCTTTTGCTCTATAAGATGAAGTTTTTGCTGTAACAGAATCTCCACTTTCAACAATAAAAAGTCCATCTGCAAGTGGATTTCCAGTTCCCCTTACAGATATAACTCCACCAGTAACAGGAACATCAGTTGATGCAACACCAGCATTATAAGTTACAGTAATCAATGAAAATGGAGAAACCCCATTTGAAACTATGTTATTAATATCTTGAGTTGGTTTTGGAAATTCATAAAAAGAAGGAATATTTCTATTTAATCCTAAGTTATCCCATTTTGTTAATTGAATTCCATACTCAAAATCCGCGTCAATTAATGCTTCTGGACTAGAAACTCTTTGCCTTTCTATAGAGTCTAAACCAAATTCTGGAGGTCTTGAAATAATTCCTCTTCTTTGATCTTCAACTACAACTTGCAATCTATCTTCCGCAGACATCCCAGATGTATCCGCAAAAAAATTAAAAGTGCATGTCCCATCAATTGCTTCTGGGTAATCTTCATCCCCTAAATGATCATGTTCCCATGTTGCGCCTTTAGAGGGATCTGAAAAATTATAAATTATAACATTTCTTGTTGTATTAACAACTAAAAGTAAATCTTCAAGTTCAATATGTCCTGGAATCTTTAATGTTCCAGCAACAGGATCAAATTTATATAATTTTTCAAATCTTCTTGCCATTTTTAATTATACTCCGAATATGATTGAATAAACTATAGAATCTGTAACTGTTCCAAATTGATTTATATTTGTTGGGGAATTTGTAGATTTAACAGCATACCCAAAGAAGGAATCTGTAACTTTTGGTGCCTCAACAAATGCGATAGTAATTGGGTCTGCTGCTTTATTATTTCCACCACCACCAATTTGATTGGTGTTAAATCCACGATTATTTGATGGATCTGGTTCTTGAATAATTCCACCGACAGAAAGTATAAATCTTGCCAAACTGTCTATCTCATTATTTATGAATCGTGCAAGATTTCCAGATCCAACAGAATATCCTTGATTTGCAAATAATACTTTATCATATGGAGTAAATGTAGTTCTAGACCCATCAAACACCTCTTCAAATGCAATTATGACTGTTTGATCTGGAATTGATACTTGTTTTCCTTGTGTTCCTTGTAATCCCTGATTTCCTTGTGTTCCTTGTGTTCCCTGGAAATTGCTAAGTGCGCCTTGAAGACCTTGCAATCCTTGAACACCCTGGAGTCCTTGAGTTGCTTGAACTCCCTGATTTCCTTGTAAACCTTGAACACCTTGGACTCCCTGATTTCCTTGAAGACCTTGAACGCCTTGAACACCCTGATTTCCTTGTAATCCTTGGACACCTTGGACTCCCTGATTTCCTTGAAGACCTTGAACGCCTTGAACACCCTGATTTCCTTGTAATCCTTGGACACCTTGGACTCCCTGATTTCCTTGTAATCCTTGGACACCTTGGACACCTTGAACTCCTTGATTTCCTTGGAGACCTTGAACACCTTGGACACCTTGGACTCCCTGATTTCCTTGTAATCCTTGGACACCTTGGACACCTTGAACTCCTTGATTTCCTTGGAGCCCTTGGACACCTTGAACTCCTTGATTTCCTTGAAGACCTTGGACACCTTGGACTCCCTGATTTCCTTGAAGACCTTGAACACCTTGGAGACCTTGAACTCCCTGGAGACCTTGGACACCTTGGACACCCTGATTTCCTTGAAGACCTTGAACACCTTGATTACCTTGGAGACCTTGGACTCCCTGAACTCCTTGATTTCCTTGAACTCCCTGGAGACCTTGAACACCTTGGACACCCTGATTTCCTTGAAGACCTTGAACACCTTGGACACCCTGATTTCCTTGAAGACCTTGAACACCTTGGACACCCTGATTTCCTTGGACACCTTGGACACCTTGATTTCCTTGGAGACCTTGAACTCCTTGAACTCCTTGATTACCTTGGAGACCTTGGGTTCCTTGAACACCTTGAACTCCCTGATTTCCTTGGAGACCCTGAACACCTTGAACTCCTTGAACTCCTTGATTGCCTTGGAGACCTTGGGTTCCTTGAACACCTTGAACTCCTTGATTTCCTTGGAGACCTTGAACTCCTTGAACTCCCTGATTTCCTTGTAATCCCTGAGTTCCTTGAACTCCCTGATTTCCCTGGAGACCTTGGGTTCCTTGAACACCTTGAACTCCTTGATTTCCCTGGAGACCTTGGACACCTTGGACTCCCTGATTTCCTTGTAATCCTTGGACACCTTGGACTCCCTGATTTCCTTGTAATCCTTGGGCACCTTGGACTCCCTGATTTCCTTGTAATCCTTGGACACCTTGGACACCTTGGACTCCTTGATTGCCTTGGAGACCTTGGGTTCCTTGAACACCTTGAACTCCTTGATTTCCTTGGAGACCTTGAACTCCTTGAACTCCCTGATTTCCCTGGAGACCCTGAACACCTTGAACTCCCTGATTTCCTTGTAATCCCTGAGTTCCTTGAACTCCCTGATTTCCCTGGAGACCTTGTACACCCTGAGTTCCTTGAGCACCTTGGAAACCTTGAAGACCCTGTGTTCCTTGAACCCCTTGATTGCCTTGGAGACCCTGAGTTCCTTGAACACCTTGAACTCCCTGATTTCCTTGGAGACCTTGGACTCCTTGATTTCCCTGTAATCCTTGGACACCCTGAACGCCTTGGAAACCTTGAAGACCTTGTGTTCCTTGAACTCCCTGATTCCCCTGAAGTCCTTGTGTTCCTTGAACACCTTGGAAACCTTGAAGACCTTGTGTTCCTTGAACTCCCTGATTCCCCTGAAGTCCTTGTGTTCCTTGAACACCTTGGAAACCTTGAAGACCTTGTGTTCCTTGAACTCCCTGATTTCCTTGAAGACCTTGAACTCCTTGGGTTCCTTGAGTTCCTTGGAAACCTTGGAGACCTTGAACACCTTGAACACCTTGATTTCCTTGGAGACCTTGAACACCTTGGACACCTTGGAAACCTTGAAGACCTTGTATTCCTTGGACTCCCTGATTTCCTTGGAGACCTTGAACACCTTGGACACCTTGGAAACCTTGAAGACCTTGTATTCCTTGGACTCCCTGATTTCCTTGGAGACCTTGAACACCTTGGACACCTTGGAAACCTTGAAGACCTTGTATTCCTTGGACTCCCTGATTTCCTTGAACTCCTTGATTACCTTGAAGTCCCTGAGTTCCCTGGACTCCTTGATTACCTTGAAGACCTTGAACTCCTTGATTACCTTGAAGACCTTGTGTTCCTTGTACTCCTTGATTACCTTGGAGTCCCTGAGTTCCTTGAACTCCTTGATTACCTTGGAGTCCCTGAGTTCCTTGAACTCCTTGATTACCTTGGAGTCCCTGATTTCCTTGAACTCCTTGATTTCCTTGTAAACCCTGAACACCTTGGGTTCCTTGATTGCCCTGAACTCCTTGATTGCCTTGAAGACCTTGGGTTCCTTGGACTCCTTGATTACCTTGAAGACCTTGTGTTCCTTGAACTCCTTGATTGCCTTGAAGACCTTGGGTTCCTTGAACTCCTTGATTTCCCTGAAGACCTTGGACTCCCTGGACTCCCTGATTGCCTTGGAGTCCCTGAGTTCCTTGAACTCCTTGATTTCCCTGAAGACCTTGGACTCCCTGGACTCCCTGATTGCCTTGGAGTCCCTGAGTTCCTTGAACTCCTTGATTTCCCTGAAGACCTTGGACTCCCTGGACTCCCTGATTGCCTTGGAGTCCCTGATTTCCTTGGAGACCTTGGACTCCCTGGACTCCCTGGACTCCCTGATTTCCTTGAAGACCTTGAACTCCTTGATTTCCCTGGAGACCTTGGACTCCCTGGACTCCCTGGACTCCCTGATTTCCTTGAAGACCTTGAACTCCTTGATTTCCCTGAAGACCTTGTATTCCTTGAACTCCCTGATTTCCTTGGAAACCCTGAAGACCTTGTGTTCCCTGGACTCCTTGATTTCCCTGAAGACCTTGAACACCTTGATCTCCTTGCAATCCTTGAACTCCTTGAGTTCCCTGGTGTCCTTGAAGACCTTGAAGACCTTGAACACCTTGATCTCCTTGCAATCCTTGAACTCCTTGAGTTCCCTGGTGTCCTTGAAGACCTTGAAGACCTTGAACACCTTGATCTCCTTGCAATCCTTGAACTCCTTGAGTTCCCTGGTGTCCTTGAAGACCTTGAAGACCTTGAACTCCCTGATTTCCTTGGAAACCCTGAAGACCTTGTGTTCCCTGGACTCCTTGATTTCCCTGAAGACCTTGAACACCTTGATCTCCTTGCAATCCTTGAACTCCTTGAGTTCCCTGGTGTCCTTGAAGACCTTGAAGACCTTGAACTCCCTGATTACCTTGGAGACCTTGAACTCCTTGAACTCCTTGAGTTCCCTGGTGTCCTTGAAGACCTTGAAGACCTTGAACTCCCTGATTTCCTTGCAATCCTTGAACTCCTTGAGTTCCCTGGTGTCCTTGAAGACCTTGAAGACCTTGAACTCCCTGATTACCTTGGAGACCTTGAACTCCTTGAACACCCTGAGTTCCTTGAAAATTACTTAATGCGCCTTGAAGACCTTGAGTACCCTGAGTACCTTGTAAAGCAGTTTTCCAAGAAACAGTTCCATCGCCATTTGAATAAAGAAGGTCATCTAAATTCCCACCAAATCCATCTTTATCGTATACTGTTCCGTCTAATTTCAAACTGCCAGCAACATGTAATTTGGAGTCGGAATATACAATAGTTGTTCCTATTCCTACAGAACCATTAATATATGCTCCACTATAAACTTGAAATAACTGATTTGGTGTTCCAGTTGTTACTCCAGTTCCTACTCCAATACTTACAGTTCCATTTAAAAATGTTGTAATTCCAGCAACAAATAAGGTTTGTGTCCTTAACTTTTGAATTGCAGCTTCATCAACAATTTGCCCCCCAGTAATTTCTGTTGGACCTGCAAAAAATGTTCTTGCAGTAACTACCCCCGTAAAATATCCATCTCCATCGACCCATAAAGCAGCTCCCTGAGGAGTTTCTGTTCCTATTGCAACTGCATCTGAAAAATATCCTTTTCCTTCTACATGTAAATCTAATATTGCATTATTTGTTCCTACTCCAACTTTACCAGCAGCAATCGACAGTACTGTTTCATTTTCCGTATATGAAACAATACCAATATTAACTCTGCGTTGACGATTGCTTAGGTAATTTTTTGCCATTGTTAGTTAAGAGTTTCTAATATACTTCCTACAAATTTTAAATTAGTTCCAGAAACTATTCCCGCATTATTACTTGATGATATTACCAATCTATCTCCACTTTCTAAAATTAATTTTCCACCAAAAAGATTTAAAGTGTCTGTCCCAGAAACTGGATAACTTTTCATCAATTCAGTATCTACTGGAGATCCAGAAACTATTCTCCTATGTAAAACAGTAACATCTTCAGAAACATTGCCAACATTTGTTACCTGCGCTAACAAAAAAACCCCAGTATATCCAATTGGAGCTGTGTAAACTTCTTGTTGTGTTGTCTGTAAAACTTTTGTTACAGTTTGGAATACATTAAGTGCTAATGCCATTTCTTTAATCTCCTCCTAATGCTAGGATAAATGGTGTCATAGTTGCAAACAAACTCTTGGAATAAAAATCACCAGTAATAGATCCTGTAGTTTGATTAATAATTACACCGTCACCAATTTTAAAGTTTCCTGCTTGATCTGTGCTTGTGTAAACAACTAATCCACCATTACGAGCATCAGTTTCATTTTCTGGAATAGGAACTCCTCCCAATCTAGGCAAACATTTATCTATATCAATTCCCGTACCAATATATTCAAGTGAATGTCCAGATGCCAATACTCTACTTTGTTTATAAAATGGAACTTCTGTTCCAACACCAACAAAATAAGGAACATTTTCTCCTACAGTTATTGTTGTAATTCCTGAAGAAACTTCTGTTGCTTCAGTAATTACATAATAAGTTGGAGTAAGTTCTACTATTGCTGTAGCTGTATTTATTCCACTTTGAGGTCCAGTAATTGTAATTTTTGGAGGAATCTTATATCCTCTTCCACTGGATACGAGTTCAATATTTGTTATTGATCCACTTCGTATTTCAGCAACCGCTTGAGCTGGAATTCCCCATTCAACCTCTGGAGATTCAAAAGATAATGTTGGAGGTTCCGAATATCCACTTCCTGAATTTAAAATAATTACATTTTTTACAGTATAATAAAGATCCTCAAAATAAACTACTTGTCCGTTGAAAGGTCTTATGACATCAATCTTTGCAGTTCCACCAGAAACATAATAGTGTTCAAATGGAGCAGTGCCAACATATGCTGAAAACACAGTACTTGCTGCAGATACTGATGGAAGAGGAGATATATTCAAATCTGCATTAAAAATTGCAGTTGTAACTATTCCAACTAAATTATCAATATAAGATTTAACATTAGAGCAAGAGTTTTCACTATTATTACTCTGAGTAGTTGGATCTTCAATTAAATCAAAATTCTTCTTATTCAACTGATTATTAATTGCAAGTTTCATGTAATCTCTTGCAGATTCAAAAGAAGTGATTGTTTGTGGTATTTCATTCTCAATGCTGTTATCGAGAGATCCATCCAAATTAAAATAAAATTTAGTTGCGTCAATTGTGTTCTCATTAGTATAATCTCTTACATCAAGAGATACATAATCAATTAAATAACCAATATCTCTACGACACTTTGATAATCCTAAGGAATATATTCCTTCATTTATTGGTGGCAGTTCAGTAAGATCTGAGGAAACAATTACAGAAGTAACAATTCCAGTAAGAGTATCAATTGTATTTCTAACATTTGTACAAGATGTTGGATTTTTATTAGAAGTAGTTCCTATTCCTGGATTTGAATCTGTAGTGAGAGTAAGATCTTGTATATTTAATTGATTAGTAATTGCTTTCTTTGAAAATTCAGATGCCTGCATGAATACATAAACAGATTCTGATTCTTCCCCGAGCAATGCCGTTGTTGCAGAACCAACATTATTAAAATATTGCTTTGTAAACTCAGAAGCATAATAATTTCCGCCAACAAATAAATCAGTTGCGATTGCATCGACAAAATATCTCGTATCCCTTATGCACTTATTGGTTGTAGAAATTCCCAGGTTCTCATTGAATGTTGATAAGAATGCGGTTGTTCCAACTCCAATTACATTAGTGGATATTGCAACTAATGTGTCTATATTATTTTGAACATCAATACAAGAATTTGCATTTCCTGATGGAAAAACTGGAATATCATTACCTGCTCCAAGATATTCTGCAGTTCCAGAAGATATTCCAATAGTTTTGATATTTAATTGATTTGTAACTGCTCTTTTAAATAGATCTCTTGCGGCATTAAATGCAGTTATTGATTGAGATTCTTCATTAATCAATCCATTGGAAATTGGTTGACCAGTTTGAGCATCAAAATACTGTAATGTAAAATCTCTTGAATACTTATTTCCACCTGTAAATAAATCTGTTGCAATTGCATCTATAAAATATCCAAGATCTCTCGCACATTTTAATCCTCCAGGAGAACTGGTTGTTCCTATTCCTGCTAAAGTATGAGGTAATACATTAGTACTATCTTGAACATAATACCCAAAATTTTGTGGTGGAAGTGACAGTAAATTTCCATTATCAATTACCGAAGTTATGATTCCAACTAAGTTATCAATATTGGAACGAACGTTTGCACATGAGTTTGGATTTGTGTTTGATCCAGTTAGTGGGTCTACAGTTATTGTTAAATCACTATAAGCAGCACCGACAAGAGTGTTGGTAATAGCATCTTTCATCAACTGCTTTGCTTGTTCAAAAACATAAATGGATTCTGATTCTTCTCCAAGTAATCCATTATTTGTAGGATTTCCATCAGCATCAAAATAAAATTTTGCAAATGCTATAGAATAACTATTACCACCTGTGAATATATCTGTCGAAACTGCATCAATGAATAAACCAGTATCTCTCTTACATTTATCCATTACAGCAGCAAAGTCAGTCCCAGCAAATCCTGGATTATTGACTGCGGAAGTAAAAGCAATAGAAACTATTACGTCTTTATTATTTTGAATTAAACGATATGAATCTGCATATCTTGATCTTGCATTTGTTTGATTATCGCCTGGAAAATAAAAATCTGAATGAGCAATTGCTACAGCAGCAAGTGACTTATCAATAATTTCTTGTCTATTCTTTTGAATTAAACCAGATCCATCATAAAATCTTGATCTCTCATTAGTTTCTGGTTCATCTGGAAAATAGAAGTCTGATGGAAATCCTACTGCAAGTTTTGATGCTGCTTTGTCAGCAATTTCTCTTTGATTTTGCTTAATAAGACGATATGAATCATAATATCTAGATCTATCAGTTGTTTGCTCATCTCCAGGTAAGTAAAAATCTGGATAATTTAATGCAATAGATGCTAGTGCCTTATCTTGAATTTCTTTCTTATTTGCTTGAATAGAATTATATGCATCATAATATCTTCCAGGAGCAACAATAAACGGTTCAAATATGTACCCATAATTGCCCGTAGGATATTCAAGTTGTGTGATCCCTCCATCAGAACTGCAAGTAAATGCAAGTCCCACAATTGAAACTCCAACACCTACTTTAAAATTGTGTTCTTGGTCCGTATATGCAGTTAAAATTCCAGTTGTATGATCATATATTGCATTCGTGATATTTAAAGTTGGTACAGTTAAATCAATTACAAATTGATCTGTACTTGTACCTCCCTCAACTATTGTTCCAGTGTATTTTTTTGGACCAACACCATCTGCAACTAAAGCATAATTTCCAAAAGAAGAGTTTGAGTTTGTTAGATCGCAAGCACCACCCGACCCACAAAAAACTGCTATGTCGTCACAAATTGTAAATAAAGAAACTAGCTGAGCATACCCTTCATTTGTAATAGAAACTCCTATACCACCTTGATTATATTGAGTATATGAGTCAAGAACCATTGATTTTAAAGGTCCTATGGCATAAGTACCATCGACCTTCATTCCTATACTATTCGGAATAAAATTTGTGCAGTTTTGAATGTATGGAGATTGATTAAAATAACCTACCTTTTCTGGGTTAAACGTAAAAATTGCTTTTCCTGGATTTAAAGATCCAGTATATGACATCTCCGCAACATAATTTCCATTTGCAACATAAAATAAATCCTTATCTGGATTTAAAGGTGATACTGTAACTTCTCTTAAACTGTCTCCAACTACACTAACCTGACTTGGCAGTGCTATTGGATTGTCTTCCAAATAAATACCAGCACTTACTTTTATAACCGTTCCAGTTTCTGATGCATCTACTGCAGATTTAATCGTTGCCTTTGCATCTCCAAGTTTTTTTCCAGTATTATTATCGTTTCCGTCCTTTGTTACGTATAAAATATTGGTTACTGTTGCACCAGCACCAATTCTAACTATATCGGGAACAAATCCTACTCTTTCTCTACGAGCATATAACTCAATATCATTAGTATTTAAAGCCAATTCACCTAATTGGAGTTGTCCTAAACTTGGCTTACTCCCTGGTGTTGTTGATCGTTTAATACGAATTATTGGTCTTGTCATTGAAGATAAGGTTCCCTAAGTCCCTATCGATAGGGAGTTTTTTTATTATTTATCAGAAATCATCAGATCCATTATCTACAGACGCAGTTGACTGTATGGATCTTTGAAGATCTTCAACCTGTTTTTTTAATTGTGCAATCTGCGTTTCAAGCAGAACGTTTGCATTGAAAAGATCAAATGATCTTTGCTGATATACAGAAAGTAATGACTTATAATCTTCTTCTGTCATGATATTATATAAACTCTGACCTATTTATAGTCAATAAAATCCACCGTCTATAGAAATATTTTCCAAATTTCTTTCTGAATTTGAACAAGAAATAACTTGAGATTCTCCAGAACAATCACTGAGCCATAAACCACTTATTACCATTGGTGCATAAACAACTGATGATGTATCTATGATTGGATCTGTTGTTGCAGCACCAAATTCATTTGCTATAATGGAAACATTTGATGCTATTCCAATTCTACCAGTACTATCATCCCAAAAAATTCCAGATCTATATCTAGTATTTGATTTATAATAATTAAATAATACGCCCAAATCCCATGTGGTATTTGATGGGGAAATAGTTCCCAATCCTACATTAAAAATTCTTGCTTGAGTGTCAAAAATTTCTGTATTAAACTTTGAAGATGTTCCACCTACAGAAATATCTCCGTCTACTTCAATTTCTCCAGATAAAACTGGATCAATAATTCTATTTGTCCAAAATAAATTTCCATCTCCATCAGTGGAAAGAATATAATCATTAATAGGAGCTGGTGGTAAATAATATCTAAAAGTAGACGGGACATTAGAGGGTGCTCTTAACCCAATAAAGTTTGCTCCGTTATCAGTATTTTCATATAAGTTTATTCCACCACCAGATCCAGAAGATTCCCTTCTCCAGTATCTATCGGAACCAAAAAACCTATTTCCAAACAGAGTTCCATCAAATCCAATATAAAAGTCTCTAGTATCTGTAGTTACTCCAGGTTCTCCTAATGCCAATCCAGGAAGATCTGAATAAGCACCTCTTTTAAATTGAATTACTGGCAGTGGCATAATTAAAATCCTCCAGCATCGGTATCAATTCTATCGTCGAGATCTTGATCCATACGATCGAGGAAGGAAGTTGCATAACCAACAAATCCAGGTTGTATTGTTTCTGTTTCTGCTGCAGCAGTGAACACTTTATCTGGATTAACAGCTTTCCATTTTCCAGTTGCAGCATTATACATTAAAACATATTGATCATTTGTATCTTCACCATCAAAATCTACTAAATCTGAAAATCTTGCTGGCACTCCTACACCCCCCGTTTGAACATTAACTTTAAATTTTTGTTCTGGTCCTATTTTGATGTTAAAACTTTGAGAATTTGTTTTTGTTACTTTAAAATCTGTCATAGTGATGTACTATCGTTTACTATGATTGATCCTTCAACGACCTTAACAGTATAACCAGTATTTTGATCGACAAGAAAAACATCAAAATAATTTCTACCAGAAGATAAATCAGCGGTATCAGTTCTCCCCATCGAGATTTTTACTGATGGAGAATTTACATTTCCAATTACTTCCGTGGTAAATGATTTTGATCTTATTGCTGTTGGATGCTTTCTAATTTTGGAAACTGCGTCATAATTAACTAAAGAAACAGGACCATTATCTGGTCCAGACACATTAAATGTAGCACTAAAATCAGTGCCTTTTTCCAAACTTATATTTACAACAGCAACTGACATTGTTCTGAGATTTTAGAACTATTTATAATTTAATTATGGATATTGTCTCGTATTTATTCCAACTGCCGCTGGTAAATGTGGTAGTGTATTTGGAGGAATAAGTCCAAAAGTATCTGCCCAATTAACTAAAAGATTATAATATTGTCCAGGAGCAGTTCTAGCGGAGTTTGTCCAAACTGGCCATCCATTGTTTCTATTTTCAGTTATCGATGCATTTGGATTAAAATCATAATAATTAACTGTTACAGTCTGCCCATTTATAGTTTTTTGTTGAGTCGATAATCTTTGACCCCCATACTCCCTAACTATAAATTGATTTCTTGCAACAAAAAGAATTCTTACATGCCCACATCCACCGTTACCAGCAAAAGGAGTTTCAGTTCCAGCTTGTCCACTTGTCTGAGCAGCACCTCCTCCGCCACCATACAATCCACCATTAGGTCTTACCTCTGGAACTGAAAACTCATTATCAACACTTCCATTAAATCCCCTTAAACCATTTCCATTTGAAAGATTTTTATAATTTTCATTAATAAGAGGATCTCCAAAAAATGCACCCGAAACGAAATAATCAGTATCTAATATAACTTCCGTTCCTGTTGCTCTACCATCAGCACCAAAAGAACCTCCCTGTCCACCTCCTCCAGTATTTCCAGAAGATAACGTTAAAACTCCACCATCTATAACAGATCCATTAAAGAAATAATATGCTTTTTTTCCATTTGGACCCACTCCCCAAAATACTCCTACACCACCTCCACCTCCTCCAGAGTCTGCTCCTCCACCACCACCCCACATTCCTCCACCACCACCTCCGCCTTGACCATCTTGAGATTCTTGAGTGCCAGCAGTTCCACCATTTCCTCCATTACCAAACCATCCTCCAGCACCTCCACCACCGCCATCTTGTCCACCACCAACTCCACCCTGAACACCACCATTACCACCATTACCACCTCCAATAGTTCCCCATGCAAATGTTCCAACTGCGGATCCAGTTCCACCTTGATTTCCAGATGTAATTGCTCTGGCATCTTGCTTAGGCAAAGCGGATTCATTAAATTGAGTCGTTCCATTCCTAGAATCAATTCTTATTGAATCTGTAACATAAAAATCTTGCCCCCCACCTTGAGCAAAAACAATTATTGTTCCTCCTATACCAGTTCTACCAGGAACACTTGCATTATTATCTGAAGCAATATAACTAGTTTGCCCAGGACGACCCCATGAAGCATCCCATCCAAGTTGATCAACAACTAAGGTGTGATTGCCAGTTCCACCAACTCCAGCCTTTACTCTTAGAATTTCCCCAGGAACTACTGGCATACTATTAATCCAACGAAGTCCACCTCCTCCACCCCCAACACCAGGAGTTTGATTGTTTCCTGCACGGCCACCTCCACCTCCACCAATACAAACTGCAGTTATACTTGTAATTCCAGCAGGAACCTGCCACAAATATTCCCTAGTTGAACAAGCAAAACTTACTTCACCTATAACTGGAAACTTTGTTGTGTCAAGTATATAATGAATTCCACCTTGAGCATCTGGACCTGGCATAAATTAATTCCTCTTAAAATAATATTATGGTGATACCTTAGAATAATAAACTATTGCTTTCAATCCCTTTCCTCCAGTTCCTATTCCAGTAATATCAAATCTTAATTGATCATTTCTATTTAAAACTTGATTTGGGAATGTTGTTGGTGAATTTAAGAGAGTTGGGGTATTAACAAATCCAGTTTCACTTTGGTAGTTTCCTACTGCGATATTTGCTACTGTTGTCCGACTTGAGTATATACTTGTCCAAGAATTAAAGGAAGCTGGGCTAGCATTTCTATCTGCATATAAAACATCTACACTGGTAATTCCAACAACTGCAGCAGATGAAAGTGAAATTGTTGGTGGTTCTGTAATTCTACACTTAAATGGAACCCTAAATGTTACTACACTTGTTCCAATTCCAATGTTTGTAAATTCATCTCCAAGTGCAACAATCAAAGATGTTTCAGAGTTTCCACCCTGAAGGCCCTGAACTCCTTGATTTCCTTGAACTCCCTGTAATCCTTGAAGTCCTTGTCTGCCTTGGGTTCCTTGAGCACCTACAAATGACACTACTAAATTAAATTGATCATTAAGAACGGGAGATCCATTAGAACTAATTTTCGTTACAAAATAACTTCTGAATGCTGCTCCATCAGTAATTCTATTGGTAACAAAGAATGAAGCAAAAGTATTAGAGTCTCCAATTTTTGTAAACGTAAAGATAGCTTTTTGTGGATTATTTACAGCCTCAACGGCATCCAGTATCGATACAATTGAATTTCCTTCAAAATCAGTTTCGTCTATTGCAAACTGAGTAAAAGCTCCAGTCCAGGCAGTGCTAAGTCTAAAATATCCATTTCCAGTAGGATCTGCTATTGTCTGTACAGTATCATATAAGAATTTACCACCCAATTGTTTTGCTGCCGCAAGACCTTGAATTCCTTGAAGACCTTGAACACCTTGATTTCCTTGTCTTCCTTGAAGTCCTTGAATGCCTTGAACACCTTGAACACCTTGTCTACCTTGTGTTCCTTGGAATCCTTGAGCACCTTGAGGACCTTGAAGACCTTGAAGACCTTGTATAGAAATATCTCCAACATTAACCCATGTTGTTCCATTGGCTTGCAATACCCAGACTTCATTGGTAACACTATCAACAACACCATTTCCTGGTTGAGCACCTGGAAAAGTAGCTGTTAAGTAAGTGGATGGATCTGGAGACTGTGAGGAAATATTTGCGGCTGTTCCAATAATAATAATAGAAGTTCCAATTCTTCCTTGAATACCTTGATTTCCCTGAACACCTTGATTCCCCTGAACACCTTGAAAACCTTGTGTTCCTTGTATTCCTTGTCTTCCTTGGAATCCCTGATTTCCTATAGTTCCTTGTGTTCCTTGTCTTCCTTGAACACCTTGAGTTCCTTGGAAGTTTCCAATTTGACCTTGAACTCCTTGAAGACCTTGCCTTCCTTGGAGACCTTGATTAAAACTTTGACCAGAAACGCCTTGATTTCCTTGCAGTCCTTGCAGTCCTTGAACGCCTTGTTCTCCTTGAAGACCTTGTAAAGATCCAGAAAGACCTTGAAGACCTTGGACACCTTGGAAATTACTTAGTGGACCTTGAACGCCTTGGGATCCTTGTGTTCCTTGAACACCTTGAGAAGTTCCTGAAAAACCTTGACTGCCTTGAATTCCTTGAACTCCTTGACCACCTTGCCTTCCCTGAAGACCTTGAACTCCTTGAACTCCTTGAGCACCTTGTCTACCTTGAGTTCCTTGGAAGTTTCCAATTTGTCCCTGAACGCCCTGTGTTCCTTGATTTCCTTGAGCACTTCCAGGAAATCCTTGGGCACCTTGAAAACCTTGATTACCCTGAATACCTTGCCTTCCCTGAAGACCTTGAACTCCTTGAACACCTTGAAGACCTTGCCTTCCTTGTGTTCCTTGGAAATTACTTAATGGACCCTGAACACCTTGAAGACCTTGAACACCTTGATCTCCTTTAAATACTGCTTGTCCAGATATTCCCTGAAAACCTTGGTTGGACAATCCTTGCAATCCTTGCAATCCTTGTTGACCATTAACACCTTGGGTTCCTTGGAAATTACTTAAAGCTCCTTGAACACCTTGATCTCCTCTAATACCTTGATTTGCAATTCCTTGAACACCTTGGTATCCCTGAGATCCTATTGTCCCTTGGAATCCTTGAGTTCCTTGTGGTCCTTGAACTCCTTGATTTCCCTGAAGACCTTGAAGACCTTGAGTACCTTGTCCACTTGCTGTTCCCTGAGTTCCTTGGAAATTGCTAAGTGCTCCTTGCAGTCCTTGAGTTCCTTGTCTCCCTTGATTTCCCTGAAGACCTTGAGTTCCCTGTCTCCCTTGGGTTCCTTGGAAATTACTCAAGGCACCCTGTAGACCCTGCATACCTTGGGTGCCTTGATTGCCTTGCATACCTTGAGAACCCTGAGTTCCCTGCAGACCTTGAATGCCGTCAGTATCCAAATCAAATGGATCGATCCAATATCTTCTCGGATCTCCAGGTCTAGCTGCTAAAACATAAGTTGATCTTGGAAGTCCCAATCCTGGCGGATTATTACCAGTAGATGCGATACCAACCGAAGGATCACCAAGATGAGGTTCAACCTGATCTAATCCAATGTAACTATATCTATCACTGGTAATTCCAGTTGCATCTCTTCTGAGAGATCTTCCTGTGTTGTATCTATTTCTTGTCATTTATCTTACTGTTTTGCAGTTTCTAATACACTTAAAACGGACTCAAGTTTCCAATTTTCCGATGCGGAAATGAAAAGAACATCACCAGTTTCCAAAGCAAGTCTTCCATCACCAACAATATTATATCCATCATTTGGAGGAATAATTACTCCATTTGATAATTTAAAGCTGACAACTCCAGTCACTGGATCTGGATCCCTTGCATGTAAAGCAGTTATACTTGATATTCCAACAGAATTTCCCGTAGAAACATTGGTAATTTGCCAATTAATAATAATACTAGCAACACCAATAGGACAAGTATAAATTCCAACATTATTTGTTGTAACTCTTGTTCTAATTGTTCTAAATTTATTAAGTGCAATTGCTGCCATTTTTACTTACCTAATGCGATGATGAGTGGTGTTACTGTTTGCAATAGACTTTGACTGAATGCCCTTCCACTAATTGTTCCAGTTAACTGATTAATGGTCAAATCAGTTCCAATTCTAAAGTTACCTGCTTGATTTGTACTTGTAAATACAACTTGTCCTCCATTCAATTTCACAACTTCATTTTCGGCAATTGTCACACCCCCAAGTGCAGGTTTTGCTTTATTAATGTCTGTTCCTGCTCCAACCCATTCAAAAGAAATTGTTGTTGCAATTTGCAAACTTAGTCTAGAAAAATATACAGTAGTATCTTCTTCTATTGTATTATTTAGATTCTGCGTAAGAACAACTGTTGATATTCCAGTAATTCCATTATTCCACGGAATAGTGGCAGACTCTACAAAATAATATATAGGTTCCATTTCAGCTTGAGCTATTGCTTGTGTTCCCCCAGCAAATGGGGGATCAATAGTTACTATAGGAACATTTCTATACTGACTTCCTTCACTAATAACATCAATTGAAGTTATTGCTCCCGTTACAGGATCTACGTTTACACTTCCTTCAGCACGAATTCCTCTTGCATTTTCGGGAGGAAGTTCAATAGAAACATTTGGGGGAACTAAAGCACTGTATCCACTTCCACCATCAATAACATTTAATCTCTTAACACTCTTGAACAATTCACCAAAATAAAGTGCTTGTCCATCATATGGTCTATATGTACCTACCCCAGCAATAATTACTCTATCTTGTTCAACTTCTGCCCTTTCATCAACAAAACCTGTCATGTGATAAATTGATTTTGTATTTGCATCACCAACACCACTGGAATATAATCCATAATTTCCAAAAGAAGCATTAGAGTTTGTAAGGTCACACTGTCCACCAGATCCAGTGAAAATTGCAATATCATCACAGATAGTAAAGATAGAAACTAACTGAGAATAACCGCCATTAGTAATAGAAACGCCTATGCCACCTTGATTATATTGAGTATATGAGTCAACACTCATTGTTCCAGTTACGCCAATATCATCTTCATATCCAGGTTCTGCATCAAATCCATCAACTTTCATTCCTATACTGTTACCGACAAAATTAGTGCAATTTCTGATATAAGGTCCTTGTGTAATTGGCCCAACACCTGGGGAATATGGAGGAATTATATAACCATCTCCAATATAAGTATGAGGTATTGTTGAAATTCCAACATCTAAAGTGAAAGTTGAACTCTTTCTTTGTGTTACATTTCTAACTGTTCCGCCAGAAACATATGTGTGTGGGAAAGGTCCTACCCCAGTATTAATTGTGAGATCATTTCCATTAACTCCATAAACTTTAAATACATAACCAAATTTTCCAGATGGATAAATTGGTGTTGTTTGAGCACCACTGGCACAAGTAAATTCAAAATCTCTTATTTCTATTAAATCATCAACAGAAACTGAAAAATTTGGATCAGTTACTGTAATTGTTGTTACTCCTGTTGTATGAGTATATTGACAATTTGTGGCATTATATAATCTATCGGAAATAATATCTACAACTTTAAAATCATTTCCATAAAACTTTCCGCCGAATTCAGTTTGAATAGATTCTGATGGGAAAGTTGCTGTAATCGTTGGACCCCCACTGCTGCAAGAATAAGTAAGATCACGAATAGTTACAATATCTTCTCTTGAAACATAAGCTCCTGGGGCGGTAATTGTAACAATTCCAGAAGTATGGTCATATGGAGCACTGGTTATGTTAAACGTCCTATCAATTACATAACCATCTCTTTCATAAGTATGAGGTAATGTAGAAACTCCAACATTTAATGTATAGTCATCCCCATTTACATCATCAATATAAAATCTATATCCATAAAATCCTGAAGGAAATACTGATTCGGAAACTGGACCTCCAGAAGAACATGAAAATACTAAATCCTTTATTTCTATTCTGTCGCCCTTTCTTGCATTTAATCCAGGTACGGTCACTATAACTTTACCAAATACCTCGTCATAAGTAGCACCAGATACAAACTTAACATTACTAAATGGGATACCTTCCCCTCTATTTCCTGGGAATGACGTAGTAATTCCTGAAGTTTGTCCATATCCAATTATTGTAGTTACAACACCTACCAAATTTCTAATTGTAGAAACTACATTTTTGCAACCAGCAATAGATTCGTTTACTCCTTGGGGGAAAAATTCCTCACAACCCAGAGAAGGATCTTTTTGAATAGCAGCATCTTTTACTTGAGTAAAAGATTTAGTAAATTGTGATCTTCTTTCAATTGTTCCAGATGAATAGGGCCATTCTGTAATCGTGCTCCATCCTACAGATCCAGCTTCCGCACTACCATCTCCAGAATGATAATGTGCAATTGTGGATGGACCTACCAAAACTTCAAATGTGTTTGGATTTGCAGAGAAAAATGCATTATCTTGTGGAAGTCTAAATACGCAGAAAATATTTCCATAATATTTTCCACCATATTCAGTTTGTGCTTCCTCTGATGGAAAATATGCAGTTGAAAAACCAGGACCACTTCCGCAACCAAATATTAAATTCTCAAAATAAATTGGATCTCCTGGTCTTATATCAGCATCTTCTACTGTAACATCATTCCCATTTTGATCTTGAATGAAAACCGTTGCAAATCCGCATTCATTATCATACAAAACATTACTAACAACAAGTTTTCCATATGTAGAAATTCCTGCTGCTCTAGAACTTAAATATGAAAAATTGTTATTATTAATAATTGATCTTGCAATTAAAAATGAATGTTCTAAGGTTGCTACTGTTTGCTCGACCTCTTGTGGATTTTTAAGAATTTGTGGAATTAAATTCCAGTCATCATCATAATAAGCACTTCCTGCGTTTATTGCCTCACTATTTCCACCTCTAGTTAAATCATGTACTATCCTTTTCCATACATCCTTAATATCATCTCTGCAATCTTGTTCTACATCAAGATTAACTCCAAAAGTTGTAGTAATCCCAGAAAGATATGTTAATCCATTGGAACTTATGTATTGTTGATATAACGTATTTGTAACAATACCAATATTGGTTTTAACGTCATCTATGGTAAGTGTGCAATTTCCAGGAAGTGGATCGTAACTTAAGTCCTGATATACCCCTCTAGATCCATATGCATTGCTATTTGCAAATGTCGTAGTTCCAAATCCAACTGCTGCTGGGGATGTTGCCCAATCAATGTTATTAACGACATGAGTTGCTATTCCAGCAGCAAAACTTAAAGCATCTACAGTAGCTTTTAAAATACTATTGTTATTAGTATCATTGCCAGTAATGTGAAGAAGAGCACCAGCATCACTGAAATATGTTCTAGCAGCACCTATTGATTTTTTATTACTTCCAGATTTTAAATCATTAACTAAAGATTTTAATATATCTTTAACATCATCTTCACAATTTACTGGGGCAGTTGGAACGCCATTGACCGAAATAACGAATGGTTGACCATTACTTCCAAGATATCCAAGGGTTCCTACATTTCTAGCAGTTAAAAATCCTACAGTTTCTGCAGCAATATAATCAATATTTGCTTCTATTTTTTTAGCAGCATCTTGTGCAAGATGATCTCCAGCATAACCACTATATCCACTATGCAGCCAAGCAACAGATTCATTTGCAAGAAAGTCTAGATTAAATCTAAGCATTCTTGCGGCATCAAAATATCGATCTTCCTTTGTGCCCAAAAGTTTTTCAAGAGATACCATTGCAGCTCCATCTCTTGCGTTTTTTCCTATAAAACTTAAATCAGTTATATGGCAACCATTGTTGACATAAAACATATCCTTTTCAGGAAATTTTGGTGTTATTACAACGTTTCTTAGTTCAGTTCCTTCTACAGCAACAAGTTCATTTAAAACTATTGGATTTTCTTCAACATAAATCCCAGGATATACTTTAATAGTATCTCTTGTTAAAGCAACAGATGCTGCACTTTTAATAGTTGCCTTCGCATCTGCTTCACTCAGCCCACTATTTGCATCATCACCATTTGTAGTAACAAATACTGTTTTACCTACTGGCGCAAAAGATTGAATTGTTACAATACCTTTTCCAGGTACTTGCGTTTCATCAATACTAATTCCAGGTCCTGCAACAATTTGAGTTACAATACCAACAAGTCCTGATCCATCACCAGCATATTTTCCAACAGTAAGAGTATCTCCAACTGTAAGATCATTAGAAATTAAGGCGCTATTTGATACTGATAGGTTTCCAATAGTTGCGCCAGTTAAACTTGCAGATCCTGCAGAAAGAGATCCAAATAAACCAGAAGATGAATCAACATTTCCAGCAGATAACGTTTGCGAAACCGTTAAATTTGGATTTATTATTGCATCGCCTAAAACATGAAAAGATGCTAAAGGTTGAGTTAAACCTATTCCAACTCTTTGAGTATCAATGTCAGCATAAATTAAATTGGTATTTACCTCAAGACCATTTCTAACAACAAAGTTTTTATTGACTGAGGCCATGGGTTTCCCTATCCACCCTTCTTTTATTCTTATTTATTTATCATAGTTATGGATTTGATTTTTGCTGAGTTGCGTCTGATATAACTTTAGCAATTAATTTTGCCAATCCAACTCTGTTATCGACTGGATCTTTTCCACCTGGAATCAACTTATATGCTTCCCCCTCAATACTTAAAAGTGACCTAGTTACGTTTTGTATATCTCCCTCACCAGTTCCAGTTGATGGTGCATTTCCATCTACATCAACGGAAGCATAAATTACTGGATATCCCACCCTAGACCAAGTATTTGAATTTCCATACAATTCTGAACGATTTGCAGTTGTCCATGGAGATAAAGCAATGCTTGTGTTTGGAACATATGCTTCAGCAAAATAATCAATTAATTTTTTGCCATTAGGCATAATTGTTGATGGAGTTAACCCGATTCCTGTGGAAACATCCTCTAATTGGAATGAAAAAGTTGTGGCATTTCTTACTCTATAAGAAGTATATGCTATTCCAGTTCCCTCTTCAACGTATGTAGTTGTATTAAATAATCTATTTAATCTAATAGTGACTATTTCCCCGTTTACAAATGGATGATTATCAGATCTAACGGTCAAAACTGATTTATCATTTATGATTATTGCTTTATACCCAGAAGGAAGATCATCGGAAATAGAAGCAGTTATTGTGTTATCCGTTTGAATAACTATTTGATCTATTCTACTTCCAAAAGCAAATCCAGGATTATTAGTTGCAAATGGAGGGATGAATTGTTGTGTACCTTCGTCAACTAAATCAAAACCACTATCGGTAGAAGAATTAGTATTAGCACGAATAACATTCAATGATTTATTAATTAATCTATAATCTAAATATGGAACACCTAAATTTGGATTACTTCTTCTTGAGGTTATAAAATATAAGTTGTCATTGGCCACAATATTTGAAAATACGGATTGATCAAATGCATCATTATCAAATATAATTGTAGCAATCCCACTCTTTCCACCCGTATCATATAATATAGATGCTTCAAAGTTTGTTGCTGCCAAATCTCTATGTCCTATAGAAGAAGTGCTATAGAAAAATAGTTCTTGAATCTCTGCTTTCTTCTCAATGTCTCCATAAGTATAAACTTTATCAATTTTAACAACGCCACCTTTATTTGCTTCTGCCAATGTAAGCATATCATGAGTTTGACTTAACAACCCTTGATTTGGTGGTGGCCCAGAATCATTAACATTATCCCACACTTTTTCTAATCCAAATGGCCTAGATCTTCTAGAAATTCCTCCATCCAAATAAATTGTGGATAATCCAGAGTTTACCAATGGGGCACTATCTCTTGATATTCCTCTAAATGTAAATCCAGTTCCAGAAATACTTCCACCAGAAATTACTTGTTCTATATAAATTAAAAGATCATTTCTAAGAGTATTTGTAGTTCCATCTCCAGATTGTCCCCCAAGAAGATTTCCAGGTATTCTAATAACATCATTTACATTATATAAAGATCCACCACTTAATAACTCAACTGTAGAATAAGTTGTAACCCCAGCAGTTCTTATTCCCCCTCTAACAATTCTGAATTGAGATCCAGAACCTGTTCCAGTTATAATAGAAGCTGTTTTTGCAGATTCATAATCGAGACTTGAATCTGGAACAGAGATTGTGGGATTAGATGTTTGTCTTAAAATTGATAAGTTTGTGGATTGAATTCCTCCATTTACATCAACAGATCCAATTTTTACTAATGCATCATTACGAGTTCCAGTTGTTCCACCAAGATTTGACCCAGGAATTAGATAAAGTTCATTTGTTTTATAATTTGAACCAGTGGAAACTATTGATTGAATTGTATAACTAGAAGTTATGCCAGTTGCATTCCTACGAATTATTAAAGAAGCAGCGGCATTACTATTTCCATTTGAAAGACCTATTCTTTGATTATAAAGTAAAGTTCCAGAAATCTTATAATCTGGCCTACCATTCAATGTAATTGGAGATGGATATGGGCCATTCATTCTAAATACTGTAGAAGTTGGTGCATTTAATACTGTCCTATTCCCATTAAATCCAGAAAGTGAAGAATTAGTAATTGTAACTCCATCTCCTTGATCCAATAAATGTTGCTGATATACAAAAGATCCATCGAAAGAAAATGTTGACGTAACTATTGGACCTCTATCAAAAATGACATAATATCCTTCAGTATCTATAGTTGTATAAGAAATAGATCCAGAAGGATTTTGTGTTCCAGAAAGTGCAAAATTTTCAGTGTCTAATATTTCTGAAATAAAGTAAGTTCCTCCAAAATCACTCTGCAAAGTAATATTTCCAGTTATAATATCCACCTGAGTTGTACCGACATTTGCAGCAGTAAATCCATGCCCTCCATTTACACGAACAATTCTATCAGAATTTGCTAATCCAACTACTCCATTTACATCTCCATTTGGAGAATAATCATTTGGATTTATTGTTGATGGTGATATTAATTCTAAACTATTTGAAGAAGTATATTTTGCATTATAATCTCCATCAAAATTATCAGTTCCAGTGATATTAATTGATATAATATCCCCAAATATTAATGGAAGATCAAATGTTAAATTTGAAAATTCTATAGAATTAAATCTAATTATTGCTGGAGAATTTCTAAGTCCAGCAGTATAACCAAGACCAGAATTATTCTCAACAGTAGAATAATTAGAAGGATTGATTGCTTCTTGAAGACCTACTCTTGTTAATCCTCCAGTATCAGTCCTCCAAGCAATTGTATATGGACCAGGAAGAGATAATTGTTGGGAAGATGCTGTATCAGTTCCATCATTATTTACAATATCAATTTGAGAACCAACTGCAAAAGAACTTGGAATTATATTTGAAAATGTTGCTATTGCTGGATAATTTTGATAACCAACCAATCCAACAGTGGATGTTATTGTAAAGTTTGTAGAAGCAGTACTTACGGTATTACTAATATTAAATAAATTTGCGTCTACTGTAGTAACAGTATATAGTTTATTATCAAATCCTGTTGAAGTATTTTGAATTTTTATTGATTGCCCATCGATTAAACCATGTGCGGTGCCTGTTCTAATTCTTACACTAGATCCAACTAATCCAGCAATTGATCCAGAACCTTCATTAATTCCAGTAAATGATACTGGATCGGTACGTGTAATTCCAAAAGTTGTGCTAGTATATCTTTTAACAGTATAAGTTCCATTAAATGTGGTTGAATTTTGAATTCGTACTTGATCTCCAGTTTTGAAGTCTACATCAGTCCCTCCCACAACTCTTGGAGTTCCATTATATGTAACTGTTGGTCCAGCATTTTTTAATGTAATTAATCCATTTGGATCAATTGTGGAATTCGATATTTCTGTGTAACTAGTTGGGTTTGTTTTACCATTAAGAGTAAATCTATCATTATCTATTTTTGTAATTGTATAAGAACCATTAAAATTAGCAGTTCCTTCTATTTGAACACTTTGATCTGTTGTAAAGGGATGATTTGTTGATGTGACAGTTGCTGGATAATTTTCCAATCCAGCAATTCCTCCCGTTGCATTTGCATTCGTAAAATCATCAGTGTATTGAGTCGAATTCGTACTGTTTAATATAAATTGAGTTGGAGAAACGTAAGTTATTGTGAATGTATTATTAAATATTCCTAAATTTCCAGTTGTATTTTCAATTTGAACAGAATCTCCATTAATAAAAGGATGATTTGAACTTGTAGTTACAACAGCATTTGCTCTCAATCCAAGAATACCACTGTTTCCTCTAAGACCAAAGTTTGTACTGGAAGTTGATGATGACGAACTTGATGGAATTGCAATGAGACCTGTATCGTTTCCAAAATTTGATTGAATTGTAAATAAATTGTCTGCAATTAAAGCATTTCCATTTTGATCTAAAACATTTTGTATTCCAACAGTTGATCCAACAGGAATAGAATTTGCTCCAGAACTTACAGTAATATAATAATTTGCACCAATTAAACCAATTGTTCCCCCAGCTCCTGGATTACTATAGTCTGCAGGATTGAGTCCATTATCTGTCAATAATATACTTGTTGGAGATATAACTCTGGCATTTCTTGCCGTATTCGTGTTTAATGCAGTTTTTCCAGTGTCTTGCAATTTAACTTGAATGTTTGATCCATTGGGTCCAAAATACGGAGACGGGAAAGAATAACTATTCGTAAATGATATAACTGGACCTATTCCTCTAACACCTATTCCTCCAGATGTATCACGTAATGCAAAATTAGTAGAGCTATTTGATGTAGAATTTAAACTAAGTATATTTCCATTTACATTATTAATAGTATATGTTCCATTAAAATTAGTAGTACCATAAATGTCAATTGATGCTCCATTGACAAAAGTATATCCAGATGGAGTTATTGTTCCATGAGTTACTTTCAATGAATCTCCAACCAATCCAACTATTGTATTAGAATTTGCATTTGAAGAACTTACATATTCATTTGGATTTGGTGTAGTTTGATTTCTAAAACTATCAGAACCGAGAAGAATTCTTGTACTATCTAGAATTCTTGCGTTTGTATATGTTTTATTGAAGAACGAAGATGGAGAATCTTGAATTTTTATAGAAATTAAACTTCCTACTGATCCAAAAGAAGACGTAGATGTTACCGTAGCAATTCCAGAAATTGTATGAATGCCTATTTTGCCAGAAGAACCCTGTAAAGCAAGTGTCGATGGCGTTTGATTTTCTTTAAGAATAAATGCATAAGGTTCCGTAAATGAAGATTTAATTCCAGAAATTACATATGCATCGTTATAAATTGCTGATTCTCCAGTGACTCCAAATACTGTAATTGCCATTCCAACTGACAATTTATATTCAGTAATTGACTGAGAAGCAGTGCCAGAAAGATTAAAAGTATTTCCAAAATTTGTAATTAAATCTGCTGCTGTAGATACAATGCCAGTTACAGAATCGGCAAGTCTAAAAGTATTAATTCCTGCCTGTGCTACTTGCCAAATTTTATTATAGACACTATTTTCATTTCCACTTATTGAAACTAATTGTCCATTGCTAAATCCATGAGAAGGTGCGTCTACAATTGGAATTAATTTGTTGACTATGTAATAACTTCCAGACGCATTTCCAAAAGCAACACTTCCACCTTGACTTGCAAATTCAAAAGAAAATCTATCTTGACCAATGCCAGCATCTTGTACACTTGTAACTGTAAGTCCATATCCCGTATTTGTATAATCAAACACAGTTCCAGTACCAAAAATATAAACAATATCACCATTTTGTAAATAATTATCAAGATTTAAACCTGAACCATTCCCTAAAATTGTAACTAAATAACTAGCAGTTACTCCGTTATTATTAAATTGATTAAAACCTTGTGATGAATTAAGTAAATATGGATTTACATTATCTGGAGATACTTCTCTTAAATTATAAGCAATACTTGTAATTCCAACATTTCTGAATGTTACTGGTACTACTAATTCCAATTCTGATTGGTTATATCCTACAGTTGACCCAGATCCTATAGTCGTTGCTGCAAATAATTCAGTTCTTCCAGTATTATCAATTTTAATTTGAGTTGGACTTTCTACAGATTTTACAGTAAAAGTTGAATTCCAATCTGAATCTGTTGTTCCTCTTATAATTATAGAATCTCCAGTTATAAAAGTATGATCTGCTGATGTTTGTAATAATGCATCAGAACCAAGTCCAACATTATTATTAACCCCATTATCCAATTGAGTAATAATTAATTTTGCAGGTAAAGGATTCTGTACTGGCCCTGCACCAAGACCTGGAGCAGAAACTTCTATCTCATAATCACTCAATACATTAATAATAGAAAGACTTTGATTATCTAAAGCAGGTTCTCCAGTTCCTGCTACAAGAACTTTTCCCCCAATCCCAATATTTCCAGGTAATGCTGCACCTGAAGGATTGAGAGTAATAAGACATTGATCATTTGCTGGATCATACTCAACTATAGTATATGCATCTGGATATGTAATAAAGGAAATTGCAAATGCTGTATATCCAATACTTACAATGTTTGGTGCAGTATATCCAATACTTACTACACTAGTACTTGTAAATCCAATATTTGTAATCGTAGATGTCGTGTAAGCAATTCCTGCAACATTTCCATGGGTGAATCCAGCTCCTGTAACAGAAAGTATAGTATATCCTATTCCAACTATATTGGAGGTAGAGTATGCAATACCCGTAGTGCTAGAAGTGATATTAGTATATGCAATTCCAGAAATATTAAATGAACTTTGAGCTAATCCTATTATATTTCCAGTTGTATATGCAATACCAGTAATTCTTGCAGTTGTGTACCCTATTCCTAAACTAGTTCCTTTTCTATAATATACTGAACTTATATCAATAGGTTCATATGAAAAAGTTGCAGTTTTTGGATAATATGCATTTAAAGGTACTTGATAGTCTATGTAATTTGTGGGCGTTCCCGATACCGAATAAGTATCTATTATACCACCCGACAATACATTAGTTACTGTAATTGTTATATTATTTGCCGATGTTCCATCCAATTCCGTTCCAGATATTAATAATTTATCCCCATTTTCATAATTTGTTCCACCATTAAGTAAAGTTAAGGAATAATTATTATTATTGAATTCATTTTTTCTTACAGTAAATGTGGCATTTGTAGTCGTTCTTTCTGCAAAATTATCACTCAATAAAGCAGTTACAGTATATTCTAAAGGTTGCACACTTGTAATTCCAACTACAAGATTATTTTCTATATTATCTTCTCCCAAAGAAGATGCAGAAATTGTAAATTTATCTCCAATTCTGTAATCAGTTCCAGCAAATCCTGGTCTCACTTGTATGATGTATCTATCGTTTAATTTATCAATTTTAAAAGATGCTCCAGTTCCAACAGTTGTATCTTCAGTAACCGTATTGTTTTGTCTTGTAAATCCAGAAGTGGAATCAGTTATTGAATACTCTATTGATTTAAAATAATTTGCGAATCTCCAAGTAGAAGGTGGATTTTGTGATGTTGTAAAAGTATAGGAATATTTTGATAGATTTGCATATATGTATTCTTGCCCTGCCTTTTTTACAAATACGGCATCATATCCATCATTGGATTCATATCCACTAATTCCGATAACTCTAAGATTTCTATATTGTACTTCTTCTTCTATCGTTCTTGTTACTGTTTGAATTGGTGGTCTAAAGAATAAAGATCCTTCTTCCCAAACTTCCCGTCCTCCAAAGAAATATCCAGATCCGTTAAGAACGTAAGAATTTTCTTTAGATCCAGTTCCAGAAGCAGAATTAACGTCAAATAATAATCTAACAAAACTTGGATTTATTAAAGAAGTACTAAAATTTAAACTTCCGTCAGGAGTAAAGTTATTTGTTCCAACATTGGGATTGCCTAATATTAATCTGAATGGATAATATCTTCCTGAAGTAAAGTTTAAATTAGCAGATGTGACCGAAAAAACATCATTTAAATCACTATCTGGATTCTGTAGTAAATTATCTCTTGTGCCAGAGTTATCTGGGCAAGTAATTGTAGAATTTGATACTGTATATCCACTATAAACTTTAGAATCTGGACCAAATCCGTCAATTCCTGTTGCATCGGATCCAATCCAAAAACAGCTAGTTCCAGTTGATTGAATTCTAAAGGTGAATGATCCCGATATCTGAGGAGCAAAGTATCCAACTATCATTATAGTATAATTGGATATATCAGATCTTAATCGATCAATTTCAAAAATTGGTCCCCAAAATCCACCCTTTTGAATCGTAGAACTTAAATTTTGGGTTGCTGGTGTTATCTGAGAATTTGGAATTTCAATACCTGCATAAGATGGATCTGTATTAAGAACAGCAGTTCCTCCTCCAGTATATCCTTCATAAATGATTTTGGGTTGACCTCCCAAATCAGCTGCTGCAGTTGCTGTTGAATTGGGAGTTCCATTAATAAACCAGTTCATACCTGGAGCGTCTTCAAATTCTCCAGTTGTAGTATTACCTAATGGAAGTGGAATAGCTTTATTAGTAAACCAACTTTCAATAGAAGACTCTGGATCTGGAGAATCTGGATCGTCTAAAAAATATCCTCTATATCTTCTAACATAAAATCCAGAGGAATTGTATTTATATTTGTCAGTTGTATAACCAACATTATTTTTAGTAGATATTCCAATACCTATTAAATTTGAAGCGGTATTTTCTTGTTCATTAGATGCAGCAATTACATATGTCGGTAAATTTCTTCTAATTGGAGTATTTAAAAATTGACCAATATATGAAGTATTTACAGATCCTTCTGTTATATTATTAACAGAAGCATTATTGGATCCACTATAATAAAAAGACCAAATATTTCCGTGAACGTCTTCACTATACTGTCCTGGATTATCTATAGTATCAAACGAACTAAATCTTGTTGCTGTTGACTCACTTGAAACTTTTGATGCTATATTATATCTTAATGATCCAAGGTTAAAAACGCCCTCATCACTATTAATATATTGATTTTTCCAAAGGTTTTTAAAACTTCTTTCGTTGAAATAATTTGAATCGGCTACAATAAAATGATTTGGAAAAGTCGTAGTTTCCGTGTTTAGAGTTAAAGATTGTGTAAAAGATTTTGATCTAAATGTTTGATCAATATACGTATATAAATTTGGTGATGATTGAAACTGAGCTCCTACTTTTAATGTATATAAGTCATTCTGAAGAGTTGATGGAAATATTCCATCATAAAACATAGAAACAGTTGATCCTACTGAAATATTTCCACCTGGACTAGTTCTGGGACTAGTATAATTACTAACTCCAGAGGAATCCAAATTCATTGAATAGGAAACATCAGTAAAAAATACTATGTTTACTCCTTCAGAAAATAAATTTCCTCTGAATAAAATAGGTGATAAATTGGCAACAGAAGAACCGTAAAAGGCCATTTTATTATTTCTTTTATAATATATATTTTACTTTTATTATGATGTAGAATACTGACCGTATACTCCCAAAACATAAGAAGAACTTGATGTAAATGATCCAGAAGCATCACAGAAGAAAGTAAATCCTATAATATAAGAATCTGAAACACTTACTGAAGTAGGAGGTATATTTCCGTTCAGCCATCTCAAGTTTGATGCTGGAATGATGGTCGAATTTATTTGAAGTTTTGTTATCAAATTGCTAGTCCCACTTACATTAAGAACGACAGTATAGTTGTATGTTCTATTTGGAGTAGTTGGAACTGATGTTATATTTAGGGTATCAACAGAACCTATCGTTCCATCCACTCTGAATATTGGTCCATTAGCAAATGAAACTGATATTACGTTTGAAACTGTGCTGGATGTTGTATTAACAACATCGGAGATTTGGAAGAATGTGGAAATGCCAGTTACCTGATCTCCTGCCTTATTGAAAGGATTATACCCCAATCTTGCGGGTATATTTGTGTAGAAAGATCCTGGTCTTCCTGTTCCAGTTCCATCGCCAGGACCATCTAGTAATCCAGTAGAAATTCCAGCAATATATACCTGATTAGATGCATTTGTAATTCTGGATGGAATAGACGCATTAGTATTTAAATCTTCAGGTTGTTCTCCCTGAACTCTTGAAGCATTTAAATTAGAAACTAAAACACTACTAGAAACTGTAAAGGGTGGTGTTGATCCATCATTAACAGTAGATCTAAATCTTGTAGATTCGACAACATCTCTTGCTACAATTCCACCGTATACATTAAATGTTGTAGTTGCAGAACCTACTATTAAATCTGCAACTCTGTTTATTCCTGCATACCATATATATCCGAAACTATTGACATTTTGAGGAACACTCCACCATAAAACATTATTATTTCTTCCTACGGCATAGTTTGTAGCACTTGAAGTTAATTTTTGGTCATAGATTATTCTTGTTCCATTACTTCTAACTGCAAAAATTGGATCCCCAAGTCCCTGATTTGGAGCTGTTCCAGGAAGTTCTGTGCCAGTACCAAAATTAATTGGGAAAACGGGTGATTGGAATTTAATGGTTGCAATACCAACAGAGTTTAGGTCCTGTCCATATTCCGAAATAACTTTAACACCAAATCCTAAAGATGAACCAACAAAGTTAATAACCTCTTTAGTTGCAAATGCTGGAGCGCCAGATGGAGTGAGAGTTGGAAAATATTCACCAAAATCGTTTCCAGTAACAATACCTACTTTGTTGGCAGCTCCTTGAGTTAATGCAAATGTAACTGTTGTTATTCCCGTTGATTCATTATATTGCTGCGTAATGTTTACATTATTGCCAGATTCAAATCTAAGAATTCTGGTTAATTCAGCATCAACTAATGCAGAGGATGTTACATCAACGCCATACAAACTGTCATTTATCCATCCATATTCTTGCCATTTTATTTGATTATCTGTAGGATCTGTGGCATATACCCACCCAACATTACCTCCAATCTGAGGAAGTGCATTTAAAACTCTATCTCCAACGTTTGCTGCAGTTGTTGGTCTTGTTGTCGATATTCCAATTTCTCTGGAAATATCCAAATCACCTCTAATATTCAGTTTTCTCAATTCTAATCCATTCTCTGAAGTGGAAGTTATCTTCTCATTAAATATTGTTGGACCATTAAATTCGGAAATAAGATTTGATTCTTTTCCTCCATTAACTTTAATAGATCTGTTTACAACAATTTCTTCTGGTGTAGTTATATTATATCCACCTTCAGAAGTTAATTCTAGAGGTTCTTCTCCAGTTACTGTTGGGATAGGAGACTCAAAAATCTGATCCTTTCCAGTACTTGTTAATTTTCTGTTATTATTATAAAAATCTCCATCACTATTCATTGCTGAATATAAGATAGTTCCTCCATCAATTTTGGTGGATTGGGACAATATTACTTCTTGAGGACTTAATACTCTATCTTGTCTTTCGGGCAATGCAGTTGAATAATTACCTGGACCAAATCCAAGATATTCAAAAGTATGTCCAGATGCACGAATAATTGAATTTCTTCTAAACTCGATTGGGAATACTTTAATTTTTTGAACTGTAGAATTCCTTTGATGAGTTTCTCTTTTAGTTCCAAGTAAAGCTCTAATAACACTAATACTATTACTTGTAACTCTTTGAGATATTCTCATTATCTCATTGTTAACCAATAAATAATCGCCAAGTTTTAATTCACTAATTAAAGTTGAGTTATATAAAACAAGAGGAGTGGAGTCACTGGAAGTGTTATTAAGTTGAGTACCTACATATCCAGTAAATTTATCATAAATATACTTCAATCTTCCAGATGAGTATTCATCTCTTAAATTAATATCCCCTCCACTTGCAGCATAATTTACTGGAATTGCTTTAATAGTTCCACTAGTCGATTGTGAAGAATTTGATTTTCCTACATTAATTCTTACACTTAATTGACTATTAACTCTAGTTACAACAAAGTTTTTATCATTATAAAAACTATTAGTAGCTCCATAAAGTGATATTGTTGATCCAGATTTAAATGGATGTGTTGTAGTAAAACCAACAGTTCCTACACCACTAATTCGATCATAAGAGATCGAATTTACATTTAACGCAGTTCCAGAAATATTTCCAATGGCATTATCAGATGCATCTCCAATTGAAGGTAAAACTTGAGTTAAAGTTTTTTGGGATTCCACTTCAATTTGTTTGGGGAATCCAGTTTTAACAGAAGTAACAATATAATTACCATTATATTGATCATAAGTTTTTGATACTGATTTTACTGACGAAACATTAATTACAATTCCTTGCGAATTATTAATATTTGATACCGTAAACAATGCTGAATTTGAATTTGTCCATGATGCACCTGTAGATAATCCTACAGCAGATAATGTGTTTCCTATTCCGTATGCACTTCCGCCATCTAATATAGTAACAGAATTTACAACCCCACTTGCATTAATATTAACAATTGCTGTTGCCTTTGTTCCCGTAGTTGAACCAGCGAATCCAACTAAAGAAATATTATAATATGTTCCAGGAACATAATTTTGTCCAGAATTGGTAATTGATACTTCTAGAATAGAATTTAAATTATGCTCTCTTGATGTATAAATTGTGTGTGAAGTTCCAGAGGAAGAACCGATATCGAAAATGTCAAACCCAAATTTAAGGTCTTGTAGATTTTTATAAAGTGTTTCTTTTGTTATGCTATTCTGGGGATCATTTATTGAAACTTGTCCGATAGGATCTGGCAATGCATAACAGAAAGATTCAGTTGGGTCTGAATTTGGATTATCTCTATTTAATTGTGGGTAAAGATTTTGAATTGGTTGAGAGAATGATAACTCAGTAAATGGAGATACTGAAGGTGAATTGGAAGAATTTGTTAAGGTTATATGATAAATTCCATCTTGCCTGTCTTTTTCATAAGGTTGTATTTCTTCACTTCTAAAAATTTGATATGTATTTTTTAATTTTCTATTTACATATCTTGGTAAAGATTCTGGATCTCTTGTATTAATATTGTTATCAAATAACCCAGGATTAACTGGCAAAAGATAAGAAAATTCTCTAGAACTACTTACATCAATTACTTCAAATGTTCCATTATATCCTTTATTAAATTCTCCTTCAGGATTGTTGTCGGTAATAATATTATAAATTGAAACTTGAGAACCTTCGTTTAAGTTGTGGGGGAGTTCGGTCGTGACTGTAACAGTGTTAGATACCCAAACTGCATTTGAAATATATCTAAGATTTCTTAATTCAGTGGGGTTTGTCAAAGTTACCGATGCTTGTGGAAAATATTTTGATAATTCTACAACATCTGATGCATTTGTTGATGATGAATCTTGTAAAATATATCCATCCAAAGGAGGTCTAGAAGTAAATGTACTGTCTTTTGGAAGAACATATCTAAATTTATAAATTTTATCATCATTAGACCTTTTATCTGGAGTTCTTTTTATAAAAGTTCTGGAAGAAACTACTTCTGGGAATGGTCCAGATGGATATAAGGACTGATATTTAGTAAAGACTGTGTTAGTCAATGGATTACATAAAATATACCACCCAGCTGTTTTTCCTCCTAAAGATACAACAGCAGATGAGTCAAATTTTAATGGACTTCCAGGATCATTTGGTTTTTTGTCTGTAACTCTACTAATAACATCTATTATTCCACCTTTATTATTAAAGACTACTTGCTCAGCACCATTAATAGCATCTTGTTGATTTGATGATAATTTGATAGTTCTTAATGAGTCATTAATTACATAATAAGTTTTTCCAGGGGAAATGCCATCTGGAAGTGATCCACTCTTTGGCACTAATGTAACAGATTCTCCTGGTCTAAATGAATGTTCAGAAATAAATTCTATTGTATTATTTACGATAGAATTGATGCCAACATTGCTTTGTCCTACTCTGTATGTTTTTTCTGCAACAATATTGAAAAGATCTGGATTGGCAGTAGTACTTTGAGTATCACCCATAACAACGTCTGCGGTGAAAATACCCAGACCAGATGAAGGATCATTTATTTGAAGGTATAATTTTTCATTTTTTGAAGCACCAAATCTATATCCATTTAAAATATAATCTGGTGGGCTATTGATATCATTCTCATTGTAAATATACAATCTAGATGCGTTGTTGATTGTACGAGTTAATTGAACGTCTATAGGAACATACTCAAGAGTTTGCTCTTCAGAATCTATTTCTTTTGGTGCTACAATATGAGTAATATAACCGCAATCATCTCTTATGAAAGATGAATCTCTAAATCCGTTTGAGACTAAAGATTTGGCTCCAAAGTTGGAGTTTGAGTTTGTAATTGAATGATCACCACCAGATTCTGCTAAGAAATGATTTGCAAAACCAATAGCAAATACAGAAACTAACTGTAAGAAAGCATTATTAGATGCTTTAATGTGATAGTTTTCATATGAAGGTTTAAATCTAGATAAGGAATTTGTATGTCCATTTGGTTCATTTGAAATATAAATTCCCTGTGCTTTATCATATCTTACGAAAGCTCTATCATCTTTTTGAAGTCCAATTCCAGTGAACTGTGCAACAACCATGCTTTGGAATCCTGTGGCATTTTTTCCATCGGCATGTAATCCACACATTCCATATACTGATCTAAGAGAACAGTTAAAAATATATGGAGATGCTGAACTTACAGTATCTACAGTAATACTTACTCTTGCATTTGATGCATTGGGGTTTATTTGCTCTGGTACTGTTGCAACAATATATTTAAATGTTTGATTATCTACAACTTCAGAAACAGCATATTGTCCATTATAACCAGGCTCAGTAACTCCACTAATTTGTATAGCAGTATCTACACTTAATTCATTTACTTCTCTATCTAAAGTAACAGTAATTTCAGTTGTTCCTACTATTCCATTTCCAGATCTTATTTGACTTATTCCTACTTCAGATCCTCTAGAACCAACCACTCGGAATTCATCAACAACTGGTTCAATATCAACATCTGATGGATAGTCTGGGGATATTGTTCTACCTGCGCCATATCCTAATCCAATTTTTTCATAATACATTTGTAGATCAGTTCGATCTGTAGAATATGTTAAAAAGTCATCTTCAATTTTAACCGAATTTATTCCATCCGCATATTCAAATACTGTTAATTTGTGGTGAGAGAAGTTTGGTACAGTTTGATTTCCAGTATAATCCGAAAAAATTAATCCATTAGGATCTCCATCTAAAACAGTAAACTGCCAAAAATAACAACCACCAGTTACTCTGAAAAGAGCAGTTCTTTCAATCTCATTATTTTCTGGATTTGGAACATATAGGGGACGAATTTTAGTTTTTCTAAGATCTAATCCCACAATAGATGTACCTCTTGGTACAATAACTCCACCATAAACACTGTTAAATTTATAGAGATCATTTACTGAATCTAAAATATCAAAATTACTTTCAAAATCTAACTCTAAACTTGCATTGATATTTACCAATCCACTTCTGGTAGAAAATAAACTTGATCCAGTTGGTATATATCCTGGCCTGTTATCAATATAATGATCTCCTGGATATAACAAGATTGTAGTTTTTAAAAATCTATCGTTTTTCTTTCCTCTTTGATAAGAAAATCTAGCTGCCTCAAGAAGTGCCCTTTGGATAGTTTTAAAGGGTCTAGTTAAAGAATTGCCCTGATTTTCTACACTATCTGTAGAGTCTAAACTATTTGGATCTACATAAATGATATTTCCCTTTACATTCTTCAGAAAATTGCTTAATCTAGAGAGACCCATTTTATTAACGTACTTGTTTTCGTTACTGATTATTTAGTCGAAAACAAAATAGAAATTTATTTTTTATTTTATTAAATACTCTACGGTGTCAGCAATGTCTTGCATTGCTAATCTAAGATCTTCTCTTTGCCCAGTTTCTTGTTTACAGATTGGTCTTCTATCATCAACAAGAGACCATCTCCACAAGTTCATATCTTTACAGTGCCAGAGATTAATTTTCATTTGATGATAGATTTTATAAGTCGGGATGACAGGATTTGAACCTGCGACTTCTCGCTCCCAAAGCGAGTGCTCTACCAAACTGAGCTACATCCCGTGGAGCCCCCTATCGGATTTGAACCGATGACCAACGGTTTACAAAACCGTTGCTCTACCACTGAGCTAAAGAGGCAATTGGGGGCGTCCGTATAAACTGGACCTTTTGTACTCCCCCTTTGTCTTAGGAGATTGCAACCGATTTCTCAGTTACTTGTATACTATAAGACACTTGTGGTTTTTTGTCAAGTCCTCAATCTTTTGGAACGAGGTCTGGGTAATCAACTTCAATTGGAAATAAACATGGGTGTGCTTCTTCTGCTATTAAATATGAAGAAGACATATAAAGATCATGTGGTGTGAATACTTTATATTTATTAGCTTCCATCTCTAAAGTTGGATCCCAAAGAGAGATTTCTGGAATATCATCGAATGTATAAGGATAGTTTTCAATAAAATACATTTTAACAACGTATTTTTTTGATCCAGGTTCTTGTGGATCATACCAGCAAAAACAAGTACTTACTCGGTATATCATAAGATTCTTGGATCTTATTTTAAGTATTTATAGTAGGACGAGGGGGACTTGAACCCCCACAGGCAATGCCCGACAGATTTTAAGTCTGGTGTGTCTACCGATTCCACCACCGTCCCGAGGTGCTTCTGCAGGGACTTGAACCCCGTTCACTCCGTTATAAGCAGAGGGCCTTAACCTATAGGCGACAGAAGCATTTCTCGTATATGACAATCATAGCAGGTCTTGCTTTGATTGTCAAGTGCCCCTAGTCAGATTTGAACTGACAAACCCGTAGGCGGTTGATTTTGAGTCAACTGTGTTTACCGTTTCACCACAGGGGCTGGTGCTCCTTGAGGGGATCGAACCCACCTGATACCGATTATGAGTCGGGTGCTTTCACCAGATAGCTAAAGGAGCAAGAATACTCGGAAACCGAGTATTTAAATTCAACTTGAGTAAGTGGGAGGATTATACTTCAAGTATTCAAAGAAAGTTAATTTCATTTCTTTTTGAGTCATACCGCAATGTTTTGCTGCAGCAGGAAGAGTCATTTTGCAATTGAATAATGCTTCGTTTGCTTCTCTTACATTTTCTGGAGTTGTCTTTGTTGGGATTTCTTTAAGTTCTTTGTAATTCATTCAGTCAATAAAACCTTGAATTTGTTTCAGCTTTGCATGTGCAATGCATTCTACCATAGTCCAGTATGCTTCACCACTTAGAGGGAAATTTTCCTGTGTGAAGTGTGCTGCTACGTCTTCTTGCATTGCGACAAGATCATTGCTGACTTCTCTATCCACTTGCATTGAGGGGGGTCCGTCAGTTGAGTACCTACATATTGTACTACACCCCTTGCCCGTCGTCAAGCCCCATGAAAGTTGCGTTGATCCTTACTGGACATATGAGAGACTGGGAAGATTTTTTCCCAACTATTAAACAGGAAATACTTGATAGATACAATCCCGATGTATATATCTCATCATTTAATCATAATTTGGATAGTATAAGAGAATATGACACTGAAGAAGGTCATATTATTGATGATCGAAAGGATGATTTGGAATATTTTAATATAGCAAAAATCTTGGAATATTATAAACCAAAAAAATATATTTTTAGAGATGATAATTATCAGTTAGATTTTAAGTTTAACACCATTTCCATTGAAAGAATTCCTAGAGAGTGGGCAGAAAGAAATATTTTAAGTTGGCATACAGTATATCTCTCCCTTGAATTAATAAATTTGGAAGATTATGATATTATTATTAGAGCTAGGCCAGATGTATATGTTAGAAATATAAAATTGTATAGAAACGAAAACTTAGTAATACCAGATTTATGCGTAGATCCAGGTCCATGTACAATAAATGAAGGATTATATCCAGATTTCGCATATGGAAATTCAAAATATATGCAAAAATATCTTGCAACTTACGAAAAGTTACAAGAAATGCATTCAAAGGGGTTGACTGATATTTCGGTAAGAGAAATGACCCTAATGGATTATGTCAAAAAATATATTGGTTTGGATAATATTTGCATGGATCCCGAAATAGAATGGAGATATAAAGATACCGAATGGTCAACCCAATTAAGAGAGATGCAATTTATGACTCAAATGGACAATCCATTGGGATGGTTTGAACATGGGCAAATTACTCAGGAAGAACTTGATTTTATAATGAAAGCCACTGAGACGGGTGAGTAGATCCTTGATGATGATAGAAAGAATCTTCAGATAAAGTTATTCTAATATCTCCAGCAACAACAATTCGTTCATCTGCTCTATCAATATATTGTTGAGTGAAGTGTCCAATATTGCTTGGAAAAATTACAACAGTTCCTTCAACAGGAGTAATCGTATAGACACTACAATTGTATCTATTATATTGCTTAATTAAATTATGCTTTTCTGCAGTTTCAAAAAGTCCACGTATGCATTCATTTTTATTATCTCCCTGAACAGAAACGCAAAATTTATCTGAAGTTGGATCTGTTTTGAGATAATAAACAAAACTTAAATTCGATTCGTTATGCGTATGTGGGGATACTGATGGAGTTTCATTATCTCCATGATAACCTACCCAAGTTTTGACTACATGGTAAGATAATTTTGAATGATCAACTGAGAGTGTATCAAAATAACCATCAACATTCCTTTTCAATTCGGAAAAAAAATCGGAATAGTTTTCATTCAAATGTGCAAAAATTTTACCAGAGCATTCTGGACTTTCATGTACATATCCATTAAACCAATAATCACGAAGTTCATCAAGATATTTTTCTTTAAATTCTTTGTGTGTTCTAATTGTACCTTGATAAACAATTAGAGGACATACCTCATGAATTGTATTCTCCATCAAATATCAGACCTTCATTAATAGTACTACCACTATTATCTCCTGGATATGCCATTGGCGTCAACCCCTCATATTCTGAAATATTTTTCTCAACATCAATTCGTTCTGCCATAATTTGATAGTAACAATTTATTGGTCCGCCCAAATTATTTTTAACAATTACTCTTGTTCCCCATTGGACTGCTTCAACAAATAATTCTTGATATACACCAATCGGTGTTAAAGTAACATTTATAGTATCTAAATTAACTAATTTTGGCCAATAGTCGGGAAGTTTAATAACATTTCCTTCTGCCAATTTTCCTTTAATATAAACATCAGCATCTGGACCTTCTAAACATACATGCCTTAATCTATGCCCATCTCTTGTTGGATGGGGAATATCAAAACTTTTTTTAGCATTCCAAACGCAAGATCTTGATGATAATGTCCCACCACATCCATCAGTCCATCTCAAATCATTAACGAAAACTCTATCATGATAATATAATTGGCACCCATTGAAAACATCAAAACTTCTATTGTCATCCCCCGTATATGGAAGTAGAGGTCTTATAAAACTTCCATATGGTATTGCCCATATTTGTTTTGGTCTGCAGTTCGGTTTTGCAACCGTTCTTGGAGTCATATTTGTTCCAGCCATAATTATGCCCTCTTAAGATTAGTTGTTTGATCTTCACGTTGGTCGTAATTCCATCCAACAATAGAATATTCTGTATTGTCTCCTGGATAATCTTGGGGATTAAATCCTTTATATTCGGGGATTAATTTATCACCATCTTTTCTTTCACCATAAATGTGATAGAAGCAATTGATTGGCATACCTCCTTTTGATTGAAGATACACTTTATTCTCATCGATTCTTTTTACGATTACATCTTGATGGGCACCGATTGGAGTCAAATTTACAGTGATTGTTGTGTGATCAACTAACCCCCTCCAATATTCTGGTAATTCAATGTAATCTTTACTTGCAACTTTTCCTCTAATATAAACATCATTACTTGGACCTTCTGGGCAAGTATGTCTCAATCTCCATCCATTTTTTGTTGGATGTTTAATATCAAAATTCTTTTTCAACGATAGAATGTGAGCACCGCACCTAGAAACAACTTCTCCCTGTGCTACTATATTAAATCCAGCACAAACATTTCCAGCTACATCAACGTTGCCAAAAAAACCAGAATTTCCAATAGTTGCTAAAGAATATGGATTATTCAATGCTGGTCCACCCCAACATAAAGCACCTGGGGCAAAAGTAGGTGGAGAATCTAAATTTGTATTTGGACCAATCATTACAGTTGCCCAAACATTTGGCCAAATAAAAGGATTTCCAAATACAGACGGACCCTCAATAAAACTAGAACCTCTAATTCTTGCTGGTCCCAACAATAAAGCTGGGGGATATCCAGCTCCCACATTCAATTGATGGGATGCTGTAATATCGTCTACTGCGTATGCCATAAATTAACCAAAATAATTTTGCTTAAGTAACATTGTTAAAGTTGTAACTGGATTCAATTTATCAGGTTTAAATTGACATCCAGCTGTTAATCCAGATACGAAATTTCCAATAAAATTTAATGAAGTATTTGATGCTATATTAATAGATTTGGGGCAAAATATTGTTATTCCCTTTTGAGCCTTAACATCAAAGTTTCCAGTTTTAATATTTACCGATTCATTTGAATCAAGATTTATTGTTCCTCTTGTCAGATCTGGTCCTTCTGCTCTTATATCTATGTCCATTGCAGACATACGAATTCTGCCCTTAGGAGCACGAATAATTATATCTCCATTTTCTGCCAGTAAGAAAAATCCAACTCCAGGCCAATCCCCACCTACAGCACTTGCACCAATTTTTCCAGCATGATCTGAAGCACACCAAATTTGATATGGACCAGGAGAACGATTTGATGTCCATCCTGGCCTTGCCCCGTCATTATCCATTGTCATATAATGCCTAGAGTCATGTGCTTGAAGCATCACCCCAGAAGTTACGTCAGCATCAACTTTACTTCCACTTGCCAAATGGAGATGTCCAAATTCTATTTGACCATTTTTATTTCCATATACTAAATGATTCTGATTTGTTTTAGCTCCACTTTGAGATGTTTTCTTTTGCTCATTAATTTTTTTTGTCATTAAGGTCTCCTAGAAATTTTTCCTACACAATCTATAATTTGGATCAAAGACACATTGGGATCTGTTCCAATTCTTTCGTCAGTTAATTCATTTAGATCATTACCAATTCTCTTAACTCCAAATATTGGCTTAATAACTGCATTAATTCCAGTATTGGATCTAATAAAGATTTTAGGTACACTTGTAAATCCTATTCCTGGATTTACAATATTTACCGATTCAAGTCTTCCAAACTTATCATATTTCGGTTCTAATATAGAACCAGAATTTGGTTGCAATTCAATTTTATCATTTGCTGAATAATTAATTCCAGGATTTGCTATTAAAACATCATTTAATATCAAAACGACAGGATAAGATCCATCACTAGAAGATGGATTAGTGATTTGATTACTTAAATCAACTATATTTGTATTTGGTGTAGTTATCAGTCCATTGTTTTGGATTGTTATCCCCGTTTCTTGTCCAAATCCAGTTAATGATTGAAGTTCATTGCCTTCATTATCATATACTCCAGCAAGTGTTCCTGTTGGTAAATATGCCACATTTCCAACAAGAACAGGAATTGTAGTATTTGGTGGATAAACACTATATCCACTATTTTCATCGAATATTATTGTATCTTCTGGATTTGAAAACTTAACCCCATCGGCATAAATGGATCCATCTGGTGCTGGCAAATAACCAACTCCAGGATCTATAACAACAACTTCCTGGATCGGAGAACCATCTGGACCAGAAAAAGTTCCTGGAACACTTACTCCACCAGCAGATGATCCCAAATCTTCTGCTGATCTTATTACGCCCGCATTAGAATTTAATGGGACTCCATTTGCGACTGCAGGAGAATTTAAAGAATTTGCTCCTGCGACTAAAGGTATTCCAGAATTTCCACTACAGACATTTATTCCAGCAACTTGTACAGGATATCCCCCAGAAGTTGCTAAATTGCCAGTGCATTGTAAATCTACTCTAAGTATAGTTCCGCCATTTCCACCGACTGTGGCGAGTTCTCCATTTAAAATGACGGGAACCCCATTTACAGTGACTGGAGATCCAGAGGTGGCTCCAATTTTTACAAATGATACTGCTGTTATATTTCCATTTGGTGTTGTTATTGACCCAGTTCCATCTGGATTAGATTCAATTTTAGTTCCATTTGGCAATGTAGTAATATTTTTTCCAAATTGATCTTCAGAATTTGGAGAATTATTTAACAAATTTGAGATATTTTTTACGTCGGCAGTAAATATTCCCTCACCAACAAATCTACTGTTTATAACCTGACCAGTTCCTTTGAAAGAACCTTGACCAGAACCAACTAATAAAGTATCGAATCCACTAAAGGATCCACCTAAACTAAAATCTTGACCCAAATTAGTTTTTCCATTTAATGTTCCATTGCCTTTGAAAGATCCATTTTCATATGTGCCTCTTCCATTAAATTCTCCAGTATATGGACCTTGCAAAATAACAATATTTTCTACGCCTTCAAATAATGGTATATCTACACTTGCTATTATATTTTGATTGTTTGTCAGTCCTTGAAGTTGAGATCCTCCATTACCTCCAACATTAACTGGTGTTCCTCCAGTTCCACCGAGAACTAAAGGTCCAGCATTTGTAATGACTGGAGTTCCATCACCACCTACAAATAATGAAAACCCAGTTCCTCCATCAGTCACAGGTCTTTGATTATATGTTAATGGATTTCCCCCAGATCCCCCAACGGTAATAGGAGTTCCGCCATTTCCCCCAACATTTACTGGGACATTTGAATATGTTAAAGGTTCTCCAGTCCCTAAAGGAGTTGCTCCAGATGGAGGTGAAATTGGATTTACTGTAAAAGTTGGCAGGGTTGATTTTGAATTTATCTTTAAAGGAACATCCCTTACAGTAGGTTCTGTTTGTGTATTTGCAGAATCTGGATTTCTACTAGTTTCTCCACCAGTTCCTCCAAAAAACGTATTATCATTCTCTAATCTTGCATATAAAACGGTTCCACTTCCAGGACCATCATCACTTAATACTACAGTTGGTGATGATGTATATCCTGTTCCCCCATCAATAATATCTACTCCCAATATTTCTCCCTGTGGGCTAATAATTGGATTTCCAATCGCACCAATTCCACCACCACCTATAAACTTAACTTTTGGTGGTTTTGCTTTCTTTGGTTTTTTGGAGTTTGCAAGACATGCTGATACACCACCAGTTACTCCACCACTAAATGCGTTTAATTGTATTATGTTACTTAGATTTGGTATGCTAATATTACTAGATGAATCACCATACCAAAAACTCCAACCATCTCCAGCACTACAATCAGCATCTTCATCACAAGTCAAAAATGCAATGATTCCCAAAATCGAACTCAGTGCATTAAATATTCCACTCATTATTCCACTAAGGCCCCCCAAAATAGATCCCAAAACATCACCTATTTGAGAAAGAGCATTTGCTATTGGGCCCAATATTCCGCCCAATAAACTTCCCATAAATGACTCAATTAAACATTGTGCGGTATCCATGGCCTTGCCAAGAAGACCATTTAAGAGTTTAAATACTGCACCCAAAAGACCTTTAATTATCTTATTAAAAACACATGCTAAGATATCAACAACTACTTGAGCACCTTCATTAGCTGCTGGTGTTAAGTTTGGGGGAAGATTTGCTTGGATTAAAATTAAAGTTTTATTGAGAATATTTTCTGCAAATCCTCTCATTTTATCAATAATGCCTTTCATGAGATCAGTTACTAATAATGCGACATCTTCGATAAGTGAATTGATGCCATTTATTACATCAGAAACTGCTCCAGCAAAAGTATCTGCAGCTGCTTTTATCTTATTAATAAGTGCCTGAACATCCTTTATAACTTTTTGAATTGCAGAAAGAGCACCTCCCGATTTTGCATCACATGCATATGTTTTTGGAAGATAATGAGTTCGTTGTTCTTTTAAAATGTCAATATCTCTAACATCCAATACATAATTTCCTCCAGCAGATTCACTAAAAGGAACTCCCGCGTCTGGACCTTCTCCTAATAAATTTTTAGTGGCAACATCATCGGATCCATTTCTTCCAACAAATCCAGTTCTTGAGAAAAATCCTTTATCTGGATCTCCACCAAAAAGTCTTGTCTGTGCATGATTTGGCAGCAATCCAAATATAATGGGCTCTGTTGCTTCTACACCATCTTTGTAAAAACCAAATACATAATTTCCTTGTCTTAAATTTGGAGTTTGGACAGACCCCCCATGACCACTTCCAGCAGTTACTGGAAGTGAGACTTCTGCCATATAAAGCTCTTCATCTGGAGTTCCTTTTTCTTTATCCTCCAAATCTCTACCAAAAATTCTTACTTTATACCTATATCCATAACCTTGAAAATCATCTCTAGATCTAAGGCTATGTTTTCCATCTTCTCTAGCAAGATTCTCAACCCATGTAGATTCGTCAACTATTTGACCAAACCACATGTAAGTCAAATTCACTCCACTTGAATCGGAATTAAATAAAGTTCCTTGTCCTGACATAAAGATTAATCTTCGTAAATTCTACACTCTAAAGCATCTGGATTTGAATCACAATATAATTCAAGAGATGATGGATCGTGATGATCTTCTGGATGTCTTTCATGATACATCTCTAATTGCTCCAATTCACCTTCAATATGCCTGCGAGTTTGAGGTGAAGTCGTGGGATTATCAAGAATATCTTTGTCTACTTCAATGTGCTTTTCTATGCTTTCCATAAGATTCCTCCTTAGTTACTATTTTCTGTAAATTGTATCTCTAACTAAATGCAAACCCGTCCACGATCCCTTATCTGTAATTCTATGACAAAGATCCATTATCATATATAGTCCACTTTTATTCTTACTTGGCCTTTGTGTTTTTGAATCCCCAATTTCTGGGAAATCGCAAAAAATCATATCTCCCACATGTAAAGTCAAATCTATTGCTATAGTTATATCTAATCTTATCGTTCCTAATTGATTATATCTATTTGTTGACTGCCTCAATATTTCATCCATGTCGAAATTAATTTCTTTGGATTCTTTTTTCTGTTCCCCCCAAGTCCTTCCCGTTGGCAAAGTTCCAGTATCAAACATTTTACTAGAATATCTTGTAACATTATTTTGGAAATTTATATCAGTTGCAATTTTCCAAAATTCTTTACCACCATTATTAACTATAAGATTTTGTGCCTTGTAATCGAAATCATCCTTTGAATATTTGTTCTTAAAAGGTTCAAAAGTTTCTAAATTACGTTTAAATAAAGATCCAGAAACTAAATGATCATCTAAATCTATACTTGTTTTCTCTACGTGATTGATAATTTTTGCATCATATCCATTAGGAATTTCATTCGTATTTGATAAAATAAATTTCTTCACTGGAGCCTGAGAAAATAATATGTCTACGGATTTAAAATAATATCCTCCAGCATTACGAACATTATCATTAGCAATTTCATAAAATAAATATCCCGCCAATATTCCTTGCCCTCCAATTCCTTCAGGGACAGTTCTTTTACATAACCAAGTTACTTTATGAAATGGCTTTTCATTCCCACCTAAAAAATTAAAATCATTTTTTGACGCATCTGTGTATATTGATTTTTTTGTTCCTAATACATCTTTCAGAATCGTAAATACATTATCAGATATTTTTCGTTCATATTTTTTTACAACTCTTTTATCAATTAAATGATTATCCATAGATTCTTTTGAATAAAACCATGTATTAACAGAAGTCATAGTTGTACTTCCACCATTCATGGCTTCTCTAGAATTATTAGAAGTTCTTAATTGATAGTCACCTTTAAAAATTAATTTTATAATTTTACCATCTAAAAATTGCCTTACTACAAGTTCAGTTTTTTCCCCAACACTGTTATTGAATCCAGATTCACTTAATGCCTTCCCCCCACCATAACCAGTATCAATATATGCTACATTAACTCTAACTGTGCTATCAAGCAAACTTTCATATATTGCTAAGGAAATTACTCCTTCTCTAATGTCTACACTTTTTCCAGAATAATTTGAAGTTATATCAAATACATCTATTTGACATTCTCCACCCTGAGCAGCTGCATTTACTCCCATTTTACTGTCTTCTTAAATTATAAGAGTTGTCTGTTTGTTCAGGTTTTGCTCCTGATGATACTTTCATTTGCCCTCTAGAAGTATTCTGCTGTGGGACTGTAATATATTTAATCTTTTCTTGATAATATACTGTTCCAGATTCAAATGGATTTTCATAGTCTGCAAATTTATTTATTTGCTTTTCTTTAATATTAGATGATCCTATTTGACCACCACCCTGCGCCTTTACAATTTTTGGTTTGCCCGATGGTTTTGCTGCAGATGGTTTTTTGGATTTATTTCCAAATCCGAAGAAAGATGAAACCGATGAAGCAATGCTAGAAACAAGATTTCCTCCTGCCTTTTGTGCTTTAGCAATAGGACTTTTCTTTTCTTCTTTTGCTTTTTTCTTTGCAATTTCTGCTTGTGCTTTTTTCTCTTCCCTTCTTCTTGCAGTTATTCTTGCACCTTCACCACCTAATAAAGAATTAACAAACTTGTCAAAAATTGGACCAGGATCACCACCATCAACTGCATTAACATGGAAAGATACGTGATCATAGACACCACCCTGCATACTGTCACTAGATCCAGAAGCACCCTGCCATCCAACAACTGTTCCTGCTGGGATTTTTTCACCATTTTTAAATTTCTTAAATGGTTTATTTCCATGTCCCATCATAACTTCAAACATTTTTCCAGTTCTTGGGTCCTTATAAAAATAAGATCCAACATTTCCAAATCCAGCAGAACCTTCTGCACCTTTATAAACTCTTCTTTGAGTGCCATCAACATCTATAGATTTCCTTCCAGCATTTCTTCCTCCTGGAATTTTATCTAAGTAGACCAATTCATATGGGAAAGAAATTTCTACACCTCTATTTCCATATGGCCCACTCTTATCATTATCGCCAAAGCTTTTTCCAATTTCACCTCTTCTTCCAAACAATTCAAGGTCAGCACCAGTATCTTGACCATCGGTATTTGGAACTCCTAATCTTCCATATCTTTTATCCTTTGTTGATCCTGCAATCTGCTGATCCTTTTCAATGTCACCAGGATCTCCACCAGCTTCTGTGGGTCTTTCTCCATCCTTTGATTTTTCATCTCTTTCAAGTTTTGCTATTGCATTTGGACTTGCATCAAATCCTTGCAACCTGCCACTTTTTCCAGTTCTTATAATTTTTGCTTCGTCACTTCTTCTCCATTGATTAATTCCCTTATCATGGCGTCCCAATCTATTTTCAATATAATCAGCGAGTTCAGTGTAATCTCCTTTAGCCAATCCAGATTTAACTCTTTCAGAAACACCAGATGGAAGGCTTCCATAATTAAATGCTATTGACATAAGAGGAATTCTAACATGTGCTGGAAGTTTATCTAAAGATTCTTTGCCCAATTGTTGAACAACTCTATCTTTATGCCTTTCCATATCATGTTTTTTCAATGCATATGCTTGCTCTTTTGTAATTTTATCCCCTGCCTTTACTGGTCTTCCATTTATTTTTGTAGCACCAAATCCAATTGTCGGAACCCCCCATCCATAAATTGCATCTGGATATGCTTCAAGTCTAAGACCTTCATAACTTCCAAGTATATCTAAAGTTAAATCTTCTTCACCTTTTGATCCTGGTTTTGATTTTGATGGTTTTCCAGGTATCAATGTCTCAGTTGGCTCTGCTTCAATGTCTACTGGATCATTCCCAGGAGGGGCACCACCTCCCCCTCCACCACCAGAAGGGGCACCACCTCCCCCTCCACCACCACTTCCGCCTCCCCGAGAAGGAGACGTACTGTAATCAGTTACAGAATCAATTGTAGAGTCTGAAGACATTGTTGCTAAAGTATCTCCCCCAGAATCTTTATCATCACCTTTATAATCAAAGTGACCTCCATGAGATCCTGGGTAATCATTAACTATCCAACCATATGTCTTTCCATGTCTTCTCATCCATGGTTCTGATGTTCCATGAATATCTAAAGCGTTCCCTCCAAGATGATTTGAATTTGGAACTCCACCAACTTTCCTATTATGAGCAACACTTCTTTTTCCACTTGCAACGTCAGATCCCTTTACAGCACCTTTTGAGTCCTGCATCATTTCACCAAATGCTTTTATTCCACCCTTAGAAAGAATTAAAGGTCTTCCATTACCATCAGTAACTCCTTTAATTGCAAATCCTCTTCCCGTTTGGGGGTGACTTGCTGGGATTACTTTTACTCTTTGATTCTTATCATCTTCTTTTTCATCTTCCTTCTCATCTTCTTTTTCTGCCTTTGATTCTTCATTTTTGATAGCTAACTCAAGATTTGACGATGTTTCTTTTGATGAACTTGGATTGGAAGAATCAATTTCTTCTGCATGTTTTTCATCTGGATAATGCTGACTTAAATATGCTCCTCCTCTTGTTGTTTCTTGTATCCTTGAGATTAAATCTGGAGCGATTTTATTTAGAGAAATTTTATTTTCAATTGAGTTAAGGGATTTAAAAAAATCAATTCCCAAAAGATTAACACTATCTTTATCTACGACAAACTCACCTTCATGAAGTTGATAAGTTCCTTCCTTGGAAACAAAACTACCATGGAATGCAGATTTTAAAATATTAGTTGGATTTATTAATTTGTTATCTTGATATGCTTGGAAATGCAAATGAGTTTGCATAAAATCAGGAGCGGATCCCAGTGGTATCAACTTACCAAGTTTTTGACCCGATTGGACTGTATCTCCTGGTTTTAATCCAGGTGTCATGTGCAAGTATGTTACTTTTAATCCACCTCCATGATCAATCGATAAGTTTGATGTATATCCAGACCTTTGATATGGATAATCTGGGGTAGAATTAATTACTTTTCCAGATCTATATGCAACTACTGGTATTTTAGGATCACCATAAGGTGGATTTTCAACAACATCAACTCCAGCATGTGGTCCATAAGATCTTGGTGCTCCCCATACTTGCCCAGAATCAGTTCCTACCCTTCCCTTAGGAAGTGGAAATGTTTTAGGTCCAGAAGGTTTATTTGATTTATCACCTGCATCAGCGTTGGATTCGGGTTTTTGGGGTTTTCCTGGTTTTATAGTTACATTTACTCCAAGAGATGGAACCTCAGCAACTGGTGGATTTTTTCTTCCGTATGCTATCGCAGCTGGTCCAGCAAAATAACCAAATCTGTGTCCATGTCTTACTATAAAACTATGTCCAGAAGAGGGCATACCAATACTTGTTGCCCAAAAATCTGTTCTTCCACCAATAAATTCTTTTGCAGATTGCTGCAATCCTGGATTCTTTATATTTTTAGATGCTTCTTCTACTATTTTTTTACCTCTTCCTTTACCATTTTTATGAGACTCTACGGCTTTTATAGCACTTTCTTTATCAACAATTGCTGCCCATAATGCTGGGTTACTTTCATGAACAGGTGAATACTGTTTTGGTGCTATAATATGTCCTTTAATAGTATTAGAAGATTGCCCAAAATTTAATTTTGATAATAATCTGTTATAAATTGACTGAGCAACATCTGCTTGTCCTTGAGGATTTCCATTTTCAAGAGAAGCAATAGCAGCAAGAGCCCAAAAATCTGCTCCACCACCAGATACTTCAACACCTCTAGATCCAGCTCCAGCTCCAGATTTAATATCACCAACAACTTCTGTCGCCGATGCTAAAGACATCTCTCGTAAAGTAGCACCGCTTGAGGTTACTTTAGTAGTTCCAGTAGAAGAATCTGTGGATGATCCTTTCTTTAATTGTTTAAAGTATCCTTTTATCATCTTGCGGAGTTTATTTCCTCCACTATTGTTTTGGTCAGATTGTTGAAGTTTATCTAAATCCCATCTCTGTGGTTTTCCAGAAAGAATTCCAGTACTAGTTCCAAATCTTTCCCATTCTCCATGAGTTCTTACATTAGAATCAATTGTAGATTCGTCCCATCCCCAAGCAACTGCTAATCTTGCTGCTTCAAGTGCCATAGCACTTACTTGGGCAGATGTTGGGGGGTACTTTCCAAAATTATTTGGGCCCGTCCCTTCTCCACCCATTGCAGCAATAGAAAGACCTACCGAATTTGTATTTCCTCCTCCAGTATGCGTTCCCTTATCTTCACCATAAGGTGTGTATCTAACAGCACGACCATCCCCCAAAAATGTAGTGTGATAATTACTAAATGGAGTAGAATACGATCCTGCGGTCCAATGTAAAAATATTTTTCTACTTTTATTTCCTTTGCCGCCATTAAATCCAGATGTTGTTTTTACAGGAGCTCCTCCAGGTTGTCCATGGGGAGTATCATCGTAATTACCACCAGAATCATCTCCAGGTGTTACTTCAGCACCTCCACCAAAATTTGGATCACTTCCTCCACCACTACTTCCACCTCTAGAGTCATCAACACTTTTTTTAGAAATAGAAATTTTTGATCTTAAAATTTCTTTTCTAATATCAGTTAATGCATCATTTGCACCCTTTTCCATTATAACTGACAAAGTATCTGAAACTTCCTCTACAGACTTTTCAGTAAATCTTATGTTTGTAAAATCTTGATTTACAGTTTCTGCAATTCCACCTGTTGCCAATCTCTGAACTTCTCCACCCACATCTGAAACAAGATTCAAAGATTTTGTAGTTGATAATTTTTGAGCTAGAAAAACAAGTCCTTTAGAAATTCTTGAATAAAAAGATTTGTCTGGTTTTTGTCCCATCGCAATATCAACTGAGATGCCCATCAATTCACCTACAAATGGAATTTTTTTGAAAGTAGATGAAGTATCTTTTAATGATTTTAAAGCACCACCAGATGGTCCATCTATAGTTGGCTCAGATTCTTGTGTTTGTTGAGGTTGTTCTTTACTTCCCCAAGTAAAAGGATTCCACCAAACCATTTGATTGTTTGATTTAATACCTTCAGTACTTCCTCCCCCAGTACCTTTCCCTGCTCCAGTTGGATCTGGGAAAAGTTTTGATATTTCATTATAACCACCAACATCTTTTCCTACTTGTGTTTCTTGTGGTTTTTGTCTTGTCGGTCTTATAACTCCACCGTTCTCATACTTTCTAATTATTCCACCAAGACTGTATCCAGCATTTGGAATTGTTGGTTCCTTTGGAACTGCTTTATTTGCCCCAGTAGCTTTATCTGCAATACCACTTGCTGCCCATGCACCTGCACCAGCACCTATTGCCCCGCCTATTATACCACCTAAAACAGTTCCAAGACCTGGAATAATACTTCCTATTGCTGCTCCAACGACTGCCCCACCTTTGGCACCAGCAAGTGCTCCACCAACTCCAGCAGCAGTTCCAACTCCAGCTTGTAAATTACTTTGTCCAGATGCTTTTCTGCTGGTAAAATCCCATGCTGCCATTGCTACAGCAGCAATTGGTCCAGCAGCTTTACCTAAAAACTTTCCAGCTCCCTTTACAAATTGCCCACCACCTTTTCCACCTACCTTTATCGCAAGTCTCGTAAGTGCTCTTCCACCACCCCTGGCAAAAATTCCTCCAGTTGCTTTATTTGCAAAAGATGAAACGCCTTTTGTTAACCTTTGAGCAACTTTTCCTCCTCCCTTTCCTCCTAGTTTTATTGCTATTCTTTTTATTGATCTACCGACTCCTCCCTTAAGAACACCCTTTGCCCCTCTCGCTGCTTGAGCACCTCCTTTTCCTTTGTTGCCTTTTTTAAGAAAATCAAAAATATCAAATCCCATATCACCAGCAAGCATTGCTGCCAATATGGTAAGATCAATCATCCTATTAAATTTCTTCTCAAAGTCTTGAATTTCTTTATCAGTTCTTGCTCCCGATATTACTGCTAATGTTTTTGTTAAACCATTAACTAACCTTATTCCACCAGCTACAAATTTAGTTAAAATATTTGCCAGTCCGCCAAAGACTTCCATGGCAAAATATGCTACTTGCATAATCTTGCCAAAAGTTTTTATAAGTGCGGGAACTAATGGAATAATTTTATCATATAACCAACCCAATGTAGTGAAGAAAATAAATCTCTTTACTATATCAAAAAGTGAAGTTTTTGGTAAAGATTTAGAGAGATTTTCTTTTACATCAAACTTTTTGGGGGATTCTAATTTTTCTTCTTGCGATTTAAATCTTTCCCTTTCAGCATCCGTTCTTTTTTTGGATTGATTTTTTTTGAAAAATTCTAATTTATTTTTCAATAATAAATCAATTTTAATTACTTTTTTTTCGATCGATTGTACAATTTTTAAAATATCATTACTGGAAGAAGTTTTTTGGGGTGCTTCTTCTTTCTTTTTAAAAGCATCATAAACTCCACTAGCAAAATCAAACCCCTGAGAAATATTTCTCTTTGTCAATTTAGAAGAATTTTCGGTCGGAATTTTTTTTGTTTTTTGAGCTGTAGTAATTGCGCCAGTATTTTTAACTGTGTTTTTTCCCAAAAACTTGGAAGATTTTATTGCTGTGCCAGTTATTTTTACTAAAGCTCCTGCAGCCATTTTTCTTTAATTCCTCTGCTAAATGTGATTAATGAATCCTAAAGTATCCATAATTCGTTTTCTTTCAATTGCAGCACTTTTGTTTGTACAAATTGAATTAAATGCAACTTCTTGTTGCCCTTGGACTGCTCCTCCTGGTACTGATTGAGTGGGTAGGTTTTCGGTGATGGGTGGCAATTTAATCATTGATGGTAATCCACCACCATTAGATGTATATGGTTTTATTTTATTCCCAACATTATTTGGTTTTACGCCAATTTTAGATGCAGCAGAATTTGAATCTGTTGATCCAACTATACTATCTAGGAAACCTTTACCAACTCTATCGACAGTATCTTTAGGAACTACATATTCTCCAGGTTGTAAAGCAGTTAGTTGTCTGTCTGCAGTTCCTCCTGGCATATTCATACCAGTATTTTCCATTATCATTCCCCTCGCAAAAAATGATGAAAAATCCTTTCCACTTCCAAATGCTTTCAATCCATAAGCATCTGCACTTCTCCCCTGTCTTTCTAAAGAATTTGCTCTCATGGCACGAAGTTCATCTGCCTGCTGTTGCATCAAGGATTTTTTAACAGGTGCTAACAAAGTTGATGGAGAAGGTTGAATTGACTTTGGGGGAGAAGGAACAACCTGTGGCATTTGTGGTAATGTAGGTGCTATTGGAGCAGATTGTGGTTGTGGGAATGCTTGATTTCTTCTCCCTCCAAATAAATTAGTAAGTGGTGAAAATATATTTCTTGCCCTTTCACCTAAGGATCCAAGTCCAGATCCAAATTGCTGGAATGGTTGAATGCTATCTGGTCTTGATTGTGGTGTACTTAAATTAACTCCAAATTGAGAACCAAGCATAGACTCTAATTGATTCTGATAATATTTTTCGGGATTTGCAATATTAACTCTACCTCCACCAAAATTAACTAATCCACCCCCTTGCATTCTAGCAGCCTTAGATGTAAGAGTATCTTTGTATAATCTACTCGTTTGCTTTTTATTTTTTTCATCAGAATCTTTTTTCTTATTTACTGGATCTTTTGCTGTAGAAATGTCCCAGATATCTTTTCCTAATAATGCTACATCAGATACCATAGATGCTGCTTCAGCAATTGCAGGAATTGCAGCACCAACTCCAGTCAATGACGCACCAGATGTTGCAAGTGTTGTTGCTCCAGATGCAGCACCAAATCCAGCTAAGGCAGCACCAAATTTATCACCCCTCTCTGCTCTTGCCGCAGCATCAGCAGCACTTGCAGCAACGCCTAAACCAGGAACCATTCTTCCACCAAACTTGCCAAATGCCCCACCAATTTTCATCATTTTTGGATTTTTTGCTATTCCAGATCCAATATTTGAAACTCGTTTAGGGATTCCTCCAAAAAAATTTGCTGCAGATTTTAAATATTTTCCTTTTTCAAGTGATTCTTTTGTTGTTTTTACTCCAGAATTTATTCCAGATATTGTATCGGAAACATTTCCCCAAAATCCTTTCTTTTGATTTTCTGATGGAGATTTTTTTCCAGTAATAGTAGAAACTCCAGATTTTATACCTGAAGATTTGCTAGTAGTTTTTTTAATAGCTTTTCTAGCAATGTCTCTCTTTCTATTTTGTTGAAAAAACCCACCAATCCCTGACGTAATTTTTTTAATTATTCCACCACCAGCTTTCTGTTGAATCGGTGGAGGTGGGGCATCAGTAGTTGTTTTAATCGGCAAGTTTGTTGCAGAATCTATTGATGGAGGAGGTGGTGCTGAAGGTGTGGGAGTTGAAAGATTTAAATTACTTCCATAAGCCTTTTTAGGATCTACTTTTAACTTACTTGTATCAATTTTTGGCAAATTATAATTAGATGCTCTTACTCCCAATGCACCCAATGTGTCACCTTGTCTATCAAGTGACCTTGCTCTCATTTCACGAAGTTCCCTTAAACTATCAGATATAGATTGCTTCTTAGGTTGCTGAACATTTAATTTTACATTTGGATTAAATGCCGTACTTACAAGGTTCTTATTTTGACTTGGTTTAAAATTATAATTTGTTTTTATTGGATTTATTTTCAATCCCAAATCTGCACCAAATGGACCTCTATTCTTTGGAACATTTTTAGCAACAGGTTTGTTTGCGTTGAAAGATTTATTTCTATTAAAAATAAATTTATTATAAAAATCTAGAATTTTATCGTTGAAGTTTTTATTTGAATTTTCTAATTTAGATGCTCTCAGTCCATAAGCATCATTCGTTCTTCCCTGCCTTTCTAAGGAATCAGATCTCATTCCATAAAGTTCTCTCAATATTTCCATTATATTTTTTGTTTTTCCAGAAGACAATCCACCACCTTGCTTCTTAACGATGCCACCACCTTGCTTTTTAACGATTCCACCACCTTGCTTGCCAACCCACCCTCTAGGATCTATTGCCCATCTTTTTGGTTTTGGTGCTGCAGGTTTTGGTGCTGCAGGTTTTGGTGCTGCAGATGCTGGAGGAGCAAAGAAATTTCCAATAGATGACATTGCCCTGGAAGCAATGTTCATTATTGGATTTCTTGGTGCTGGTGCTGCAGGTTTTGGTGCTGCTGGTGCAAAACCTTTGCCATAGTTTACACCACCAGATAATCCTTGAATTCTTCGTAGATTATCTTGAGTTTCGGCAAGATGATTATATCCACCATTTATATTGTAAGTAAATGATTTGCTATCACCCTTTTTTGCCATATCGGCAAAATTAACACCAAATGTTTTCTCTCTATCTTCAAGATAATATAGTGTGGATAATGCTTGAACTTTTGGATCTTTAGATAAAAGATCTGGATTTTTAATTACATCAACTCCCTTATGACCATTTCTTGCTAACCATTTATTAAATCCCTGATAATTATCTCTTCCAGTTAATTGTATTGCTCCTCTTCCACGGAAATTATATGCATCATCTGCATTTTTATTTCCAATCATTCCAGAATAACCAGAAAAATAATGATAACCTTCCTTTCCTTTCGGATCTCTTGGATCCGAATTGTACATTTCTTTAGCTCTACTAAAATTCTTAGATTCCACAAGTAACCTTGCGGTCAATTGATCCATGAATTTTTTATCTCCCCAACCCTTCTCCTTAAATCTTCCACTTTGAAGCATTCTATAAAGAAGAGGGATTGACTGTGCTAATGTTGGATCAAATTTATGATCTGGATCACCAGACATTTTTTTTCCAAGATCTAATACCGAAGTTCCACCAACTATACCACCAGAAGCATATCCACCAACAATTCCTCCATTGGAAAATCCAACCCCAGTTTTGGTTTTTATTTTATCAGAATCAACTTTATTTGGTTTTCTTCCCGATAACCATTCTGGAATATTGACTCCAAATTTTTGAAATATAGAAGTTTGATGTTCTGGAGTTAAAATTGCTTCTCCTTTTCTTACAGCAATTGTAGTATCTTCTCTATTCTTATTTCCGAGAAGACCCATTCCTCCACCCATCATTGAACCAAGTGGTCCACCAAATGCACCAATTCCACCACCACTTATTACTTTTGATAATACACTCTGATCTTTTTCAGTAAGAACTGCATCACCAGTTTTTGCTTTTATGAGAGTATTATCTTTTCCAGCGCCAGTAATTGGAATTCCATTTGTCAAGTCTGTTCCAATCACGCCACCAGAAGCAAATCCTCCTGTTTTTGTCTGGGAATTTTGATTTTTTACTTGCTGTGAAATTAATGGACCAGACTTTTCTGCAATGATTGATGCAAGTCCTCCAATTCCACCTAAAGCAATAAATTTAGGATCTTGATTTAATCCAGTTGCTTTTGCTTGTTTTGAAAGTTTATCTAATTCTGATTGTATTTTTGGATTTTTAAGAATACCACCTTTTACTATATCCGATGCGCCTTTTAATCCAGATAGTCCAACTGTTAATGGTAAAGTGGATAATTTTACAGTATTTTTTATTCCACTTTTTACTAAATCTCCAGCTCCAGAAGCAACTTTCCCAAATCCCGAAAATGCTTTACCTGCCAATCCAGCAGCACTAGATACTGCCTTCCCTAAATTTTCTGCACCAAATTTTCCTGCTTTAAATGCTAATCCTAAAGGACTAAATTCAAGTGCTTTTTTAGATGCCTTTCCTCCAAGTTCTAAACCTTTGCCCAAATTTTCGGCACCAAATTTTCCTGCTTTTAGCAGTAATCCCAAAGGACTAAATTCAAGTGCTTTTTTAGATGCCTTTCCTCCAAGTTCTAAACCCTTACCTACTAATCCAGCACCGCCAGATACTGCCTTTCCTAAATTTTCTGCACCAAATTTTCCCGATTGAAATGCTAATCCAAGTGGTGTATATTTTAAAGCTTCTAATAATGGGAAAGATTTTTTATTTCTTTCTCCTACAACTCCACCAGATTCAAATTTAGGTACTGAAGATTTTTGATTTTTATCTTTCCCAAACGCACCGAATTGATTTGCTAACAAAGATATTGGATTAAATTTAGATGCTTTTTTAGTAGCACTTAACCCAGCTTCTTTAATGCCATCAAAATTTTCTAAACCTTTTTTAGCTGCAAGGAATGGAAGATATGCTGGTCCTCCAAGTAAAAGTTCAAGTGGAATAGGAAGTCCAAATTCTTTAACTTTTTTCTCAGAAGGAGAAGATTTTTCAGAACCAATTAATCCACCTTTAGCATATCCACTTGTAGAGGGTGTTTCTGGTTTTGGTATTGGAGCAGTTTCTTCCTTGCTTGGAGTATCTACTTCAGTGTTTTTATTTCCACCTAAGGCACGAGCTGCACCAGCAACAGCCAATCCACCCGCAGCAAGTAAAGCAAGTTTACCTTTACCTCCCATTTTTCCTATTAATGGAAGGAGTTTTTGGGCAATAACTATGCCCATTTTAATAGTAAATCCAGCTAATTTACCAATAAGACCAGTAACTAATCTTCCTATTGAAGTTCCGAATGCCAGATAGGAACCAACTAAAAGAAGCCAATGATCTGAAAGAAATTTTACAATTGTGTTAAAAGTTTTTTGGTTTGCAGGATCACTAAACCATTTAATAAACATATTAAATGCTTTTCCAAGCAAAACCCATACTATAAAGTTTTTAATTCTGTCAAATATATCCTGGAGTGGAGATAATGCTTTAGAAGCTGCACCTATAATTGTCTTTAAACCTTTACCAAGTCCACCTTCTAATCGTTTTTCACTTTCTGATCTTCTTCCTCTCTCTCTACCTTTTCTATCTTCTTCAGAACTTTTTTGATCAAATTTAAATCCATCTTGAAGAGTTTTTAATATTGATCCTAAAGTCTTATCAATACTTTGTAACAATTTTATTAAAGAAATCCTTTCTCCCCTTTTTTCAGTAGGAGCAGAAATATTTTCTTTTTTTGATTGTGGTAATAAATTTTGAGGGGGTTCTTTCTGTTCAAAAGAAGGTGGAAGTAAATTTTGTGCTGGCTTTATATTTGCAGCAGGGCTTTTTCTTTGCTTTTGAACAAAAGTACTTATTGAAGTTACTTTTGATGCGTTTACTTTTGTTTTATTTACTTTCTTTTTCTTTACACCAGTTGTAAATACTGTAGACTTATCTTCAGATTTTACTCTTTTTAATTCATCCGTAATTAATTTAGATTGATCTGAAGTATATTTTGTATCACTCATGCGAGCAGCAATAGATGCTTCTCTTAATGATCGAAAATAATCTTCCCAATTAAGTTCGTATTCATCTTGAAGACCCAGCAAGTCAATAAGATATTGATCTATTACTTGAGTTGCTGGGCTTTTAGAATCCATTTTTGTTTGCTGTCTTGCGTTTTAATTCTTCTTCTTCAAGATGCTCTTCTAACATCATAACATAGATGTCTCTTTCCCAAGGCATCATATTTTCTATTTCAGTCAAAGAATATTTATGGAATTGGATTAAGGCAAAATTTAATCTATAATAATTTTCCAAATCCATATGAGACATGCCTACGCGAAAAAAGCAGAAAGTCCCTCCAGAATGACTTCACTCTTAACTTTTGTGTTTGGATTTGTTATTTTTACCTTATGAGTCAATTTGGGCATAGTTTCAAAGAATGTTTCAATTTGCTTAAATTGAACAGAATTCATTTGATCCAGGAAGTCTACAAGTTCTTTTTTAGTGACATCTGCAGAATCCCAAACCTCTTCTTCAGTGTAAATTTTATCGATGCATGAGGCAATCAATTCAAAAGATTGCTCCACATTATTGTCTTGAGAAAAATCAAAATTTGTTTTAATAAATTGATCCAAGGATGGATACTTCATTTCCATAGTAATAGAATCATCTACTTTGATTTTTGTAGTATGCTTTTCGTTTTTTTCAACTTCAATTTGATTGATGGGAATTTCAATAGGAACTTGCGTCACATTATCGTCTGGACAGATAATATTAACTTCAACGACTTCTCCTACAGACTTTCCTCTAATATTTAAAAACAAATATTCAATGTCAAATGTCGGTAAAGATTCAACTTTTATACTTTTTGGAGATTCAATACAATTTTTAATTACTTGCTTCACTGCTGTAGTAATTTCTTTATTATCTTCAGATTCTAAAGCAAGAACTAAAAGCTTTTCTTCTCTAACCAAAAATGGTCTATATGAAACTTTTTGACCAGAAGAAGGTAAAGATAATTCGTATGATGGTGTAGAAATTTTAGGTAATGGCATAATTAGTTAAACCAATTCAGGCAATGTGTTTATTATATATATCAGTATCTAAGGAATCCTGCAACACTGTCAATAACGGCTCTAGTCGTGTCAACAATATTCTCATCAACTCTTCTTCTCAATGGATTAAGAGTTGCTGGGAGATTATTAAGTAATGGATTATCTCTGACCTGACTGGCAATATTATAAACGTATCTATTGACAGTATATCTTGTGAATGAAAAAGAAACCGTACATTTTAAAATTTGAGAAGAATCATAAGAAACTGGCATCGATGCTATGGAAATTGGATAGGCTTTATGAAATCTATATGACAAATAAGTTCCAGTAAAATCTCGTTCAAACTTATTAATAAAAATATCAGTTTGATAGTCTGTTGGAAAAGCAACTCTATAAAAATAATTTCCATCTTCACTTGATGGTCTGTCTCCAACTGGAATAATCGACTCATCTACTACATGTTGTATCCAATTTTCAAAAAACCAAATTATGTTATGACTATTTCCCGAACCACCAGCTCCTCTAGCTCCATAATGATCAACATAAAATGTAAAGTCCATTCTTTCATCAAATTGCCTCCTATATGGATGTCTTTCTGTAACTCCAGTATAGTCCGAAAGAATTTCATTAGTAGCAAGTTGGGACCCAGGAAGAGAAGCTTCTGAACAGAGAAATGATATGTTTTCTTCAAGGCTCTTAAAATCTAATCCTCTTTCTTTTATCCACGATTTAGATTTTTCTGTAGGATAAAACCAACATTGATAAAACGATGTTAAGGAAGGTTTTGCAAATATACCTTTCCAATAAGTTACATCTGTCCTTGCAACATCTGGTTTAGGTGCTCGTAAAGGCATCTATAAATACGATTAAAGACTTATATAATATGTATGCGAGAAAGAGAAGGTAAATATCATCAAGGAAAATTTCACCCAAGGAATCCAGAAAAATACAAGGGCGATGTAAATAATATTATATACAGATCTTCATGGGAATTGAAATTCATGAAGTATTGTGATAGAAAAGAAAATATACTTGAGTGGGGAAGTGAGGAATTTTTTATACCTTATTATGACCCAACTACAGAAAGAGTTCGTAGATATTTCCCAGATTTCTATATGAAAATTGAAGAATCTGATGGAAAAATAAGTAGATACATTATAGAAGTTAAACCAAAAAGGCAGACGGTAAAGCCACAAAAAACTACAGGAAAAAGAAATAAAACATACATTAATGAAGTATTAACTTACGAAAAAAATAAAGCAAAATGGAAGGCAGCACAAGATTTTTGTGAAAGCAGATTAATTCATTTTAAGGTAATAACGGAAGACGATTTGGGACTATAAATATAAATACTGCAATAAACTAAAAAATGGCTCTTCCAATAGGTTGGAAACAAGAAGGATCATCTTATAGAATCGGAGTAATAGGATCTCAAAATGTTCAGACGGAACTTATAACAACCTTAGACGGAAAGCAGCAAATAGTTCAAAAGGGAACTAGTAATGTAATATACGAAAGAAATTTAAATGATACATCCTGGACCACAAAAAATAATGCTTTAGATCAGCAAATAGGATCAAATAAAACAACATTACAATCAACTGCAAATGGATTGACATATAGATTAATCTCATCCAATGGTTCAGACGCACAGAAAACTGCAGCTAATAATTCAAATTCATTCAAATCTCAATCTAATAGTGGAATAGATCCCACTAATTTGGAGCAAGATGCGAGAAAAGTAGAACCAACAGTAACCCAACAATCCCAAACTACTGCGGCTGGAAAAAGATTCCAGTATCCAGTCAATATGACTGATGCTCAAGATAAAGTAAGATTTACTGCGGTCGAAATTATACCAGGAAAAAAATCTGAATTTCTTATTAAAGATGCTTCAATCTATATTGCAGTTCAAGGACCAATAACAGATACAAATGTTGTTAAATGGGGTGAGGGAACATTAAATCCAGCAGAGCAGGCTGGATTAGATAAAGCTAGACAATTAATAGCAGAAGGAAAAGAACCTACCGTAGTTGCACAAGAATCTCAAACACAAGCAGCAAACTTTCTTCAGCAGCAACAAGCTGAAATGAGAGAACTTGCTGCTGGAGCTGCTGTCGGAAGACCTGATATATTAGCAAGAACAGCAGCAAAAATATTAAACCCCAACCTTGAGTTGTTATTTCAAGGTCCACAGTTAAGACAGTTCCAAATGACTTTTAAGATGAGTGCAAGGGATAAAACTGAAGCAGCTACCATAAAAACAATTATAAAATATTTTAAGAGGCATATGGCAGTAAGAAGAGATGCCAGTGCTGCCTTTTTAAAAGCACCTCACGTATTCACAATTCAGTATTTAAAAGGATCCCAAATTCACCCATCAATTGGGAAAATAAGTCCAAAAATTTCTGGCAAAACAAAAGCATGTGCGTTACTTTCTTTTACTACTGATTATACTCCACTTGGACAGTATGCAACATATAATGATTCGGAAGGAACTATGGTGGCATATACATTAAACTTACAGTTTCAAGAAATAGAACCACTTTATGATACAGATTACTTTGAAGACAATCATGCAATAGGTTACTAAAATGTCAGATAACAACTATTTCAGATATATTCCAGATTTTGAATACATCTCAAGAGGTCCAGGCAAAATAGGTTCCTCAGACTTCATCAAAGTTAAAAATTTTTTCGTGAGGGGAAGCATAAGAGAAGATTTGTTTAATAACCTCACAGTATTTGATCGTTATATTATTGAAGGCGATGATAGACCAGATAATGTTGCATATAAAGTTTATGAAGATCAAAATCTGGACTGGGTTATTTTACTATCAAATAATATTATTGACATGTATTCTGAATGGCCATTATCTCAATTAAATTTTGAAGCATATTTAATGGAGAAGTATGGCAATTTTCAAGAATTATATTCACCGAGATATTATGAAACTTTAGAAATAAAAGATAGTCAAGGAGTTGTCATAGTTCCAGCTGGACTTCAAGTTTCAAATCAATACATTGATTTTGAACAAACTATTATAGAAAAGCAAGAAGTATTTGACCCCAGAACTGAAATAACTACAATTATTGATGTAGAAGTTCCAAACCCAAATTATTTGAAACTTAAACCAACGTATCTTCAATTTTTTGACTACGGAACTGGTAAAGATGTTCTCTACAATAGTGTGATAAAAGAAGTATCAAATTATGAGTATGAATTAAAAATTAACGAAGAAAAAAGACAGATCTTTGTTTTAAAGAGAGAATATTTGGGAATTCTTATAGATCAAATGGAAGAAAATCTTGAATACAAAAAAGGTTCCAAACAGTATGTGTCTGGAACCTTGAAAAGAGGATCTACTGTAGATTTTGAAGATTAATCAATCATCAAGAAGACCTTGGAACTTGCGAAGATAATCGTCTTCATCATCATTTTCTTCTAGATCAGTTTGTTTTGCAGGAGCAACATCCTTACTCTTCTTGTAAGAATTTTCAAGTTCCCTCAGAACATCTTCCTCACTAGTTTTCTTAGGAGCATAAGATTCATACTCTTCCTCTTCATCGTGAGTAGATGCTTTGGGAGCAACACGATTGATGCCAAGGACATAATTCATGCGCTTCTCAAGTTCTTCATAGGACTTGAATTGATCAGGAGCAAGGATTGCAGAAAGAGAATACTCTTTCTTCCAGATTGCTTCCAGTGCTTCATCGTCTTCAAGAAGAGGACCAGCAGTATCAAATTCAGATTTGTCGTAGTTCCAGTAACCTTCCACCTTACGAATCTTCAGACGGAAGTTTGCTCCTGCCCAAAAATCAAAAGGATTGATGGGTTCTTCGTCTTCAAACTCTGGTTGCATTGCATTCAGGATCTTATCAAAGATCTTTTTACCATACTTGAAGAGAAATACTTTACCTTCATTCTGAGGATTTGCGGGATCCTTTACAACGTAGATGTTGCTGTAGTAGGACAGTTTACGCTTTTGCTTACGGACTGTTTCCTGATCTTTAGGATCACCAGTGTTCCAAAGACCACGATTCAGTTTTGCAACGGGATCTTCTTTGCTAATTGTGGTGAGAGAATTTTCGATGTACCATCCACCAGGACCTTGGAATCCATGAGAATACATCTTCACCCAAGGAAGATCTTCATCGGGAGGGGCAGGCAGGAATCGGATAACGGCAGAACCAACACCGTCCTTACCCATTGCAGGTTTCCAGAGACGATCATCAGTGCCATTTCCACTATTCAGTTTTTCAACTTCTTTCACCAGTTTTTCGGTGAGAGAACCAAGAGAGGATTGCTTTTTGAGTTTAGAAAAATCAGACATGTGTTTTACGGATTGTTTGAGATTTGGCCTTTACGACGACTTTATCCTACCAGTGGCAAGAAGGGATGTCAAGCCCTGTATCTAAAAATATAGTGTTTATATCATCTTTATATATTTCTTTATATCCATGAGAAATTATTTTTTTTCTTATCAATTTACATTCTTCTATGTAATCCAAAAAGTTTTGATATTTTTCATTTAATTCTTTTAATTCTATTATAATCATTTTTGGTTTCCAAAAATCAATAGAAAAAGATTTCATAACATCGTACTCATTCCCTTCAACATCAACTACTAAGATATCAAAATTTTTTGGTACATTGTGTTCTTTTAAAATTACTTCCAGTCTATATTGAGGAACCTTTACAATATCATAAGATATATGACTCATCCATTCTATGTCTGGAGTTCTTAAAACTTCAGACATATCTGATGTTGAATATTGATAATATAAACAATCTTGACTATCTTTGTCCATTGATCTACTGTAAGAGTTATAGAAATTTATTTCTCCCTCAACAGACCCAATAGAACAACGAATTACTTCGGCTTTGTTATAATAATGCCTATTATAACAAAGTTCATACGACCTTTGAATTGGTTCTATGTATAATCCATTCCACCCAAAATCAGAAAGTCCACTTGTATTGGAGCAGAATTCTCCGTCATAAGCTCCAACTTCAACAAAAAACCCCTCATAAGGAAATCCAAAAACATGCTCATAGATATTTGAAAGATTTTCTATTTGACATGTATTACTTATATTATACGTCATAATTTATTTTATGATAAAACATCTTTCATGACTTTAATCATGGATTCCATATTATTAAAAATCACACCAATATCTATATTCTCTTGCATTCCCATCATCACTGCTTGCCTTTGAATTTTTTCTTTAAATTCAATTGCTTCTGGGTCATCAGAAAGAGATAATCTGGTATATAAAATCCTTTGCTTTTCAAGAAGTTTTTCAAGTAACCCAACATGAAACTTCTTTTCATCTAAATTCATTGTTGGAAATTTAAAAATATTTTTATAGATATCTTCCTGGAGAATTGTAATCTCAGTCATTTCTGCTCGTACAATTTCAGAATTAAAAAAACTCACTTGATAAACTCCTTAATTATATTTTTGTACTTATCCATGTCAATATGTATAAAAGGAGAATACTTTTCTATCTTCATGGAAGTAAATTCCCATATTGGATCGATAAGATTCTTGTCATAATTTGATTTGTATTTTAAAACCCTGTTGAGAATAACAAGAGTTTCTAATGAAACTTTTCCAGATAGATAAAGTTTAATTATACGTGGGTGTTTAGATCCAATGACTTTGAAGTTGGAAACAAAATCTCCATCAGAAAATATAACATCCAATTCTTCTTTGAAGATATAAGTTAAAGATTGAAGTTTCTTTTGCCAGTTCTTATAGTTCTGCTCTCCATTCTTAATGATTTCCCCAATCCATAAGGTCTGGGGATCATCACAAGATGCAAAATTGGCAACAAAAAAGTTTTTAATTTCTTCTTCAGTTTTTGTTCTGGACATTTTTTCAAACCAGAACCTGTCTTTTCGATTGTAAAAAGATTGCAAAGAAGCTTTCACTTTACCATTGTATTTGTGAAAATCATATTTTTTCTGAGTAAAGTGATTCTTAATTGCAATATAAGTCCTATAACATTCTAACGGATTAAGATTCAAAATACCAATCGTGCTTTAGAGGTTTTCTTTAGAAAATTAAGATGAATTGCTTCGCATTTAATCTTTTCTTTCAATGGTTTTGAAAGAAGTTTTGGAACTGATTCCAAATCAATTTTATTTCTATCGCAGAAATAAATGATAGCATCAATGTAAGAAACTTTTTCTTCTTGAACAACTTTCTCAATTTCTTGAGCAAACCTGGACGGACAATAAAATTTTTCCTGTAGGACTTTTTTAATTTCCTGTTTATATTCTTTATCCATTGTATTTTCTAAATTTAAATCTATGAAATTGTCAAATACACTCATAATCCATTACCTTATCATTAACAAATTTTTTGATATATTTAAGCAAGAGATTAAAATATTTTTTCTTATCGTACTCTTCATAAACACGGAGTTCGCCATCTCGGCAACCCATGATAATAACAAATTTTTTAACAGAAAGACCTGTTAATTCATGAAGCATACATGCATACGCACAACATTGGACGAAATAATCTTCAATCCATTTTCTTGGTTTTGGATACTTTGAGGTTTTGAAGTCAATTATTGCTAATTCTGGTATTCCATTATCTCCAGTATATTCTCCGATACAATCGGTAGTTCCAGCAATCCCGAGAGATGAGCTATAAAGGGAACCTTCAAGTGCGTGAATATTATTTATGTTGTTTAGGGCAGGAACCATAATCTGAAATAGCATTTCAGACATAGGAAGAACATCAGAATTGCAATCAAGATTTTTAAGATATTGTTCAGTAAGTGTATGAGTATCTGTTCCAATAGAAGTAGATTCTTTACAGATACGATTTGCTTCTTTTTCTCCTACCTTTTCTCTCCATTCAGAAAATTTTTCTTTATTATAATGGCTGGTGACTGAAGTAATCGACACCAGCCTTTGGAGATTTTCTTGTCCTGGGATTTTATAATATCGAATTCCATCTATAGTTTCCCTTTTAAGATTGGGAAGATTCAAATCAACATGTGTAAACATTAAAGATCAAGCTCCGTTTTTTTAGTAAGGTATTCTTTAACAAGTCCAGATCTTACAATGTCATCAACTTCAAAATGAATCATTTCAAAGGAAGGCATTTGCTGCAAGATCCTCATAAAATCAACAACTCCAGATCGTTCGTATTGTTTTGTGAGATCACTTTGCCTTGTGTCTCCACAGAACATGATCTTAGAGTTTTCTCCAACTCTTGTAATTATACTATCAAGCTCATGAAAGTTCAAGTTTTGAAATTCATCAACAATAATAATCGCATTTTCAAATGTCGTTCCACGAATAAATGAAGTTGACCAAAAACTAATAGTTCCTTGTGTCTTCAGATTTGCATAGAGCATCTCTTCTGCAGCTTCATCATACACATCAAACATTGCTTTTACCATGTTTTTATATGGGATCTGATAAAGATCTGCTTTGTCATCATGAGATCCTGGAAGAAATCCAATTTCCCTTGTGGGAACTAGTGACCTTACCAAATAAATCTTTTCGTATGGTGATCTTTCATCCAAAACATCACATAAAGAATTATAGAGTGTGATAAATGTTTTTCCAGTTCCTGCTGCGCCATATGCAACTAAATGTTTATTTTCTTCATAGGCATTGAATAATCGTTCTTGATTATCTGTTAAGGGGGTAATATCTTTTAAAAGATCTACATTGATTGGTTTTTTTCTTCTTAATTGTTTCGGTGTCAACCCAACACCAACTTGATTTTCGGTCGGTCCCCTTCTTTTTCTTGCCATAGAATTTCTTACCTTCTAATTTGATTTTTGGATCCAGCAGATTTTGCAGCTTTATCTAAAACTTCTTTCCAACCAGAATGTTTATTTTCAAGTTTATCACGCCATTCACCAACTTCCCCTGCTGAAGGGCAAGTTGATGGATCAGACCAATCCCGTGTCCATTCTGGGTTATCTTTTTTCCATTGATCCCAATCATGGATACTCATTTCCACTTCTTTTTGTTCACCAGTTGTAATGTGAATAACAGGATATGTTGCCATTTTCTAATAATAATGTGTATCAGTATTTATTATGTGTATTCCACTCCAATGCTTCTGCAACATTGGGAAATTGTCCAGCAAAAATACACTGACATTCTTTAGCAATATCCATATGCTCCTGCTGTGTTCCATTTTCAGAACGAAGTTGAATATAATGAATCCAAGAACGACAAGAACCAGTCATGTAAATTCGTGTAGGAGTTGCAAGAGGAAGAATGAATCTAGCACATTCTTTAGCAATACCATCATTCAACATTTGCTTATAAAGATCCATTCCTCTTTTGAAATAATCTTGATTCAACATTTCATACTTTTGAAGAACGAAAGGATCTACATCATCAATACTATTCTGACGATTCTTGGTGTCCTGACGACGAAGTTCAGGAACGGGAATATTCCCAAGCAAAGAGCTATCAGCATACCTCTGTGAGAACTCCTGGAAGGTGAATGAACGATGCCTGAGGATCTGGGCAGCAATGCCCCTGGTAGTGTTGATCTCCAGGGTCATAAAGGCATGTTCAAAGATGCTCCAGTGCTCATGCTTGATACAATACCGAAGCAATCCAGCAGCAGTATCAAAGTTGAGTTGATTGTTTGGGTTGCTGACACGGGCAATGTAAGAGATTACCTCTTGAGCATTCTGTTCAATCAGATCACCAGCACCCTGAGTGATAGCAATTAGTTTTGTATTCATTCTTCAATCTCCCAACTATCTTTTTCTTTTTTACGAAGTTTTTTGAGTTCCTTCATCATATCTTTAATCTCCTGATATGCAACTTCGGGAGACATTTTATCAGATACTTCAAGTCCAACAATATATTGAACTTTATCTCCAAATCGAGCAAGTGCTCTTTCAAATTCAGTTAATGTTTCGTACATTTTTAATCCTCCTCGTAGTATTCAATGTCATCATCAAGATCTGGTGGAAGAAAAGTTTGAAAATCATTTGATTCGGTTTTAACTTCTTCTTTAAGCATGGAAATAAGAATTTCCATGTTTTCTATTATCCACGAAACCTTTTCTTTATCCATGAAATATATTTGTTCGACATGTACATTTTACACAAAAAAAGAGAGGGAGTCAAGTCCCTCTCTAATTTATTAAGCAACTTGTGGTTGCTTTGCCATATTCAATTGTGCTTCTTTAAGTTTTTCGTCTTTTTCTTTTTTATCTTTAATAATCTGAAGAGGATTTAATTTGACAATCATTTTGCCACCTCCCCATTATTGCAAGGACGATAGGGAATTCCACGGTATGTATTTTGTGGATGTGCTGGTGCATGTGTTTTAGAATACCACTTACGATATTCTTCTTTAGGTGTGTCGGTATTATACTGACAACCCCTATAAGTTGCTTGTGACATTAGGTTTTCTCCTTAGTTTTTAGGTTAAAGAGCGTTCCTTCAGTCGGCTTTTGCGTCTATTTTGCACTCCTTCGGAGATATTTGCTTCACCTCCCAAATCAAATCATTTCGGATCTGCTTTGGCAATGAGTATGCATTAACCCGAGAAACAATCAATTGTGCTTGTAAACAAGTTAGAATGAGTGCTTCCATAGATGAACGATCCGTTCCGAGTCGGCTTACTTCCGTTTGCTATTTGCAAATAGCAAATGAACGTAGAGGCATTCTAATCCTCATTATTTATGTAGTCAAGTCAGTTTGTAACACTTGTTACAATTACCTTTCAATATAACTCAATGTATGATTGGTTGCGTAGAGTTGTTGAATGATTATATCACATCCAATTTTTGGTTGACAATCACCACAAGTATAAACATCACATGCTGCCTTTCCTTCCTCTGGCCATGTATGAATACTAATATGACTTTCTGAAAGTAAACAAATTACCGTAACCCCTTGAGGATCAAACTTCTTATAAATCGTTTGACATACAGTTGCTCCACTTGCTGCCGCTGCATTTTCAAGTAGATCAATAAGAAAATGCTCATCGTTCAAAAGAACGAATGAGCATCCGTAGAGATTGAGTAAGTAATGCTTGCCCATTATTCTGGATTATTCTCCATATATTCATTTACTAATTTTTGGACGATATCTTCTCTTCCGTCGAGTTTATTTATAGTATGGATATTAGATTTTTTAAATTTTCTAATTTTTTTATATCTTTTAATTAATTTAGTTACTTCTGCTTGATTGATAATAGATTGAATTTTTCCAACCTCTTCTTCCTTTTTATCCGAGAATCCTTTCATTTCTTTTTATTTTTACTTTTTGATTGATACCCCCAAAGTTTTGGGTTAACTTTTCCATATCCCCATCCAATGTCCCGAACAACTCCAGGACCAAACTTATCATAATATAAATCAAATATTTTTACTCTTGTACCTCTACAAAGGTCCATAAAAATTTTATTTTCTATCTCATACTTTATAATGTATGCATCAAGAGGCCATGATGGATCTTTCAATTGTTCCATGGTTGCGTTTTCAACTAAAATAGTGCAACCATATTTTGGAGGCAGATTTTTCTTTTCTTCAGAAGACCAAGATTCCATTTTTACGTCTACCTCCGTATTTACATTCAAGACCTTCCTCCCCAAGTAATTTCAGGATAGGCTTGGGATATAATGTCCTTTGTTATTTTATATTTATTTTGCAACTTCTTATCTTTTACCAAAATCATAATTTCAGCTTCAAACGGATGCAATCCAGAAAGCATGTTAATAAACATGGTTTCTTTTTTCATTTGAGTAATTTGATTATTGCCGTTTCTGCAATAAATATAAAAATTTTGATATTCATTACGAATGGAAGTTTTGTTTTTTTCTTCTACAAAATCTTCAGTTCCATAATAACCACTGGTCTTTAAACCTTGATTCTTAGTTTTACTATTGACAAGATCACTAAGGTTTCCGCCAACAGAAGTTTGCTCATCAACACCAGCATAAGGAACATCTCCCTCTGGCAAAATAGAGACAACACTCTCATCAAAATTCATAATAAGAATCGTAGTGAGAGCAGGATTTTTATATGCTTGGAGAGTCTCTACTTTTTGAGCTACTGTTCTTTGCTTAGAAACAGCTCCAAGAATTTCGTGCATGAATGGATTTGGCTGAAGTTTTGGAACAGACCATTCAATCTTCGTCTTCGTCTTCGTTGTAGTCATAGTATGATTCAGGATAAAAATTAACAGCTATAGTTTGATCTGGCAATATATTGCCATTTTCGTCGAGCATTTCTGGATGTATGTTATGAGGCAACTTAAAGAATTTTTCATTTAAAAATTCTTTTGCTATCCAACCAACAACTCCCCCAAGAATAAAAAACATTACTGTGAATAAAACAGTAAAGGTTACAACAAAAGGCAGTACTTCCATTGGTTTTCCTCCTTAGAGAGTTACTTTTTTTTAATATCAATTCCGAAATCAAAGTTTATTTGTATCTCTCTTTTTAGGAGAGATAATGTTTTTTCAAATCTAAAATTAAATGTTTTAGATTTGAAAACTTTTTTCCCTCCATGTTGCCGTAACATTAATTCAAACCCCCGATTTATGTGAGGTTCTTCTTTATTTAGATCTGTTTTATCATTGTTTTCTTGCATCAACTTACTATTTTATTTTCTTTTAAAAATTTTACGGTTTCAATACATCCCCCCAGAGAAACATCATTATCTAAAATTACCTGAGGAAAGGAAGATTCACTTCCAAATTTTTCTAAAAATTCTTCTTTAGTAAAGTCTTCATCCAAATAATAAATCGTGTGATCAACATTTGTCAAACCCAATACCCTTTGAATTTTTTCACAGTATGGGCATCCATTTTTTGAATATACAGTAAATTTCATTTTAGTTTTAAGGTTGAGATGGAATTATAGCACATAAAAAACAAATGATCAAATGACTTTTAACTGGTCTATAGTTTTAAATTGTGCATTTGATCTCCACCATTCTAAGGAAATATTAAATGAATTTTGATGATGATGATCAGTTTCTCCAGTTCTTATTCCAGTGGCATTAAAATAACTTGAAGGGCAATTTTGAATATCCTCAACAAATAATGGGAACGAATAAACTTTCCCAAAGTTTGAATATATTATAGTTTCAATCACAGGTATTCTAGCCCATTCCTCTCTGGCAAACATATCCTGTCCAACATAATCTAGAGTAAAGGTATCATTTGGATAATATGTTTCTACCAATTTTCTTGCATGTTCTCTACTTATTAAGTAGGCACATCCAGACCAATCACACCAACATCTGTTTCTGAATCCAATGCTGAATCTGTGAAAATCTTCTCGCAATAAACACAACTGAACACATTCCCAATCCTCTGGCAGAGAATTAAAAAATTCTTTCCATGTAAAGTTCCAATACTTTACAGTTTGAAATCCCAAGTCATCCTCACAAATAAAAGTATACGGTTCATTGGTTTCATAATACCATTCTTTAATGGCCTTCAAATGGGAAGTAACTGGACCTCTACTTCCAATACTTAATCTGTGTAAAAGTTGAGATTCTATTTTATGTTCTTCATCATTATATCTTTTATATATTCTGGGAGTTACATTTTCAATCCCATATTCTTCAAATTTTTTATGTAAAATATTTCTTCTATCTTCCGTTTCTTCTATGCTTATATAATTTACAGATGGAAATCCTTCAAACTTTATCTTATTATCATCAATTACATTATGAATAAAACAGAGTTCACTAATATCAAAATCTTTGATCGTTTCATTAACTGCTTGTTTTACCCCAGGAAACCAATCATATCTTCCATCATCTGGATAATAATCATGTCCTGCCAATATTCCACCAGGCTTTACTTTTGAAATCCAATTTTGAATATCTCTTTTTACATCTTCATATTCATGAGAAGCATCCAAGAAAACAAATTTTAAAGACTTATCTTTGAATTTTTTTGATGCTTCTTCGGATGTCATTTTTAGAGGAAAATAATATTTTTCAACTGGCTTCATATTTGCCATGAATGTTTCATAAAGAGTTGGCAAAGATTCTTTTTCCGAATTATTTAAATGCTCTATGCTACCTTCCCACGTATCAATAACGTATAAAGTAATATCTTTTTTGGAATTAGCAATTTCTACAGCAAGGCAGGAAGTTGATCTACCTTTCCATGCACCAACTTCAACAAAAATATCACCATCTTTCGCCAAATTAACTACGTTCTTATACAAATTTGGATATGAAAACCAGTTTTCTCCAAAAATACTATCATCTTGCCAATAATGATCTAATGCTATTTCATCTTCAATATTTTCTAAATCTATTCTGTTTTCATTTAAAGAATTAGAAACCTTTTTATTAATTTTCATTATTCTATTATGCCACCATTTAAGAACTTCATTTTGAACTTCTTGTAATTTTTCCTCATCATGTAAAAGAAGTTTGCATTTATGAACTACTTCATCCCAACTTCTGCCCAAAATCCATGGAGGAGATTCTTCATATTTAAAAGTTTGCGATATTTCATTAACGGATCCAACTACGCATGGTATAGACCCACACATTGATGCTTCGTACAATCTATAGCAATCTAAAGTAGAATTTCCTCGTCCACAAGGAACAAATTTTGATTGAAGATATCTTTCAATCATATCATCTTTTGAAGTATTAGTGGCATAGGTATGAGAATGTATTTGGGAAAATTTATCCAACATCTCCCATCTATCATTTTTCATATCTCCCACCCATCCCCAATTATAAGATCTATTTTTTATTTTTGGTATTTTTTCAAATGAATCTGGGAAAAAATCCATAAAATCTAAACCAGCATCATTACAATAACCCAAAGGGATATGAGCAGTATTTTCAAAATACTCATATCCTTCATGATGATATTGTCTGAGATAAAGATTACAATATTTTGATAATCTATTGTAATGATTTAAATCTTCATTCTTATATTCATCGGATAATTGAATTATTATTTTGGGGTTTACTATGTTTACAATGTTTATGATTTCATTAAATGATTTCTTTCTACAATTAAAAACTAAAACATCAAACAATCCATGAACATTTTCTATTGTAGGTGAGAAGGTCAATTCTTTATTTTTGTCCGATGGCAATAAAGTATCTACAATATAATCAGTTTCCCATACCTTTTCTTTATTTTCATCCAAAAACAAAACTCTAATATCTTCAATCATTTTACAAATCACTTATTTTTTAACTTATTTATTCCTTTGATCTAAGCTTCGCATAATCAAAAATCTTTTGAGGAACATTGATCTCAAGTGCTTCTTCAAATCCTTTAAACCCTGGAGCAGAGTTTGCCTCACAAATTTTATAACCATCCTCATGAAATAAAAGATCAACACCAGCAATATCAAGATCAAGAACCTTAGCAACTTGAATTGCCAAAAGTTCCATCTGATCATCTACTTCAATACCTTCACCAACTCCACCTCTGGATATATTTGCTTTAAAAGATCCATCAACTGATTTCCTTTGCATCGCACCAATAACCCTACCACCTACAACAATCACACGAATATCTCGTCCCTTCGATTGATCAATATATTCTTGAACAATCATGGAACTTTTAAAATCTATTGATGAAATAAGTTCTGAAAGATCTTCAAATTGCTTTGCATTTTCACAAAGATAAACTCCAGCACCGTGAGATCCCGTGACAACTTTCATAACGCAGGGAAAACCTACTTGCTTTTCAACTAAGTCACTATTACTTGGAAACCGAGTAAGCATTGTTTTGGGAATGGGAAGACCCGCCTGCCCAAAAATTTGCATAGCATACATCTTATCCTTTGCAGCTTCAATCGAATTTGAATTGGGAAGTGTAGGGACATTCAACCTTTCAAACTGACGAAGCACGGAAAGATTATAATATCCAGTACTACTTCCAGTACGAGCAAGAACTACATCAGGAAGAGCAACAGCATCATTAAGATATCGAATTGATTTACGATCATCCCGCGATACAATCAAATCCAATTCATCTGCATAAACTACAGAAAAATCGATACCATATTTATTTGATTCTTCTATAAATCGATCTCTCTCATAAGTTTCCTTTGTGAGACGATTACATAACATCCAGAGTTTCATAAAAATATAAAAGTTTTACATAATTATAATTATATGTCTTGTGCAATAGACAATACAAACATGAAAATCCCGAAAGCAATAAAAGTTGCGAGTATTAGAAGCATAAAAAAAAGGAGTTCTTGTGGAACTCCTCTATTTATTTTAAAGTGCGTTACCTCTTGGTAGAACTTCCTCAGGGAACACAAAGTTCTCATGAGGTTGGTCTACTGGTGCCATCCAGGCACGAAGACCTTCATTGAGTAGAATATTCTTTGTGTAGAACGTTTCAAACTCAGGATCTTCTGCTGCACGAATCTCCTGACTCACAAAATCGTAAGCACGAAGATTAAGGGCAAGACCAATGATACCAATGCTGGAAGTCCAAAGACCCATGACAGGCACAAATAACATGAAGAAATGAAGCCAACGCTTATTGCTAAAAGCAATACCGAAGATCTGACTCCAGAATCTGTTAGCCGTAACCATAGAATACGTCTCTTCCTCTTGAGTCGGTTCAAATGCCTTGAATGTGTTTGCTTGTTCACTGTCTTCAAATAGTGTGTTTTCTACAGTTGCTCCGTGAATAGCACAGAGCAGTGCTCCACCCAGTATACCAGCAACTCCCATCATATGGAAGGGGTTGAGGGTCCAGTTGTGGAAACCCTGAAGAAACAGAAGGAACCTGAAGATTGCTGCGACTCCAAAAGAGGGAGCAAAGAACCAACTGGATTGACCCAGTGGATACATCAGGAACACAGAAACGAATACTGCAATAGGACCAGAGAATGCGATTGCATTGTAAGGACGAATGCCTACAAGACGGGCAATCTCAAACTGACGAAGCATAAATCCAATTAGAGCGAAAGCCCCGTGGAGTGCCACAAAAGGCCAGAGTCCCCCAAGTTGGAACCACCTGACGATATCCCCTTGAGACTCAGGACCCCAGAGAAGCATAAGAGAATGACCCATAGAATCTGCTGGAGTAGAAACTGCCGCAGTAAGAAAGTTTGCACCCTCCAGATAGGAACTTGCCAACCCGTGAGTATACCAACTCGTAACGAAAGTTGTCCCAGTAAGCCAACCACCAAGAGCAAGGTAAGCAGTGGGAAAAAGAAGAAGTCCAGACCAGCCAACAAAAACGAAACGATCTCTTTTAAGCCAGTCATCGAGTACATCGAACCATCCTCTCTGTGAATTTGATTGTGTTAGTGCTGATGAAACCATATCCTCCTCATTTATTTACAGTATTTATCTTAACACTTCTTAACAAAGAAGTCAATGAGTATTAGTGCTCATCCCCAATAAATCTGACCGAGAGTGAACAGGACAAACACAAGGATCGTAAATACCATCATACCTACTCCTGCCCAGATTACCCAGGGTTCCATAGGTTCGTGTTGAGGATTATGAGACATAAAAAAAGAGGGTTGTTATACCCTCTTAATTATATCAGTTATTCAGTTTTATATCAACCAATGGCAGGAGCAGTCAGAGCAACAGGAGTTGACTCAGCAGCAGCAAGGTCCAGAGGGAAGTTGTGAGCATTGCGCTCGTGCATTACTTCCATTCCAAGTCCAGCACGGTTCAGAACATCTGCCCAAGTGTTGAGCACACGACCCTGACCATCAATGATGCTCTGGTTGAAGTTGAAACCATTCAGGTTGAATGCCATGGTGCTAACACCAAGAGCAGTAAACCAGATGCCTACAACAGGCCAGGCAGCAAGGAAGAAGTGCAGTGAACGAGAGTTGTTGAACGAAGCATATTGGAAGATCAGACGACCGAAATACCCGTGAGCAGCAACAATGTTGTAGGTCTCTTCTTCTTGACCGAACTTGTAACCATAGTTCTGAGATTCGGTTTCAGTAGTTTCACGAACCAGTGAAGAAGTCACCAGTGAACCGTGCATAGCACTGAAGAGTGAACCACCGAACACACCAGCAACTCCAAGCATGTGGAAGGGGTGCATCAGGATATTGTGTTCTGCTTGGAAGACAAGCATGTAGTTAAACGTACCAGAGATACCCAAAGGCATCGCATCAGAGAAAGAACCTTGACCGAAAGGATAGACCAGGAATACAGCAGATGCAGCAGCAACAGGAGCACTATAAGCAACGCAGATCCAAGGACGCATACCCAGACGATAGGAGAGTTCCCATTCACGTCCCATGTAAGCATAGATGCCGATGAGGAAGTGAAATACAACAAGTTGGAAAGGTCCACCGTTATAAAGCCATTCATCAAGAGATGCAGCTTCCCAGATGGGGTAGAAGTGCAGACCAATCGCATTAGAAGAAGGAACAACGGCACCAGAGATGATGTTGTTTCCGTACATCAGAGAACCAGCAACTGGTTCACGAATTCCATCAATGTCCACAGGAGGAGCACCGATGAATGCGATAATGAAGCAAGTCGTAGCAGCAAGCAAGCAAGGGATCATAAGGACTCCAAACCAACCAACATAGATGCGGTTATCGGTGGAGGTGATCCAATTGCAGAACTGTTCCCAAGTATTCGATTGTCGTTGTTGTGAAATTGTAGCAGTCATTGTTTTAAAAAGTAGTAAGACCATCAGGGACATGGTGGAGTTACTATGCTCCCCGCACCCTCAGCGGGGATATGAGAGACGTATTTACCCTCCCTTAGGTCTCGGTTAACGGGAGCACAATCTTTAAGAAACTTTACATTCCTTAACTTGTTGATGTATTTATAATAACACTGTCAGCAATCCCTGTCAATAGGTCCAATTGCCTAAGTGGCACAGTATAAATAGAAACCACCTTTTTATAAATATTTGAGTGTTATTTGGAGCACCGCAGTGGCAAAATCTGCAAACAAGGGCAAAAAAGGTTCTGCTGGCGGAAAGCAGTCAAAACAAAATTCTGGCAATGCTACTGCCAAGAAAGCAAAGAATGGTGGGAAGAAAAAATAATTTACTTTTAATATGAAATTTAAATATCCAACATTAGATAATATAGTTCCAATATTAGTTGCATTTGTTGCAGCATCTATTGTTGGAATGACATTTACTAATTTTGTAATTTGCAATTTTAAAATAACTTATAGTATACAATATTTGTATTTAATAAAGGCATTTGATCGAAATGGAGCAACAAAGCCACCAAGTAAATGTGACGATAACACTTCAGAATCTATACAAACTTTAATGTCTTTGCTTGCTACTATTATTGCACTTAAAGCAGATCTTAAGAAAAAACCAGAAGAACATGATAATTGAAACATTAGAAGCAATTGGTATTTTAATTTCTATAGGTTCTTCATTAAAAGATCTTAAAGACAAATTCTTCAATTCTAAAAGAAGAAAAGAAATTGCAGAATGGACTTATGATCTTGGCAGTATCGTAGAAGATATAGCAATTCATTTAAATAAAAATGAATATCCACACCAAACATGTGCAAGAATGGCATATATTGCGGATATTTTTTCAGAAGTTGTGGGTGATGCGATCACTTCAAATGAAGAAAATCTTTTAAAAGAATTGTTACAATCTGCCATAAATATCGAAAGGACTTTTGGAGAATATAGTTCTCTTGAGGAATTTGATAAAACAAGTTACGTTCAAGAATTATATTCAATTTCTGGTTCTATTTTAGGTATTGCTGATTCATTAAAACATAAAAAATGAATGTACTCACTGGTGGAGATGTTGTCTGGTCTGTTATTATTCTTCTTTCAGTTGGTTTAGCTGGCACATCTTGGGTAATCTATAAAGTTCTTATCTGGGATAATGAGGAAACTAATTCTTCCGATCATAATCATCATTCGTCTTCTGACCAATGATGGTTTTTTTAATGAAAACAGAAACGTCAGGAGCAAACTTCAACCACCAGAAGTTCGTTCTTCAATTCGTAGAGTTTGGAAAAAAGGAGCAAAGAAATGTACGACTACAAAGTAAAAAGCATTAAAAGAGTTATTGACGGTGATACTGTCGAAGTTGAAATCGATTTGGGGTTTCATTTGACTCTTTGTGATAAAGTTCGTTTAGCAGGAGTTAATACTCCAGAAACAAGAACCACAGATCCAGAAGAAAAAGAAAAAGGTCTCAAATCCAAAGCATGGATGCAAGACCGTTTGAGTAATATTGAGGGTAAAGAGTTAATCGTAAAATTCGTAAAAGAAGAAAAGTACGGAAGATTACTGGGTTGGTTATATTTTGTTGGAGAACCTAATACCCTCAACGAACAATTAATTAATGAAGGGTTAGCAGAACCTTATATGACAGATCAACTGTAATCATGATGAAATGATGTATCATGATGATCATCATAAACCATTGGAATTTCATAATTATGTGATCCAAAATCATCAATAACATCGTAAGAATTGTCGATGTGCTGATCCCCATGAAATTCATCGGGGATATTTTCATGCCAATTATTTCCTGGATGTTCTTCTACAAATCGATCAATAACATCTGCAATTGAATTTCCATCATTTTCAGCGTTGTTATGAGGTCCCGAGTTACCTGGAGCATCCTGATCTCCATTTCCCCATCCATTATTTCCTCCTTTACCTCCTCCATTATTAGGAGGATTTTCAGAATTATTATCTTGCCCTCCGTCATTTTTTGAATCACCTGGAGGTTGGTTTGATTCGGGGTCTTGTCCATCTTGATGATTGCCTTTGCCTGGATTGTCTGATGCTCCAGTTTCTCCATCCCAAGGTGAGTTTCCAACTTCTTTATCATTGCCAGGATTACCTCTGCCTGGATCTTCTGGATCTTCGGGGTCTTCGGGATCCTCTGGGTCTTCTGGATCTTCTGGATCTTCGGGATCTTCTGGATCTTCTGGATCTTCGGGATCCTCTGGGTCTTCTGGATCTTCTGGATCTTCGGGATCTTCTGGATCTTCTGGATCTTCGGGATCTTCTGGGTCTTCTGGATCTTCTGGGTCTTCGGGATCTTCTGGATCTTCGGGATCTTCTGGATCTTCTGGATCTTCTGGATCTTCGGGATCCTCTGGGTCTTCTGGGTCTTCTGGATCTTCGGGGTCTTCGGGGTCTTCGGGATCTACAGGAGGATCTACAGGAGGATCTACAGGAGGATTTACAGGCGGTTCTTGTTCTGGTAGATCGCCAACAACAATGCTGTCGTCAACATTATTCCCACCCCCAAAAGATATAGTATCAAGATTAAAAGAGATTCCATTTGTCTGAACTGGTGTGATATCTATTCCGTAAGCTTTAAATGCTTCTGCTGGAGTAATATTTCTTAGAACCACATTATCTCCAGAAGAACCATAAGATTCCAATGTAGGATTAAAAAGATCTGTATCTGTTGTAACTTCAACTGCACCAACATTACTTGATGGTGCAGTTTCTACTGGAGTGTTATCTACTCCCTCACCTACTGGTGTATATCCACCAGGAAAACGAGCAGCAGCAGTAGGATCATGTGGTATTTGATCCTGAGATTGCTGACTCGTCTTGAGTGTTTCTTCGCCTTGTAATCCTAACTGATCTTCCATAATTTTTATGTTGTTTAGTTATTTATTTTTCATTCCCATTTCCCAGAGGTATCCCTCTGCTTTTCTACGTTTTGCCAATCCAGGTTCCACTGATGTACCTGGATTTCTGTACATATAAAGTACTTCTGGAACTTTATGCCATTGTTTATTTTTCAAAACAAATGAAATGGTTGCGAAGTTTTTATTCCCGTAGAAGTTAGGTCCCATATTATAACAAAAGGAAAGAAGTGCTCCTCTTTGATTATCAGTCATTTCATTCCAAAATGGAATCTTTTGCAATGCTGGAAGATATTCTTTTTTTAAAGTTTTAGCAAGAAGTTCATCTGCTTCTTGCTGCGTAATTCTATCTCCAATTCTGAATGAAGTTCCATTCAATCTCTTCGTAGAACCCCACCCAATTGTAATGGGCAATCCACCACTCAAAGGATCATAATACGCCTTCAATTCACATCCTTCAAACTGCTTTATCAAATCAACGCCAGATTTTGGAAGATCTACAAGATAATTTACCTTTGGACCATCTCTATAAATTCTTGCAAATTCATCCAGGATTTCTTTATGAACTGACTTCTGCAAAAAATCCCATGCTTTCTTTTGATGTGGCAAACCTTTAAAATTTTCTGCCGCATCTTCAAATTCTATGGTTTCCATACTCTACCCCATCCCGCATTCGGACCATCACATAACCAACGATACTTCAAGTCATTTACTTTGTAAACTGCACCTTTACCATTTGTAACTGGTCCAGTATAACGATCATTCCAAGATCCATAAGGATCATTTACAACATAATCGCCTTGAGGTGTTTTACCAATCACGACAACCATATGTCCACCAGTAGGATATGACAATGATCCCCTATGCTTAACACCAATTACAACTGGTCTTTGTTCTTTCAATTCCCTATCAAGATCTGCAAATCCTAAGTTATTTCTAAATTCGGAATTGAGACCAAAAGATTGAAGTGCTCTTGTTTGTGCTCCGTGATCTGTGGTGTCACCAAAAGAAAATAATTTTTTTAAGTAAGTATCATCTCCCTTTGGTCCCTTAAGAGTTCCTGGTTTAAAATATTCTAAGAACATTGCAGAACACGAAGAGTTGCATGTTCTATTTGGTTGAGTAAAGTTATCGGTTTGAGGAAACCAAGGAACATCTAATATTGCTTTTGCTATCTTTGTTCTAAAAATTCTAACCCAATTTGACTGATCATCCAAAAATTCTGCGGGCAACTTTGCCTCTAATTCATCAATCGCAGCCTTATGTTTTGGATTCTCTTCATCGTAATGCACGAAAAAATCATGCAGATCTATTTTCATTTCTTATATCTCAACAACCTACCCGTATTTATAAAAAAAGGAGGGATTAAACCCTCCATAGTTTTGTATTTCACACAGAAACTATTTGCCTCGACTTTACATATTCAAGGAGTTTGGTTGGTGTTGTTTCTTCGTAAGGATCTTCAATTGCATCATCACACTTTCCAGATTCGATGAACATTTTTTCAACTACCATATCATCGACAACCATCGCATAACGCCAAGACCTTTCACCAAAACCACAGTTATACTTTCCTACAAGCATACCCATGTAATCTGTGAAATCGGCATTTCCATCTGGAATCATCTTCACATTTTCAATTCCAAGTTCTTTTGCCCAAGCATTCATAACAAACCCATCATTTACAGAAATGCAAAAGATGTCATCAATACCTTGCTTTTTGAACTCATCATAAAGATCATCAAATCCAGGAAGTTGATAATTTGTACAGGTTGGAGTAAATGCACCAGGAAGGCTAAAAATAATTACTCTTTTTCCGCCAATAATATCCGAAGTTTTTTTAGTAATAAATTCTCCGTCTTCTCGGAAGACGAATTCATATTCGGCAAGACGCTTATTAGGTTCCATAAATTACTCTCCTAATTTCAGAAAATACCTGGAATAATCTGACCAGTGGTGAGATATGTGCCTACAGCAACGACGAAACCGAGCATTGCCAGGCGAGCATTGAGGATCTCTGCCTCAGGGGTGAATCCGAATTTCATTTTGTTTCTCCTCTTTTAGTAGTGTTTTGAATAACAATAAATTTGTCTTTTTTTAAGGTGCCTGCGATGCAAACTTTAAGTTCATCATCGCTAGACCAATCGCATTCGTCTTGAAGTTGTTGAAGAGCAATTGTCAGATCTACTAACCAATTACTTTTAGACATTACATTTTCTTCTGGTTCAAGATTTCCAATCATCAGTAAGTTTCAGCAAGGTTCTCCACAGCATAGCATAGAGTCACTAAAAAAGCAACCGAAGTCACTGTCCAAATAAGTTCAGTCATCAGAAGATTCCGAAGAAGAGTTTGCCAGTGCTGATATAAGAAATAGCACCAGCAATAATGCCGACCATTGCCCAACGTCCATTATACATCTCGGTAGTTTGCATAGGGGTCATAAGACCTTTGCGGTGATATTCTTGGTAAACCATTTCAGGTTCTTTGGCCCACATATTTTGTTGACCAAATTCATTCGTGGTTACTGTCATTGTAGTTTTGTAACGATTTACAACAATAGTATATAGGTTTTGTAAAGTTTTGTCAAGAACCAATCTGTACGGGTTTCCTAACCTGTGTCTCGATCCAAGTATCAATTGATACCTTTGGAGACCATCCAAAGGTTTTTTTAATCCTATTATTATCTGCAAGAGTTTCTCTTGACTCCCCTGGTCTTGGAGAAATTTTGATTTGATTATCAGAAATCATGTTGGCAATTTCATTTATTGAATAATTTTTTCCAGTACCAACATTATAAATTCTACCAAATGCATTTGGTTCTAGATTAGAAATTGCAGCCATAATATTTGCATTTACAACATCAGATACGTGTGTAAAATCTCTACGTTGTTCACCATCACCCACAATTGTCAATGATTCTCCATTTTCTGCTTGTCTTAAGAACAATCCAATTACAGGAGCATAGTGTCCCTTAAGTGGTTGTCTTTCACCATAAACATTAAAATATCTGAATATGATCGTTTCCAATCCGTACAATTCATAATACATTTCACAAAGTTTTTCACCAGAAACTTTTGATACAGAATATGGATTCAAGCAATCTTCAATCATAGTTTCTACACATGGAGGAATGTTTCTTCCATATGCTGAGGATGTGGATGAATAAATGACTCTTTTAACTCCTGCTTCTCTTGCACATTGAAGAACCGTACAAGTCCCTACACAATTTGTTGCAACTGCAAGAATGGGATTTTCAATCGCAGGTTGAATTCGTGATTCTGCGGCAAGGTGAAATACTACATCAACAGCATCGTAAAGAGACCGAGTATTAGTATAATCGGCAATATCAAATTTAGCATTAATCGCGCTTTCATTCCAATAAAACTCCTCGTTACATTCAGAACTCTCATTGTCAATTACGACAACTTCATGACCCATTTCCAAAAGTTTATCTACAAGATTGGAACCAATAAAACCAGCTCCACCAGTTACTAATGCTTTCATATATTAAAAAGTAATCTATTTTATGTAGTCAATAAAAAACCACCCCAAGAAGAGGTGGTTCCACTCAGGTTATGAGTGATTTATCAGAACGTGAACTTGGTCTGAATTACACCACCCCACTTGCTGCTGTCCTGGTAACGCTGATTGTTGTCAACATAGAACAGAGCAGGAGTGATGCTGATGTTATCGGTAACTTGGAACTTGTAGAAGAACTCAAGCATCGTAGCATCAGATACGCCAGCGGTTTCAGCAGAAGGTGCTTGACCGACAGCAATACCAGCAGTATTACCAGCAACAAAAGCATCTGCCCACTGAAGACCAACGAACCAGGAATCCGAATCGGTAGCATCGGTAGCACCAGTAGTACCACTTACGAAGTTATATCCGTAACCAGCACTGATGGAGGGAACCCAACCAGATTCAGAAGGTTGCCAATATGCGTTAAGAGCAATGGCATTAGACTCCTGACCATCTACAAGAGCACCATTGGCACCCAGGAGACCATTGTAGGTGCGAGGACGGGTGCCCTCAGAACCATAACGATAACCAGCACCAACACCCCAGTTAGATCCTTTGTAACCGAGTTGGGCAATGAAGTTCAGAGCACCTTCGGAATCAAAGACACCAGTGGAACTATCTTCACCATTCTCGGCAACATAGTTCAGACCAGCAACGAATCCACCTTTGCCGACATACTGAGCACCAACACCAGCACCAGTTGCCTTGTTATAGACACCAGGAGCACCAGCAACTTGGAAGAAGTCAAGGATTTCCGACTTATAAGCAG